CCGGAGGTGGCATAAGTGCCCGTGTTGGGGTTAAGAGCACCAGGGGCGGAATAGCGAGTGGTGTTGCAGCTGAGGGTGGTAACGGCCCAGAGGCACTCGTCAATAGGGCGGATATCAAGGTTAATCTTGACCTCGTGGTATTGGAGGGCAATCAAAGGAAGGGCAAGACCAGGGTTTGTGCAGAACCAAAATTGGAGGGGCACGTAAAGGGTGGTCTCGGGAAGGGCGTTACGGGGAGCGCACACTTGACGGGGAGCATTGGAGTCGCAAGGGCCGTCAACGTCCGCAAAAGAGGGATCGGTGATGAAGGTAAGCTGGGTGGTGTTACCAATCATCTTGAAGTAGCCGCGTTGTTGCTCGGCAGTCATTGTGAGCTGGTTCCAGATGTGCATCCAGTCACCATATTGGCGGTCAATACGTTGGCCACCAATCTCAACCTCAACTTGAGCGATGAGTTGCTCACCAGGGTAATCTAACCAACGAGCATAGACTGCGTTGTTACCGGAGGTAACGTTGGCTGCACTGCCCATAAGTTGGTTGATCTCGGGAAGTGTGACTTGAAGATATGTTCTGTATGCAAGATCACCATTTCTGCTGATAATGCATGTGACACGGCGACCGAAATCGGCTTGGCCGTTGAAAGTTTGCTCAATAGACTCAATAGCAAAGTTTGTGTAACGTCTGTATGTGACTTTCCAAAAGGTAATTTGAGGGTTACCAGTAAGGTAAACATCCTGAGCGCCATAAGCGACGAGTTGCATAAGACCACCTCCCATAGTTATAATATTGCTAAAGAAAAAAATTTTGGGAATTAAAATTTAATTAAATTTTTAATTTATTTAGATTATAAACTACATGTTTAAGATAAAATTTTATTTACATCAAAATTCTCCTTCATGAATGAAAGGATATAGGAATCAAGTAAAACTTCTTTTTTTCCCTCGTGATTTTTTGTAAAAATATAAGAATCTTTTCTTTTCTTAATACTCCATCCATCGTTGATTGCATTGAATAGAAAAAGCATTTTTTGAAATTTAATATTTTCAATTCTAATATCGTAATTTGGACCTCCTGTGCTTTCAATGTTTAACTTTAATTCAACTTGATTTGTTTCACTCATTTATTAAATTTATAGAAAAGTAAAATAAAGTTTTAACTTGTAACTTGAAAACTCGGATTTTATATATTTTAAATCAATAATCAATTAAATAAAAAAATATAAATAAATAATAGATTACTTAAATGCCATCGTTTAAGCCAAAAACAGTTAAAAAAATTAAGGTTAACAAGAAAAATTCAACAACCCTAGATGGCAAGCATAAGGAATTCGTCAATGAATTTAATAAAGACGAAAATGATAAAATTCCTCGGTTGAAAAAGGAAAAGTCAGAAATTAAAATTATCCTTGAAAAAAATTCTATTGAAAACACTCTAACAATTGAACAGGTAATGGATTATCGCGATAAACTTGCCGAAATTACAAATGAGATTAAAGAATTAAAATCAAAAAAAATAGAGTATTTTTTAGACAACTCTAAATATATTTTTGATTATTTTGAAAATAAAAAGGATATAGCTACCGGAAATGTTGCCACAAATAAAAATAAAATGTTAGAGTCATTTTTTAAATTAAAAACACATAATAGTTCTAGTATGATAGAAAGCAAAAATAATAACATATTTCAAAAATATCTTAGTAATATTGATGAAACCTTTTTAGATATTAATGCATTTTTAAGACCAACTGACGTTTGTCAATCTTGTTTTAAAGGTGAATTAATTCCAATGGATGATGAAGGAGTTTTAATTTGCAATGTATGCTCCAAGAACTTTCAGTATCTTATTGAAAATGAAAAACCATCTTACAAAGAACCACCAAAAGAGGTGTGTTTTTATGCATATAAGAAAATTAATCATTTCAAGGAAATTTTGGCGCAATTTCAAGGAAAAGAAACTACGCAAATACCTGCAGAAGTTATTGAAAATCTTAAACACCAGATTAAAAAGGAACGCATTGAATATTCAAAACTTACTTATTACAAAACTAAAGAAATACTAAAAAAACTTGGTTATAATAAGTACTATGAACACATTAATTTTATCAAGGATAAATTGGGAATTAAACCTCCAATTATATCTCAAGAGTTGGAAGAGACATTGTGTAACTTCTTCATGGAAATTCAATATCCATATGCAAAACATTGCCCTGATTATCGTGTAAATTTCTTACATTATTATTATGTTCTTTATAAGCTATTTGAATTACTGGATGAAACACAGTATCTTCCAGAAATTCCAATGTTGAAGGATAGGGAGAAGTTGATTGAACAAGATATTATTTGGAAAAAAATATGCCATGAATTAGATTGGGAATTTATAGCTACTATTTAATTGTAATCTCTATAATGTGTTCTATCTATTATTTTCTTTATTTATTATGTCATTTTCTTTTTATTGTTCTTCATTTTACACCTTTTTTCAAGACTACCAAATGAACCCGCGTCATTCGGCTACAATACTAATTGATTACAAAGAATTATATACATTTTTTATTCAATAGTTTATAGACCACCAGGGAAACCAACAAGATTAGCACCAATACCAAAACCAGCGCCGGAACGGGTGGTAACGCCAATACTAGGGACATATGTGTCCAAAATGCTAAATGTAGCAGCAGCGGTTAAAGCAAGTAAAACGATCTCCTCAATATTCAATGAACGTTTAGGAATGGCATATGCAGCAATAGCGACCATTAAACCCTCCACTAAATATTTAATGACTCTCTTGACAAGCTCAGCGATATCAAACATCTATATTAAATAATAAGAAAAAAATATATTGTGCGATAAAAAACTTAAAATAAAAACTACTAAATAATAAAATGGTCGGTCATTCAAAAGAAAAAAACCCTGAAAGTTCAAAGGAATCTCGCGGTTTTGAGAGAAAATTAAATGAGTCTGGTTCTGTTAATCCTAAATACGTTGATGTTTTGGATGAAGACAAGCAAATTGCCGGACAAAAATTTGTTTGTATTTCTTTTATTTCCCCCGAAAAAATTGTTAAAATGAAGGAGTTGTTCTTTTTTGAAGAGTTCCTAAAGAAATGGGAATTTTCAAAGAGTATGGAAAAGTTTATACAGTTTCTAAATTTTGTCAGTTACAAATATAAACTATCATTTGATGATATTCAAAAAGATTTTAAAGAGTTCTTAAATGAAGAACAAGATTTATTAGTAAAAGGTAATATGGAGGACGATTACAAGACCTTCTTGGACCAGAATGAGGAGGAACTTGAGAATGCTTTTAATGTAAAGCATAATTTCCAAACTTCCACTCGTGGAATTAAGATTCGCGGTGCTTACCCTACTATGGAGGAGGCTGAATTGCGATGCAAGATGTTGAGAGAAGTTGACCCTAATCACGATGTATTTGTTGGTCCTGTGGGTATGTGGATGCCTTGGGACCCTGAGGCATACAAGACTGGACGTGTGGAATACATGGAGGAAGAATTAAATCAATTAATGCAAGAGAAGAACAAGAACGAGAATTTTGCCAAGTCTGCATTTGAACAAAGAGTAAAGGAGACAAAGAAGAAGGCTATTGAGGAGAATATTAAATCTGCTGAAAAGACTGGAGCAATTCTTACCCAAAACATTGACGAAGACGGAAATTTGATTGGTATAAGTGGAATTAACACCCAAGAGAGAAAATTTAAGGACCAGGATTCAATTTCTGCTGCCGACATTCGCGCCGAGTTGTTTGATGGCGAGAATATTGTTGTAGGAAAGACTGATAATGGTCAAAGCGAGCTTTTAAGTGGACCTTTTTCCATCAAGGCAAAGGAGGATTAAAACACAAGAAAAAAGCAATAAAAAATAAAAACTATAAAGAATACAATAAGAAGTAAAATATAAAATATAAAATATATAGATAATATATTTTATATTAATGGCAAAAAAAACGTCAGCAAAAAAGCGTTCAACAAAAAGAAAAAACGCTGGTTTTACCATTTTGTCTTTTTAACGCTAATTTTTGGGCCCTGACCACGTTTTTTGGTGTTATTTGGGTCGTATTTCTCGTCTTCCTCATCTGAGTTGATGTCTTTACTTAGGTCCCAGAATTCTTTTGACCCCAGTTTGAAATCATTATGTGAGTCTGCTTTATACCAGAACACTTGTTCATGCAGTCTATTGGACTTTGCGTTGTTATTTATTACTAAGCACTCATAATTTTCAGTGCACTGGTCCATGACCTGGCAAAAAGATTCAAAAGTTGGAAACATTCCTGCATAATTCTCATAGATGCGCTTCCTATTTGCAATGTATGGTTCTCTCAAAATAAAAACATAATCTATGTTGGTTCTCAGTGTGGGTGGAATACCGAGCGGATATTGCATTGTGATGATAAGCATAATTTTCCAATGTCTCATTGGATACCATTCTCCGTTAGGCATTTTCTCCTAGCATCACAGAATCTACGCTTTTTAAATGGGCGCAGCACCCTCTCGGGTGGGATTAGACTATATTTTAAGCCATCATAAACGATGATTAGTCGTTTCAAGCCCACGAGCATTTAGTCGTTGAACTGCCATCATATCCTTATCATAACAGACTTAGATGACTAGCTGCGGGTTATCTCTATTTTATGCCTTTTTACTATACCTTATGTGATTAGCATAAGCCATTATAATATTTCTATTATAATTTAGTAGCATAAACTTAACAAGACGTCTCCGCAATTTGGACGTGTCGCAAATGTGTTATTTCCCTAAACACATTCACTAGCTATTCTTTTGGAATAACTACGGCAAACATTCACCGTTCATGAAAAGTAATCGCATCATTTTATCGCGAGTCCATGTGCCGTCATAGAGACAATCATCAAGAATCACAAAGGCACGCGGGTCAATTGTGCTACGTTTGAATGCCTCCATTTCCTTTTTAATCTGCTTTAAAACTGATTTTTGTCGCTTTAAAATATTCTCAACAATTGCAGTATTGTATTCATTATGAATAAACAACTTCGGCACCATTTTTCCATAAAAACCGTTACCTTCTTCTGTTCCTGCTACAACGACTCCAATTGGAATGTCTTGATGATAATATAATAAATCTCTCACAAGGAAAGACTTTCCTGTGTCACGTCTTCCAATTAAAACTACGACTGGACCTTTAGATTCATTCGGCTTGAAACTAATTGTTTTCATATCAAATTTCTTGAGTTCTAAAGTCATGATATTCTTGTTATTGTTACTTTAGAAAATTGATTCAAAGTATAATACGCAAATAAGTTATTTATTCTGCAAGTGTATTTGTTTAGCCAAAACTACTAAATATTTTTAAATAAGTTAAAAATAAATATTATTAATATATTATTTAGCTAATGGATAACGATGCTCTTAAAATCAACTATGTGAAGAGAAAGAACACAGAGTTGTTTAAATTATTCAAAAAAGAAAATCTTACTTTTCTCTCTGAAGTCCAAAATTATTCTCCTATTTACAATAGATTTTTTCTATTAAATGAAACAAATTTCAACTCTGTTAATTTGAATCACGAATGGTTTTTAACGGATATTAAAAATACTGTATCTTATAACAAGAATTTATATAACTGCACCATTCAAAATTTGCAAACAAATAAAACTAAAAAGAAGAATTTGTTTTTTAAAATGGCTCCATTATTAGACCCTTTTAAATTCTTGATTGGAAAATATAATATCAATGATCCTTCTTTATTTAATTTACCCAAACTAACAACAAATGGAGATATTGGTGCAGTTCATCCAAAATTATTAGATTATAATAATTCAGCCTACGTTGACGGGTTTTTTTCATTTCTCTCAAGCACATTAATTCATAAATATAATTTTGTCAACGGCGTTAATTATTACGGTTCTTTTATCGGAGTTAAAAAAGATTTTAAATTAAACATTATTGACGATTTGGATTATCTTTGCAAGTCCGATTTCTTTAATAAAAATAAAAACGTCGCATTTCAGGTTGATGATTACAGTTTTTTATATGAGGATGAAGAAAACACAAAAAAATTAGTTCCAATTAAAATAGACCATAATATAAGCAATAAATCAACATTGTCTATTAAATCAATTGATAATGCTTTATTTGAAGATATATTTACAGAAGAACATTTAACATTGGAGGATTTAAAAGATAATTCAATTGAATTAATTGACATTTTGAGGTGTGAAACAAACCTTTATGGAGAGACAAAAACTACTACAATTAAATCAAGTTCAACGTGTTCTTCAAGAACTTCACACACATCTGATAATAGTGGACCCAATGATTCTTGCAATAACTGCGATGAAACAACTAACAATGAATCCGAAAATAATGACAACTCTGAAAATACTACAAGTATGAACAGTGAAAGTGAAAGTGGGAGTGAAAGCGAAAGCAATGAATTTTGTGAAGAAGAACGAATTGAAGCAACTATACCCACATTTCCTTTGCAAGTTATTTGTATGGAAAATTGTGACAACACGTTTGACGACCTTATAATTAATAACGATTTGACACAAGAGGAATGGTTTTCTGCACTAATACAAGTTATTATGATTTTAAATACATATCAAAAAGCTTTTTCATTTACTCACAACGATTTACACACAAATAACATTATGTATAATGAAACTGATGAGAAATATATTTATTATTGCTATAGAAAAATCTATTACAAGGTTCCCACTTTTGGACGCATATTTAAAATCATTGACTTTGGTAGAGCCATTTACAAGTTTGATGGAAAATTGTTCTGCAGCGATAGTTTTCAACCTGGTGCTGATGCAGCAACACAATATAACACTGAACCTTATTTCAATGAAAAGAAACCTCGTTTAGAACCAAATTATAGTTTTGATTTATGCCGCTTAGCCTGTTCTATTTTTGATTACATTATTGAGGATTTAGAAATATTGGATGATTATGACAATTGTGACCCAATTGTTAAGCTAATTTTTGATTGGTGTTTAGATGACAGTGGCATCAATATACTTTATAAAAACAATGGTGTTGAGAGATATCCCGATTTTAAATTATATAAAATGATTGCTCGTTGCGTCCATAATCATACACCACAAGCACAGCTGGAACGTCCTGAATTTAAACAGTTTGTTGTAACTAAAAATAAGGTGCCAGATGATAAAATAGTTATAAATATAGACAATATTCCTTCTTTTTCATCTGAAAATGTTTAAAACTCAAATTTATTTTATTTTTATTAAATAAAATGAATTCAGAAACACTAATCCCGAGAGATTATGGATTTATTATAACACGATATGTAAATTCTGAAATTACAAACAAATATTGGAATTTTTGCATTCAATCTATTCGCAGATTTTATCCATTTAAGAAAATTGTTGTAATAGATGATAATAGTAAAAAAGAGTTTTTAAACGCTGAATTTGAATACAAGAATGTTGAATACGTGAATTCGGAGTTTCCAGGAAGAGGAGAGTTGCTGCCATATTTTTATTTTTATAAGAATGACTATTTTGACAATGCTATTATTATACATGACAGTGTATTTATGCAACAGCGCATTAATTTTGAACTATTGATAAAGCAACAGGTTCAAGTAATGCCATTTTGGCATTTCTTTTGTGAAAAGAAGGAAAATTTTGAAGATACAAGAGGAATGATGTCAACTTTGTCAAATAATTATGAAATTATGCATTCATTGATGAATGATAAAACATATGAAGTAATAGGAAGACCAAATGACGACGTATGGGCTGGATGTTTTGGTGCACAAAGTTTTATAAACCGAGGTTTTTTAATTGGAATTAGGGATAAATATAATTTATTTTACTTACTAAGATTTATTACTGCTCGCAAATATAGATGTTGCTTAGAGAGAATCATGGGAATTATATTTCACACTGAATATTTGAAACACGTTAAACAGCATTCTTTATTGGGAAATATAAGGTCATATTGTGATTGGGGTTACACTTACCAGGAACATTGTGAGAACTTGAAAAATAAAAAAATACCGCGTTTACCTGTTGTAAAAATTTGGAGTGGAAGATAATATTTCATTTTATAAAGCAGATTTTGCAAATAAATTAAAATCCTGGGTTATCAGTAAAAACTGTGGGATTTAAAACAACATTTTCACCACCATTTTGAATCACTGGCTTCAATTGTTCAACAACAAATAAACCAACAACAACGCTAAAATATACTAATAAGGAATCACGAATCAAGAATTTAAGTGGTTTACTTTCCCTATCCACAAAGCGCATCTCAATAAACTTTACTACAAAAAATGCAAATGAAACAATTCCTGCGACGACAAATGTATTCATTTTTATACTGTAAATGACTACATTCTTATTTTTTATTTTACGCATAATTTTTTATCATTGTTAAAGGAGATATTATAGGGTCTGGAAATACTTCATAATTCTGATGACATTGCTTCCCTATTAAGCTAAAACTTCAATTTCATCTAATAATAAGTCTGGTTCAAGCCGTAGTTCAGGAAAATCAATGTTGTGAACGTCTAAATTATCTAATGCAACGTCTTGGTCAAAAATTTGCAATCTAACATTATCATCGGCATCATTATCTTCTTCGGACTGTTTTCTTTGAGCATTTCGCATGGTGCTAATATCTTCCAATCTATCGTATGTTTTTGGCGCATCAATAACATGCTCATTATTGTTAGAATCTCTAGCAAAATCAACGTCGTTAAATGTTAATTTACTAGAAGAAGACGTTGTGTCGCTTGTTAACTCAGGAAAGGCCATTTCAGCTTCCAATTTATTTTGCTCCAAAATGGCAGTAATTGGGTCAGACTCTAATTGAAGAGGTTCTGAATTCTCTTTAGACGATTCCGATTTTTCACTTTCCTTGTTTTCAGATATAATTTGAGGCTTTTTATTTTCATTTTCTACAGATTTAGTTGGGTCTTCAATCTCTTGTTCTTTAATCTCCTCGGTAACATATTCCTCCACAGTTTCATCCATGTACGCCTGTAAAATGGCCTCCACTGGAATACTATCCCTCACTGTATTTAAAATACATTCTTGAACTATAATTTCCAATTCTCGTTGATGCTTTTGTATTTGCAATGGAGGAATGTTGAGTTCAAATAGATAAACATTCTTATAGATTTTTCTAGCAACATTAATATAAATCTTATGAATGAAATCATCTAACTTTGGAATTGTAATATCAATCTTCTTTTGTTTTTGACCAACTCTAATAGCAGACAAAAGTTTCAATTGAATAATGTGAACACATGTGACTAAATCTTCTAAATAACCGCAACCACTTTTGTCAACAATTCTTGTTCTTTCAGATTCTATAATATTTGGGTTCCACTTAGGGATTCTCGTAATAAAATTTTGAAAGGTCATTAAATATTTATCCATTTCGCTATTATCTCTGCATAATTTTACTGCTTCTTCAAAAATAGAACGTAAACCTTCAACAATATGAGGTGTTAAAATTGTTAATAAACGTGACCCCCACTCATTTTTTGATTCATGTAGACTAGAAACATTAAAGTCATCCATTTTACATAAATGAAATATTTTCTAAACTGTCATCTAAACTCAAAAAGACAAAATTTAAAATAAACATAATAAATATCTTTTCATTTCTAAACTCTTTGCGAATTTTGTTAAATGCAAATAACAGTTCATATCGTTTATTTTCGGTTAAATTGTTGATTTTCAAATTTGTTGGTTTCTCCAGCAATTGTATTAAATCTAAACCGCTATATCCTTTTTCATATAGTTTTGTTGATAGATTTATAAGTTCTTCATGTCTTATCTTTAAAGGTTCATTAGCCATTTTTTGCAGCTCTTTTTTAAGCCATTCAGTCCTTAATGTTTTCGTATCTTTCATATTAAATGTTTCTCCTAGGTTAAATTTATAAAGATTAATTGTGCTGCCATTATGATTTGGCTCTGGAACATATATTTCGCAAAATCTTGATAGTATAGGTTTTAACAATTTATACTTGTCTTCTACTATAATAAAAAAACGGGTTGTGTGGCTGAAAAGCTCAATGCATCTACGTAAAGCTGATTGTGCGTCTATAGTTAGTTTGTCTGCATTCAACAAAACGATGCTTTTAAAAGTATCTCCCCCGTTAGAATTTATGTGAGTTTTGGCAAAAAATTTCAACTCTTCTCTAATAAACTTGATTCCTTTTCCATGCGCGCAATTAACATACATAACAAAAGACTTTATTCTCTCTTTGTCATTGTTATAGATAATGTTAATGAACTGATTTACAATGGTTCTTTTTCCGCAACCTGATTGCCCATGAAATATAATATTCGGAGTTTTATGCATTGAATGAAAGTATTTTAATTTGTCTATTATAGATTCATGTATATTCAAAGCCATAGGTGATGCAACTATTATTATAGAGCTTTTATTTTTTATATGATATTAAACGTAAATTATATTTTTTATCATATTTGTTTTCCTTTTTTTTACTGTTTTGTTTAGTGTTTTGTTTATTTTTAAACCATTCTTCATCTGTTCTTGGCATATTACTTCCAATTTCAATAATTTCATTATCTGTTAGTGGTTCATTTTCTAATCAGTAAGCTTCATACTCAAATTTCCGTTTTTGAATAAATTTTGAACAATGTAATAGAAATATTTTCCATAAAACTTGCAAAATCCGTGACTCTTTACCTGATGAACATGAGTTAGTTCATGTTTTAATGCGATGGTTACGAGTCACATTGTTTTTTTGCTATAAGAATAAATGGATAAAATACTATTCCATCTACACCTAAATATTGCGCAATGCACGAATCGTAAACAATCCATTCTCCCTTTGTCATTATTGTTTCTGTTTCTGTTTTATTTGTTATTTTCAATTTTTATTTTTTCTTGTTTTGTTGGTTTTTCTAAAATGTTTTCTTGTTTTTCTATTTTTACTTTGTTTGTGTTTCTTGTTTGTTTTTCCTCCAGACCAGGGATTTCCAAACATAGTTCTTTTTTTTAATGCTGTCTCAAATGCCGCAACACTGTCATTTTTTATTGCAATAATAATTTCTCCTATTGTTTTCTTGTTTAATCGCAACCAACAATTTGTTGGTGCTGATGCTTGTCCAAGTGTTCTTCCAATTTTTTTGGAACAATTAATACCAAATATATCTTCAACAAACCCAGCACAGTTTACCGTTTTTAGTCTATTTGTTGGATCAACAGTTTTGGGTGGTTGTGTTGTGCTTGCAAGATAACCTGGTTTTCTAACTATAGTCGCTGGGACTGCTGCACCAACTGCAGCACCAACAGATGCACCAATTTTTGCTCCCAACACTGCGCCAGCGGGTCCTCCTGCCAACCCACAAACACCGCCAACGCAAGTTCCTGCCGTCGCGCCAAGCACCGCACCCGTTACTTCAACTGGTGCATAATTGTAGTAGCAAGCATTTACTCTAGAATATGTTCTTTGTGAGGGCAATGCCTCTAATTCTGGTTCCCACATTAATTTTGAAATACATGGTTCATTTTGTTTGGTTTTTGTATTTTTCACCTCAATATATTCAAATAATGGCGTTGCTTTAATTTGTATAATGTCTTTAAAATAATCATTAATTTTATTACACATAGCTTCGGTAACAAATCCCATGTCTATAATCTGATAGTTTTGCAAAGCAATTCTAGCAGGTATACTTTTTCCTGGTATCGGGCTTAACACTGCATCTTGTATATGGTATAATATATTTTTTGAATAATCTTCCGGAGATGTAATCTTTGCATCTAATCCTGATTGAAAGTGCGTAACGCGTTGCCCTTCGTCTGCGTCAGCCCAATTTGAAAATCCAATAGAATATAACTCTCTTTTGTATACTATTATGGCTGCTGTATGAGAAGCTGATTTGGTTGAAGAATTAAATAAATTCAAAGCTATGTAATAGGGGCGTTCTGATAAACGGTCGTCTGCTGCACCCTGATTTACAGCATTAAAAATAGATTCATTTATTGTTACTTGCTTGCCATTTCGCGTAGCAACTGGAACTAATAAGTCCATGCTTTTTGGAGCTGCATTTTGATCTAAGGCGCAAGGGTCTGTTGGGCAATGGGTTGCCTTTATCAACTCTTCGTTATCAAAAGTACACTCTGGGCACTTCATCTCTGGAGGCATGTACCAATTTTGTTTGCACCCACAATTTGTGTTATTTATAGAGTTTGTTATTTTATTCATTACAAGTGTTTGAGTTTTGGGAGGGACGTCTCTGCCTGTATCTGCAAATTTTGTTCTTAAAAATTTAGATGAATCTATTATCTCAACAGGGATATTAAATAACGTTTTAAAAATAATTGGATATTTTATGTTAGTTACATTATGAAATGCGTCTTGACCTTCAGGTGTAGAAAAATCATAATCATTTATGTTATCTTTAATTAATAAATAATCAAACATTTCTCTTCCAGTTGGATTTGCTTCACCATTTGCTACTTTTCCTAAATATTTTCTATACTCTGAATTCATTTTTATTGCATAATTAGCGTTGGGCTCCGCGCATTTTTGTAACTGCCTTGAATTAAAAAGAGGAGGTGCGGCAATACTAGTCAATATTAAAACTCTAAATAATGAAAACTCACTTTTGCCTGACAATTCTACATGTGGACAATATTGCTCTATACGATTATTGTTTGCGTCAATGTAAAGGTGTCGGTTAATTACTGAGTTGCCCATATTTAACGTTGCTTGGGGTCTTGGCGCGGCTACAAATTGTGCGTTGCGTCCGCGTTGTTTATTTTTTTTATTTTTTCCAGAACCAATCATTATATATATATATTGATAAAATATATACTTAATAATGTTGTTAAATATTTTTTAAAATTTCATTAGAATATTTTGTAAAAAGAGAATCAAATAATTCATAAGATGCGTTTGGTAATAAATCAGACGAAGGCATAGTTAATGAACAACCACCTGATTCCATAATACTAACGTCAAATCTATTAATATCATTATTTATTGAGTGTTTGATAATATGATTAAATTCTTGCACATTCTGTTTATTAACGTGAAGATGCAGAGATATTTTTGATGGATGCATGCCAAAAAAAATGCAATTGTCAACAATGTATTTATAATCTTCAAATTTTAATGAACCGCGTGTATCCGACAAACAAAATTCATTAATATTTGGAAATTCTGTGTGATAATATAAAATCTCGTGAATAATATTATCATTGTCAATTTTTCCTTCCAAAGGACAATCCGTAATACATGAAATATATAGCTTAGTTTTGAATTCGTAAGGCTTAATTTTTTCTACGTTTTCCATTTTTGCAAAAATTATCTTAAGCTCTTTCTTTGTTTCCAATAGAGTTTTATTAACATTTTTCTTTTGAAAACTATTTGATACTGATGTCAAGAAAGAAAAATTTTTAACTCCATGTGACATTCCAATATTAAATCCCTTTTCGTTTGGAACCGCCACATAAACATTTGTATCACTTTTTATTACATTTTTAATAAAATTAACAGCATAATCATGTAAATACAAAGAATCATTCATAATGGGTAAAACTTTTGGATTTATAATTGAACCAATCTCAATGTTTTTTGGCTTATAATTAAACATTATATTATGAAATATGTCTTTTTTCTTATTTAAAGTAAAGGTTTCTTGCAACTCTCTGCTCAACCCTTGAAGACCATCTCTCAAAGATACATCAGTTAAAATTGGTGGAACAAAAACGCGCATCTTATTGTTATATTCGGTTCTCAAGTTCAAATTCTTTGAAATGTTTCTTATAATTGACAGCATATATTATATATTGTCAAACATTTAAATGAATTTAATAAATTAATAAATGAATTTATAAAATACACTTGGATTATACAGAAGACGTTAAACTGTGAGTATAAGGATTCTCCTTAAATGCATTTAATATGTCTGGGCTAATACGGTCACAGCCAATGCATTGATTGTAATATTGTGGTGCACGAATCTTACCATATGTCTCTTTGGACATAGGCATGTTAGGCATATTTGTTGGCACCCACATTCTTGTATTGTCTCTATCTGAATCAATTCTCGCAACATTTACATTCATCTGTTGGTTGTATATATTTGTGTTTCCGTGATTTGTTCTGCTAACAACTGACTTCTCTTTAGATTCATTATTATGTTGAGCATAAGCCGATGCGTAAGACATTTCACCCCAACCGGTTGCATAACCACCAGCATCTCCAATATAACTGCAATTTGTAGTGTCGCGCTGATTTGAAATTGGTGTTTGTTCATTTGTCTGGTATCCTCCTCCTTCAATTTGTCTTCCAATATAAGAACGCGGTGTGTATAATGTAGTCTCCTTAATAGTTGTTTGTGCTACATCATTAGGATTAATAACATAACTATCGGGAACGCGCGAACCAGCATCACCATAAATGCGATAGTTACCAGAATACTCTTCTCTCCTTGTTGGGTTAAATGCATCCATTAATGGAGCAATAACAGCACCTATTGCGCGACCAAATCCACTTCTAATTGTGTCGGGTTGTCTCACGGTTGAGCGATTGTTAACATAATTTGTATGGCTTCTAAGAGAATTCTCCTTATCCATAAAATCACCTCGGCGGCTTGCAGTTGAAGGTCCAACGTCGCACATTGGCAACTCGTTGCGTTTTGATTCTTCATGTGCGCCAGGAACATAATTTGCGACACGATCAGCAGGTCCAGCAACTCCGGCATATGATTGTGATGTGGTTGCACGCGTTGTTGGGTGAACCTCCTCAATTGGTCTAAGCATTTGACCTTTTTCTTGACCAGTTGTAGTTAACCAGCGGTCTTGTGTTTGTATAAAAAATGTGTCTGGATTATACTTTTCTACCTTTCCAATAATACCAACGTTTTGAACATGTGAATAAGAAGGACCTTGATGGTTTTCAAGAGTGTATTCCATTTTAGGATTTGTGGAAACACGTAATTCATCAACAGTTTTTGGAAGCCAAGAATCACGGGATTCCATGCCAGAGTTATAACCACCACTGCCTTGCGTAGTATATCCTTGATTCAAACCAGGACCAATATATTCCGTCTCAAATGGTTTAACATTACTAATCTTCATACCTGGATTTACACGAGATTGATAAAAATCGCTGCTATTTGGTGCACCAAATGCCCATTGTACGTTATCCTGAGGTTTGAATAAAGGTGCTTGCTCTATTTTCTTAATTATTTGAGACCCACTACCTATCATATTATCTAAAATTGTTTCTGCATTATCATTGTTGTAAACTTGTCCCTTAATTTTACCCCCATAAAAAGGAATCATATTATTGTGTTTGAAATCAGTTTTTGCAACATAGTCTCCTGTTAACGAGTATACTTGTTGAATATTGTTTCCAACATAAGCTCCACTATTTTGAGTTTTTTCGTATAAATTTTGGTCAAAGTATTTATCACTTGCAACATTTGGATTTACGTATTTTTGAACTGTGTCTGTTATTTCACTTTCATTTGGGACTGGGAAATTTTGAGGCGGAGTGTCAGTGTTTGGTAAATAATTTCGCTTTGCACCCATGCTTGTAAATTGTTCCATTTTGCTTCTATTATTTTTTTTTGATGGTGCACCTTGATTTGAAGCTACATATAGGCCTCCCAAGGCTAAAATTGGAATTGCGATCTCCATTAATTATATATATAAAGTATTATATTTTTTTAATAATACTTTTAATTACTGATTTGTTATTATGTAACCACTCCTAAAATTATTAGTACATTTCTATTTTTATTTACCAATAATCTCACATGAGTTTTCATGTGTGCATATTTGAGGTCCTTGGGGATAAGACAATGTTCGTTTTCCTTGATTGACTGGCAATGAACCAGGAATATTTGGTAATGAACATGGAATTTTGGCTACAAAATAGTCTTTTTCTAAAATTCTAGTGCTTAAATTATTTTGGAAAGGCATACATGTGTTTTCCTGAGGGTTTAATGGAAGAGTGTACCAATCAACCTGTTCTAAATCACGAGCTGTCCAAGCAGGCATGATTGTTCTAGACTCTTCAGTGTAAAGAGCCGAATTTGTAGGGTATTGAATGGCTTGTGTTGGCACGTTATATTTTTGGTATTCATTTTTTCCTAAACAATCCTTATTTATGCGTCTATTTACGCCGCGTAATTCACTCTCTAAGTCAACACAGTTTGTCATTAAATTGCCACCCCATGTTTGGATTCTCACTTGGGGGTCTGCCATATACGCCGGCTTATCTCCATTTCCAGGAACATTTAAAATCCATCTGCCAACGTCTGTTGATTGTTGTAATTGCTTTGCAACTCTGCAAGGATCGTCATGAAATCTTGTGAATGACATAATATTATAAATAGATTAGATTTTATTTATATCATAAAATAATAATACTATTACACCAACCAAACAAAATATATAAAAAAATAAAAGAGAAATAATACTTAAAGATGTACCAAAGTATATTAATATTATAGCTTTAAATAATGGAATTATTAATAACTGAAAAAAATGCACTACCAACTTTATGTTTGAATATGATTGTTAAAAATGAAAGCAAAATTATAACTCGTCTACTTGACTCTGTTTGCAGCATTATTGATACATTTTGTATTTGTGACACTGGATCAACTGATAATACGGTTGAACTTATTTCGTCTTACTTTGAATCAAAGAACATTATTGGCAAGATTGTTTACGAAACATTTAAAGATTTTTCTCATAATAGAAATGTAGCTTTGAATCACTGTATTGGTATGTCTGATTATATTTTATTTTTAGATGCAGACATGATATTGCAAGTTAAAAACTTTAATAAGGAAATGTTACAAACTGCAGACTTTTTTAATATATTACAAGGCAGTGAGGACTTCTATTATCACAATGTGAGAATTATTAGAAATGATGGTTTGTATGCATATTTGGGAGTTACACACGAATATATTAATGTACCACCAAATAGTAAATGGACAAATATTCCAAAAGATGTTTTATTTATTAATGATATTGGAGATGGTGGCTCAAAAAGCGACAAGTTTGACAGAGATGTGGCATTGTTAAAAAAGGGAATTGAAGATGAACCTAATAACGTAAGATATTATTTTTATTTGGCAAATAGTTATTTTGACTCTGGAAAAAACTACGAGTCCGCAATTGAATATTATAAAAAACGCATTGAGATGGGTGGTTGGGAACAAGAAGTATGGTATAGCTTTTATCGGATTGGGTTGATTTATAAAACAATGAATAAAATGGGCGATGCTATCTTTCACTGGATTGCTGCTTATGAATGTTTTCCAAATAGAATTGAAAACTTGTATGAGATTGTTCAGTATTATAGAATTTCTGGAAATTGTAAATCAGCGTTAATCTTTTACAATCTAGCTAAAAGTATTTTAAATAAAAACCTTAATTGGGAAGAATATTTATTTTTGCATAACGACATTTATACATATAGACTTGAATTAGAGTATTCAGTTATTGCGCTGTATAATGGAATTAATAATATTAATCAACATGTTGTAACAATTATGAACAAAGGAAATGACATGAATGCTATTTATAATTTACTGTCTAATATGAAATTTTACAAAGACATTCTTGTTCATGATAAAAAAATAAATATGACAAATACTTCGTTTCATAATATCAATGGAGTTTACACCCATTTTAATTCATCTTCTAGTTGTATTATTAAAAAATCTGATTCAACTGGATATTTAATGAATATGCGTTTAGTAAATTATAAGATTGATGAAAACGGATTTTATCATAACTGTGACAAACACATTATATCCATTAATAAATATTTGGAACTTGATTCCAACTTTGTAATTAAACAAGAGAAAATAATAAATCTTGAATATATTGACAGGAGATATATTGGAGTTGAAGATGTTAGGATTTTTAGAACATGCAACAATAACGATGAATTTCTTGGATTTATTGGTACAGGATACCACAATAATGACAAAATTGGAATTGTCTATGGACAGTACACCCCGTTGGAAGATGATAATAGCTTAAAGCCTAAGGAGATTGTTCCTTCTTTTGCAAATTCTGATTGTGAAAAGAATTGGGTTTATGTGAACGTGTCAGGCGAACTTTTCGTAGTTTATAATTGGGCACCTCTTAAATTATGTAAGATTGATGAAGCAGAGGGAAAATTAAATTTAGTTAAAACTCTTGAAATGCCTAACATTTTTAATTACGTTCGTGGCTCAACGTGTGGTGCAAATTACAAAAATGAGATATGGTTTGTTGGGCATATTGTTTCATATGAACAACCACGCCATTATTACCACATATTTTCAGTTTTTGACGAAAATATGAAATTATTACGCTATTCTGCGCCATTTAAATTTGACACTGAATGCATTGAGTATTGTTTGGGATTAATTGTTGAAGATGACCGTGTAATTTGCACTTATAGTTCATGGGATAGAACAACTATTCTTGCTGTCTATGATAAGAAATACATTGATGGATTGGTTATTTATAATTGAAATCTATTCAAGTTATGTCTTAGATACTCTTTTTGAAAATCCGCAGAAAAAACTGTTTTTGAAAATTCTAATGCATTTTTAGATATATTTTCTGCCACGTCGTCATTATTTCTAACATATTCTATTTGTTGAATTAAATTACTTAGGTCATATTCAACAGGAACATAATGAATGTATGGTTTTATAAATGCACTAAACCAATGTATTCCATTTGAAATCATGAAAGGAACGCATCCAGATGCAAATCCCCACATATGGCTTGAAGAAATAACATTTCCATCCACAATAAAAAAATATTTATATTTTAAAAACTCTAGATAATGAACCCTTTCACCAAATAGATTATTGGGAATATTTTTATTTTCACTCCACCAATTTGAAAGGAATACGTTGCTATTCTTTTCATATTCTTGAATTATTTCAACGAATCTTACTCTTAGTGATTTGTTGCCTCCTATTCCTGAACAACCTCCTCTCCAAAACAATTCTTGACTTCTATCTTTCCATGGAATTAGCGAGCTTTCTGGGAAATAAAAATTTATTCCATTTTTAAAAAAGTCATCATCCAGTGGTAAATAAACGAAATTTATTTCTGTGTCTTCTATAATTTGACACAAGATGCCAAGAATAAAAACCTTATTTTTTTTCTTAGCATAATCAATATATGGTTCTATTTCGCACCAATTAACATCTTCATATTCGCCATCTTTTTTGTTTTTAACAACGTTTCCATCGCTTCTAGGAATTACAAAAATAGAGTTTTGGGGAAGATTTTTCTCAATGAATTGCATTATTTCGCCGTCTTTTAACATTTTTGAAAACAGGCCATCCCAAACAACCGCTTCATTTATATTTTGTGTTATATTTCCATCTTCAAAAACAATGCATCTTGACATTTATGTATTGTTTTTATTAATAGTTTTTAAATTTAAATTAGGAATTATTTAATTTATCAATACCAAGTATAAGGTCCGTTTTTTTGAACGTTTATTGCAGATTTGTTTGGTTCAACTTGAATTTCATCTTTTGTTCCATACACTGTCCAATAGAAGCTACCATTCTTGCCGTAAACTGTGAATTGATTATTCTCAATCTCCGATGTTTCATAAACGTTTTTTGATTTGTTGTCTTTTGAGTAAATTGATGTAACTTGAACGCTTAAATTGGTAGCTAATGGTTTAACATAATCTGGTAATTTGATTATAACATACGCATTGTTGTCAATGGTTGCTTTACCTCTATAATAAAGACCTGCTTCTGGTCCCTCTAAACAAGCGTGAACCAAATATTTTGAATTGTCTAATGGATGGTCAATAATAAAAGTTTTCCCACTTGGTCCAGGTGGTCCAGTTAAACCAGTTACACCATTTGAACCTGTTGGACCGGTACAGTCCCTTCCCGTTGGTCCTTGGGGTCCACGAGAACCAGATACTCCAATATACCCTCTTAAACCAGTAGGACCTTCCAAACCATTTGGCCCTATTATTCCTACTACATAATTATCACAGCATTTTATGGTGCTTAAATAACTTAAACGTGGATTTGGCATTATTTTATATTATATATTATATTAGTATTTAATAATATTTTTAAATTATTTTCAAATTTCAATACCATTTATAAGGTCCATCACCATTTACAACAATTGAACTTTTATTTGGTTCCACTAAAATGTCGTTTCTTTTGCCATATACGTACCAGTAAAAACTTCCATTGTTCCCATAAACGGTAAATTGATTGTTTTCAATTTCAGAAACTTCAAGTAAATTTGGTTCACTTCTTTTGTTTGAATAAATAGACGTAACTTGGATAGAAAAGTCTGTGGCCAACGGTGCAACATAATCTGGTAATTTAATGTTTATTGATTCATTATTATCAATGGTTGCTTTACCTCTATAATAGACTCCTGCTTCTGGTCCTTCTAAACAGGCGTGAATCAAATATTTTGAAATACATAGAGGATGGTCAATAATAAAAGTTTTTGGTCCAGTTGGTCCAGTAAATCCCTGTTCTCCTTTTGGTCCAGTTGAACCCAAACAGCTTCGTCCTGTGGGTCCAGTTGGCCCAGTATAACCTGTAAATCCTTGGATGCCTCTTGGTCCTGGTTCACCTTGGTGCCCAATCGCACCCGGAGGACCCGCTCCACGCAAATCGCAACATCTTCTTGCGCCTAAATAATTGGAATAGCTATTTGTAAATTTTGACATTATTATATTACTATTTGATAATATAATAATTTTTTTTGGCGAATTTAAATATTCTTGCTCCTACCGACGCCAAAAAGTTCTATAATCTAGACTACTTACAAAACTACAACTATTATTAGCACTTTGTATTGATGTTATTAGTGGGAGCAAATAACAAATCGCAAAATTATTGGCCATCTCCACGTGTTGGTTTTTTGGAATTAAGTTTAATCAAAATAAAAAATGCTTTGCAAAATGAACATTTTAAACCATAAATATTAACCTGATCTGAAATAAGTATTATTACTATCAATAGTAAATTCTGCAAAAGACCCTGCTCCTCCTGCTGGTGATACTGGAATTAGGTAAAGATTTACCGCTAAATGGGTTCTAACCTGAATTGTAAAACTAGTAGATTTATTACAAATACCATACCAATATCCAACATAGTTTGTAAATGGATTGGGTAGATCAAAATTTCTTGCAGCAGTTGGTGTGTTAATCGTAGTTTTAAAAGCATTTGATGCGACAGTCATAGTGTAATTTCCTGATGTTGATGCTACTAAAACCAAACTATTATTTAATGTGCCATAACCATTATCAAATGTAAGACTTTGTTTAAAATTAATTCCCAAATCTGTAAAAACAGCAATATTAGCCGGGTCGTTTGACAGAATACCTGAAAACATTTCAACATTACCCCTCCACAACCTTAAACCATATAATAAACTAGGACCAAAAGGTCTGGTAAATACATAACATGCTGGTACATTATTACTTGGATCTGTAAATGTTTTCACACCTGCGTCATAATTTACACCCGAATTAGTTATCAAACCATAAATTGAAGCCGATTCGCTTTCTAAATTAATATTACCACTCTTTTCCGTTGGGTTTGCGGTACTACTTCTAGATGCAACTTGTAATATTCGGGCTCCAGTAACACCTGTAGCACCTGAACGAATCTCTGTATAAGCCGTTCCGGTTATACCAGCACCAAGAGTATTTTTTGCAATTATTGTGTATTGTGTGCTATTGGTAGTAACACTAGGGAACTTTTGTATTTGAGTATTTGATATTATAGCAGGGTCTGCGGTGGTTCCTATATAGGCAATTTCAGTTGTCAATATACCTGTGCTTGGATTATAAGACAAAGGGTTGCTTGATATATCTGCTCGTAACGTTTGTCCTGATCCTGCTGCCGATACAAAAGTAGGGTAATAAGTAGCATCATTAGTTGTGTCGGTAATAGTAACAGTAGAGCTTTGAGGACCTGTTGGTCCTGTTACCGTGCTTTGAGGTCCTGTTGGACCTGTTGGACCTGTATAACCTGTAGGTCCTGTTACCGTGCTACTAGCTCCAGTATAACCTGTTGGACCTGTTGGACCTGTATAACCTGTAGGTCCTGTTACCGTGCTACTAGCTCCAGTATAACCTGTATATCCTGTGTAACCTGTTGGTCCTGTTACCGTGCTTTGAGGTCCGGTATAACCTGTTGGACCTGTTGGTCCTGTATAACCCGTAGGTCCTGTTACTGTGCTTTGAGGTCCTGTGTAACCTGTAGGTCCTGTGTAACCTGTTGGTCCTGTTGGACCTGTTGGTCCCGTATAACCTGTAGGTCCTGTACATCCAGTTGCTCCAGTATTAAAAGCAGTCCCTCCAATTCCTTGTGGACCTGTGTAGCCTGTTGGTCCTGTTACCGTGCTTTGAGCTCCTGTTGGTCCTGTGTAACCTGTAGGTCCTGTAGGTCCTGTACGTCCAGTTGCTCCAGTATTAGTAGCACTACCCCCAATTCCTTGTGGACCTGTATAACCTGTATAACCTGTTGGTCCGGTAATCGTGCTTTGAGGTCCTGTGTAACCTGTTGGTCCTGTAAAACCTGTAGGTCCGGTAATCGTGCTTTGAGGTCCTGTGTAACCTGTTGGTCCTGTATAACCTGTTGGTCCGGTAATCGTGCTTTGAGGTCCTGTATAACCTGTTGGTCCTGTATAACCTGTAGGTCCGGTAACAGTGCTATCAGCTCCTGTATAACCTGTTGGTCCGGTAATCGTGCTTTGAGGTCCTGTGTAACCTGTTGGTCCTGTATAACCTGTTGGTCCGGTAATCGTGCTTTGAGGTCCTGTGTAACCTGTTGGTCCTGTGTAACCTGTTGGTCCTGTGTAACCTGTAGGTCCTGTTACCGTGCTTTGAGGTCCTGTATAACCTGTTGGTCCTGTTGGTCCTGTATAACCTGTTGGTCCTGTGTAACCTGTAGGTCCTGTTACCGTGCTTTGAGGTCCTGTATAACCTGTTGGTCCTGTTGGTCCTGTATAACCTGTTGGTCCGGTAATCGTGCTTTGAGGTCCTGTGTAACCTGTTGGTCCTGTGTAACCTGTTGGTCCTGTGTAACCTGTATAACCTGTTGGTCCTGTATAACCTGTTGGTCCTGTGTAACCTGTTGGTCCGGTAACAGTGCTATCAGCTCCTGTATAACCTGTTGGTCCTGTGTAACCTGTAGGTCCGGTAATCGTGCTTTGAGGTCCTGTATAACCTGTTGGTCCTGTGTAACCTGTAGGTCCGGTAATCGTGCTTTGGGGTCCTGTATAACCTGTTGGTCCTGTGTAACCTGTAGGTCCGGTAACAGTGCTATCAGCTCCTGTATAACCTGTTGGTCCTGTTACCGTGCTTTGAGGTCCTGTATAACCTGTTGGTCCTGTGTAACCTGTAGGTCCGGTAACAGTGCTATCAGCTCCTGTATAACCTGTTGGTCCTGTGTAACCTGTAGGTCCGGTAACCGTGCTTTGAGGTCCTGTGTAACCTGTTGGTCCTGTGTAACCTGTAGGTCCGGTAACAGTGCTATCAGCTCCTGTATAACCTGTTGGTCCTGTTACAGTGCTTTGAGGTCCTGTGTAACCTGTTGGCCCTGTATAACCTGTTGGTCCGGTTATAGTGCTTTGAGGTCCTGTATAACCTGTTGGTCCGGTAATCGTGCTTTGAGGTCCTGTATAACCTGTTGGTCCTGTAACCGTGCTTTGAGGTCCTGTGTAACCTGTTGGTCCTGTGTAACCTGTAGGTCCTGTTACCGTGCTTTGAGGTCCTGTATAACCTGTTGGTCCTGTAATCGTGCTTTGAGGTCCTGTGTAACCTGTTGGTCCTGTATAACCTGTTGGTCCGGTAATCGTGCTTTGAGGTCCTGTATAACCTGTTGGTCCTGTAATCGTGCTTTGAGGTCCTGTGTAACCTGTTGGTCCTGTATAACCTGTTGGTCCAGTAATCGTGCTTTGAGGTCCTGTATAACCTGTAGGTCCTGTGTAACCTGTTGGTCCTGTGTAACCTGTTGGTCCTGTAACCGTGCTTTGAGGTCCTGTGTAACCTGTTGGTCCTGTATAACCTATTGGTCCGGTAACAGTGCTTTGAGGTCCTGTATAACCTGTTGGTCCTGTAACCGTGCTTTGAGGTCCTGTGTAACCTGTTGGTCCTGTATAACCTGTTGGTCCGGTAATCGTGCTTTGAGGTCCTGTATAACCTGTTGGTCCTGTAATCGTGCTTTGAGGTCCTGTGTAACCTGTTGGTCCTGTATAACCTGTTGGTCCAGTAATCGTGCTTTGAGGTCCTGTATAACCTGTAGGTCCGGTAATTGTGCTTTGAGGTCCTGTGTAACCTGTTGGTCCTGTATAACCTGTTGGTCCTGTTACCGTGCTTTGAGGTCCTGTATAACCTGTTGGTCCTGTGTAACCTGTAGGTCCGGTAATCGTGCTTTGGGGTCCTGTGTAACCTGTTGGTCCGGTAATCGTGCTTTGAGGTCCTGTATAACCTGTAGGTCCGGTAACCGTGCTTTGAGGTCCTGTGTAACCTGTTGGTCCTGTATAACCTGTTGGTCCTGTAACCGTGCTTTGAGGTCCTGTGTAACCTGTTGGTCCTGTGTAACCTGTTGGTCCGGTAATCGTGCTTTGAGGTCCTGTGTAACCTGTTGGTCCTGTTACCGTGCTTTGAGGTCCTGTGTAACCTGTTGGTCCTGTATAACCTGTTGGTCCGGTAATCGTGCTTTGAGGCCCTGTATATCCTGTGTAACCTGTAGGTCCAGTAACCGTGCTTTGACGTCCTGTTGGACCTGTATAACCTGTAGGTCCGGTAACCGTGCTTTGAGGTCCTGTATAACCTGTTGGTCCTGTATAACCTGTAGGTCCGGTAATCGTGCTTTGAGGTCCTGTATAACCTGTTGGTCCTGTATAACCTGTAGGTCCGGTAATCGTGCTTTGAGGTCCTGTATAACCTGTTGGTCCTGTATAACCTGTAGGTCCGGTAACTGTGCTTTGAGGTCCTGTATAACCTGTTGGCCCGGTAACCGTGCTTTGAGGTCCTGTATAACCTGTATATCCTGTGTAACCTGTAGGTCCAGTAACCGTGCTTTGACGTCCTGTTGGACCTGTATAACCTGTAGGTCCGGTAACCGTGCTTTGAGGTCCTGTATAACCTGTTGGTCCTGTATAACCTGTAGGTCCGGTAACAGTGCTTTGAGGACCTGTATAACCTGTTGGCCCGGTAACCGTGCTTTGAGGTCCTGTGTAACCTGTTGGTCCTGTATAACCTGTTGGCCCGGTAACCGTGCTTTGAGGTCCTGTATAACCTGTTGGACCTGTTACTGTGCTTTGAGGTCCTGTATAACCGGTTGGACCTGTATAACCTGTAGGTCCGGTAACAGTGCTTTGAGGTCCTGTATAACCTGTTGGTCCTGTTACCGTGCTTTGAGGTCCTGTGTAACCTGTTGGTCCTGTATAACCTGTTGGTCCGGTAACAGTGCTTTGAGGTCCTGTATAACCTGTTGGACCTGTTACTGTGCTTTTAGGTCCTGTATAACCTGTTGGACCTGTTACTGTGCTTTGAGGTCCTGTATAACCTGTAGGTCCTGTGTATCCTGTGTAACCTGTAGGTCCTGTTACCGTGCTTTGAGGTCCTGTATATCCTGTTGGTCCTGTAGGTCCTGTAACTGTGCTTTGAGGGCCAGTTGAACCTGTGTAACCTGTATAACCTGTAGGTCCTGTAACTGTGCTTTGAAGGCCTATTGGACCTGTTGGTCCTGTGTAACCTATAGGTCCTGTTGCTCCAGTATTAAAAGCAGTACCCGCAATTCCTTGTGGACCTGTTTGTCCTGTGTAGCCTGTAGGCCCAATCTGACCTTGTGGTCCTGTTGCTCCAGTATTAAAAGCAGTGCCACCAATTCCTTGTGGACCTGTTTGTCCTGTGTAGCCTGTAGGCCCAATCTGACCTTGTGGTCCTCTTTTACATTCTATTATAGGCGTATTACACGTTTTTTGGCTGTTAATATAGTCAGTATAATTTGTATAATTTCCTATATTTCTACTAAATGTTTGAGAACAATTTTTATTTTTATCACATTTAGACATGTTGTATATTATTTTTTATTATTTAAATTTTTATAGTAAAAAATTATATAAAATGTGCGTTTTAAATAAGAAAATGAGTAAAATATGACAAAATTATATTATCTTAATTAAAAATGAAAATATAATTAAAGAATTAGCATGAGGGTAATGCAGCTAAACAGAGACGTATTGAACCAAGTGACGCCACATCATATTTCACAACCAAAGGCAAATCGTTCTCTAAATAAACCTCAATCTGTGAACATAAATTTGTGCACTTGATAAAATAGCCTAAATTCTTCAGAGAAAACTCTCCCTGAATAACCTTTGACGAATCTTGCTTCAAAATGAAACCCATGCTACCATCAGATTCGGCTCGGTGGATTTCGGCATTTGCGAATTGACCAGAGCACTTGAAGATGAGCTCATTACCAACTGATTTAATCTCCAACTTATCAGAAATACCAGACAAATCACGAATAATCTTTTGGAAATCAGCAGAAGGTAGGTTAATAATTGATGAGAATGTAACGTTAGGATACTCAAGCTCCTCAGGATCTGGCTCAATCAATCGCAACTTTTGTGTCTTGCATTGCTTAATCTCTCCATTCTCAAACTTCAAAGCTAAATGAGAAACAATTCCATCAACATAATCTCCATTCTCAATGTAAATGGTAAGTGTATCATCATTATCAATGGAATTGATCAACTTGAATAAATGAAACATGTTCACACCAATAATAATCTTCTCCTTCTTGCACTCATAAAACTCAAAATTTTGCGAAGCCAAATACAAGTGAGCTAAAATTGTATGAGACTTATCCATGTTAATAATGCGAATGCCGTCAGGTTGAAATGAAATATTTGTCTCCAAAAGAATGTCTTTCAACGCAGTCATTAAAGTTCTAAAAGGCGCAATTTGTACCGTTTTAATAGTCAAAACATTGTTATCTGTTGAACCCTTTGATGCAAAATTTGACATTTATATCTAAACTTTAATCATAATCTTTAAATACTTATGTGTCAAATTATTAAAATTAAACGCACTTAATAAGGAACCAAGGTTCCCCTATGACCCCTACTAATTTCTAATATTACTCTCAGCGGACCTTGTTATATGCACAGTTATTTTTTCTAAGATTTTTTTTACGCTAGATTTACTTTGGGAACGCGTTTTTGTCCATGACCATATTTTTTTTTCGCATATTTTGCTAATTTAAGTGCTTTGCTCCCTGGTTTACAACCTTCTTCTAATATATTGTAATCCACTGCGGCTGCTTTTCCTGAAGTTATAGCACTTGCTAAACGCGCTATTCCCCACGATTGCCCCGTTTGATTTGGTCTTGACCCTGAAGAAAAATATGCCCCTTCCCCTTTATTAATTATTTTTGCTAAAGCCGCCTTTGAACATCCCGTTTTCTTTGCCAATTCATCCGTTGCTCCAATTTTTTCTACGTTATATATTTTTCTTGCATGCAATACATGTTGCGATGGTTTTGATTTAAATGATTTTACTTGTTTTCTAGTGTAATATATTCCTTTTTTATAAAGTCTGCGAGATTTTAATAGCATCATGCTAACTTTTTTTCTGTCCTTTTGAGTTAATCTTTTAGGCAAGTATCTTAAAACAACTTTTCTGGTCTTGTTTTTTGTCATTTTCCCTTTATTAAACATTGATAAATTAAATTTAACTATTGGAAAAAATATTATTTGGGATTTATCATATAAAAAGTTTTTAAATACATAAATTATTAATTTAAATGATTCAAGCAAAAGATTACTTTGACAATATACAAACACTATTTGAAAAATATCAGAATAACCCATATATGTTACAACGTCTTTGCTATCATATAACTGATATTCTTCCTTCTACACTTGAGACAGAAGAAAAGAATCACGAAAAGCGAGTTGAACGTACTGCTTTTTTAACAAAGGAGCAACAAACCTTCATCCAAGTATTTTTAAGTAAAAACCAATATTACTACCTGTCAAACAATAATTGCTTTTATCAATATGATGGAAAGACATACAGGATGGTTACAGAGGACGATATTCAATACCAACTTCTCTCTACTATATCCAAAGACCGAACCCTCATGGATTGGAAACATAAGACTAAAATCAATATTATCAAACAAATCAAAGAGAGAAATATATTCAAATCTGTTCCTGAGACGGACACTATTCAAAAAATTATCAATTTATTATGTCCCGCAATGTTTTCAACTAAAAGTCAAGTTAAATATTTCTTATCTATTATTGGCGACAGTATTTTGAAAAAATCAAACGACCTTGTATTCTTAACAAAGCCTAAAACCAAAAAAATATTTATGGAATTAGACCATATGTGCTATATTATTACAGGTTATGCAAATATTACTAGTAATTTTGTTACAAAGTATAATGAAACATATAATTATCAGAATTGCAGGTTGATTAATATTAGTGACACAATGTCAGTTGAACATTTCAGAGAGATATTTAATAAGAACGGATTAGATTTTTTATGCGTTGCTGCACACTATTCTGAGAGATATGGAAACTCAGACCAATATCTTCTCTCTTCAGAAGAATTGGCTGACTACGCACTTTACATGAAAAATAATATACAAGCAGAAATATTTAATGAATTTTGTGGTTATTCTTTTGAAGAAGTAGTCGGTGAGACTGAAAATAATAATAAGAAGTATTCTATTACCTGGAAGAATATGCATTTTATTTGGAAGCTATTTATATCCAAACGTTCTTTGCCAAGTATGATTTACTCTAATAATTTAAAAAAACTACTTAAAGAACGATACCCCTATGACGAGACCAGTGATACATTCTATAAAATAACTAGCAAATACTTGCCATTTGTAAGCCATTTTATTCAGTTTTGGGAAAATACTATTAGCACAACTATTGGAACTGAATTTGACCACGAAATTGAAGTTGATGAGCTATGTGGTTTATTTAAAAAATGGATACACGACAACCAAAACGTTAATTATTATGCTGGAAATACTAACGAACACGGGATTTTGAAATTATTAAATCATTATTTTCCTAACATTGAAATTATTGACAATAAATACATTCTTAATGTGAAGTGCAGTCTCTGGGATAAAATTGGTGACATTAATAAAGTATTGGAGAAAATGAAGGAACATTATAAGGAAAGCGTTTTGTTTAATCAAAATGCAGCTGCTTTAATTCCATTTGATGAAATATATTCTTACTACATAAAGAACAAGCAAACTAAATTTACAATTAGTAAACGCTACTTTGAAAAATATCTGGATGTTTCTTTAGCCGATTTTATTGCATTTGATAATTTTGTTTCAATTTCTTGGCTTTCAAGTTAAATATAAATATTATAACTCTTTTATACGTTATAATATTTATCAATTTATTTATGGATTATTTGTTTATTTCTTGCCACCAGTTGGCATCATTGGAGAGGCAGGAGGCATGTCGCTTGACTTCATCATAGAAGCTTGACCACCTCTGCGCTTGCGTCTTGAACCACCAACTGATTCATACGCATTTGTTCCAACACTGCTACCTAAATCCATAGGAGCTAAGGGCTCTCCCTTGTATCCGCCACGCATCTTCTTTGACTTGCCAATCTTGACGTAACCAAACTTTCCCTTCTTGGTTCCGAAACCAGCCTTAACAAGTCGCTTCTCCTTTTTGGCAGTAAGGTGCTTCTTTCTGGAAACAATTCGGCCGTTCTTGTTCTGAAGCAACTCGTGCTTCTTAAGCCCACCGCTTGTCTTATAAGCGGTTCCATGTAAAACTTGCGCTCTGGAACCCTCTAACATCTCGTACTTATGTCCGTGAATGTGGTAGTGTCCGTAAGAATCTTTCGTGTAGCGAGTCATTATAAATTAAATAGAGAAAATAAATAAAATTTATTAAAACCGTCTAAATAATTTCAACGCGCTAGAATTTATTTTTAATGGGCGTCTCGTATCCACCCTCCACGCGACCCAATAATCTAGCATCTCCACTTGAATTGTACGGTGCGTTACCATATACAACTTTACCGCCGCGAGTATATCTTATTGCATTTACTACTCTAGCTGTCTGTGTTGACAATGGAATTACGTCAGGATTACTGTTTTTAATTATTTTGCTATTAATTGGAGATGGACAAATGCAATTTTTGTTTTCAACGTTCACGTTATTATTTAGAACATTAATAATCTGCTTTATATTTCCTGCTCTGCGTCCAGGGTAAATATATATTGAAGAATATGTTGAGGCCATTATATATTGTAGATAGTCTTTTTTTTTTATTTTATTATATTTTTTTGTATTTTATTTGTATTTTTTATTTATTTATTTAGATATATTATATGGTAAATAAAACACATAGACATTTTAAAAAACGAACTATTAAAAATAATAAAAGAAATAAAACTAAAAAAGCGTTAAAAAATAACCAACAAATAGTAATTGGGTTAAAACCGTTTGAAGTTGCATATGGAAAAACTCTTTCAAAAAACTTGAAAAAATCCAACAATGACATAAAAAATTTGTTTGTTAAAGAATTATTGTCTAAATTTGCACCTGGGCATATTAAACCTAATAATGATTTTTATGATTATATTAACTACGGGTGGCTACAAAAAGTTTCTTTAAAAAAGGAACAAGAATACATTGTACAAGTTGACGATTTTAGGCTTACCCAAGATAAAGTATATAGACAATTAAATGAAATTATTTTAGACTACATCAAACACAATGATAATAAGCTTGCTAAAAATCTTAAAAACTTTTATTATTCTGTTGTTAATGGAAACTCAAAAGATGACAGCAAAAAACGTTGCAAAGAAATTGTTAAAAAGATAGATGAATTCAGAAAGGATAAAAAAAATGTATGGAAATTACTTGCATTTGCTAACAAGGATGAAGTTGTTAGAGCACACGCACCATTTGTATGGTCTTTAAATCCTGACAACAAAGAATCAACAATTAATAGATGTTGTATTGATTCCCCTGCTCTTTCTATTGTTGATATTAATGTTTATTTTGACGATGGAACTGACATTGAATACAAAAATGGAATTAAAAAGGAGTTTAAGCTCTTTTGCAAAGACCTTTTTGATAAAACTATTGGACCAAATAATCATTTGAACCCTGCTCATGTTTTTGAAGTTGAACAAGAAATGATGAATGCTCTTATATGTACTAAGGTAACTACTAGTTTAGATTCTTATAATAAAATTAGCGCTCATGAAGCTATTTTCAATTATGAATTCAATTGGGCTGAATTTTCACACGAACTTGGATTTATTTACACACCATCCTTTTTTATAACATCAAGCAAAAATTATTTGAAGTGTGGAACCGAGTTATTATTAAAAAACTGGGACTCTGAAAAATGGAGAACATACTGGATTTACATATTCGTTAAAAAAATTGCTAGAATGACAAAAGATTGGGAAAAACTCAATTATAATTTCTTCGGAAAATTTCAAAGAGGACAAAACAAAATTAATGACAGCGATGCAGTAAGCGCATCTTTATATATGTCTGTTCCATTCAACACCTTTTTAACAAACAAGTACGTTGAAAAATATGAAGCTCCAGAAAATGTAAAATACGTTGAAGTCATGTGTAACGACTTGAAAGAAGTTTTTACTAGAATCGTCAAACGAAATAAATGGTTATCTCATTCTACTAAAAGATATGCTTTAATTAAACTTAAAAATCTTCACTTTGAAATTGCAAAGCCTAAATTTTTGAGAGAAGATCCTTTACTTGATTACGGAGATGGACTTATTGAAAATATGGATAAAATACACGAATGGCGTTTAAATCAATTTCTCCAATTAGAAGGAAAAGGTCTTGTTGATATTCCTATCATGGATTGGACTCAATATCCAGTTAAAATGAGTGGAACACAATCTTATATTGTTAACGCGTCTTACACACCATCCAAAAATAACATTTATATTAACTTGGGTTATATTCAAAAACCATTTGTAGACTTGGAAGAGCGCGGAATTGAATATAACTTAGCTCATCTTGGTTTTACTATTGGCCACGAAATGGGTCACTCATTAGATGATTGGGGAAGTCAATATGATTATCACGGTAATTTGCGCGATTGGTGGACTCCCGAAGACAAGAAGAAATTCAAACAAATACAAAATGACGTCATTAAACAATATGAAGAATTTGCAGCGCGTGATGGAATCAAATTTGACGCCTCCATCGGTGTAGGTGAAGATTTGGCCGACATTGCCGGATTAGCCGTTTGCGACGAGTATTTGCGTGATTATCAAGCAAAGAATGAAGATATTATTCCTATTAAAAATATTTCTTTTGAGGCATTTTATACCTATTACGCATTTCAACAGAAACAACACGTTGGTAAAAAGGCACTCGCAGCGCAACTTAAAACTAACCCACATCCTCTTGATAAATATAGATGCAATATTCCTCTTTCTCGCTCTCAAATTTTTCGTGCTTTATACAACGTTAAAAAAGGCGACGGAATGTGGTGGCATAATACAAATACTGTGTGGTGAACGTTGCATTTTATATTATAAATAATTAGTACCTTTGAATTTAATTACTAATTTTTATTTTGGCCCAACCTTTCCAAAGGTTGATTTTTTTCTCCACTTTTTATTATAATGGATTTAATTTAAAAATTGAAACTAAATAAACACAAAATAATAAAGAAATATAGACAAGATGGCATCGCAAGACGTTAACCTAGCAAATAAATATCAGCAGAAAACTGACAAACAGCATATTCTTGATAATCCTGATACATATATTGGGTCTGTTGAGAATGTTGACTCGTTTGTCTGGCTTCTCAATCAACTCGGAGAACGCATTGTTGAAAAAAATATTGTTCTTGTCCCTGGTCTTTTCAAGCTATTTGATGAGGGAATTGTGAATTGCAGAGACCACGTTGTTCGCCAAGCTCAAGCAGTTAAAAATGGAGTTGCCAACGCACTTCCTGTAACTAGCATTGATATTGCAGTTCAAGATGATGGAACAATTGTAATGATTAATGATGGAAATGGGATTGATGTTGCCGAGCATCCTGAATACAAGATTTGGATTCCTGAGCTCATTTTCGGTCACTTGCGCACCTCTACCAATTATGACAAGACCGAGAAGAAGATTGTTGGTGGTAAGAATGGGTTTGGATTCAAGCTTGTTCTCATCTGGTCAACTCACGGTTCTATTGAAACAGTTGACCACATCCGAGGACTCAAGTATACTCAGGAGTTCCGTGATAACTTGGATGTAATTGGCAAGCCTGTTATTACCAAATGCAAGTCCAAGCCTTATACGAAGATTACTTTCAAGCCGGATTATAAGCGTCTTGGACTTTCCGGTCTCACTGCAGACATGATTTCATTGTTTAAGAAGCGCGTTTACGACGTTGCTGCTGTAACCGACAAGTCTGTCAAGGTCAAGTATAACTCGCAAGCTATTCCGGTAAAGAATTTCCAGCAGTATATTGACATGTATATTGGAAACAAGGATTCGGCTCCACGTGTTTATGAGGGCGATTCCGATGAACGATGGGAATATGCAGTTGCACTTTCGCCTACACACGAATTCATTCAAGTGAGTTTTGTGAACGGCATTCACACCGCCAAGGGTGGAAAGCACGTTGATTATATTCTCGGTCAAATTACCAGAAAGCTAGTCGCGTTCATTGAAAAGAAAAAGAAGATTGCAGTAAATGCAAATAGCATTAAGGAGCAACTTATTCTGTTTCTGAGATGCGACATTGAGAATCCTGCGTTTGACAGTCAGACCAAGGACTTTATGAACACTCCAAGCGCAAAGTTTGGCTCCACATGCACCGTCAGTGACAAGTTTATTGAGAAGATTGCCAAGATGGGTGTCATGGACGCAGCATGCGCAATTACCGAAGTGAAGGAAAACAAGGCCGCAAAGAAGACCGATGGAACCAAGTCCAAGAACATTCGCGGAATTCCAAAGCTTATTGATGCAAACTGGGCTGGAACTGAAAAGTCTGCACAATGTATGATCATCTTTTGCGAGGGAGATTCAGCCAAAGCAGGTATTGTTTCTGGTTTGTCTTCTGAGGATAGAAACACCATTGGTGTGTATCCAATGAAGGGTAAAATTCTCAATGTTCGCGGCGAGCAAGTCAAAAAAATTGCAGAGAACAAAGAGATTGCTGAAATCAAGAAGATTCTTGGCTTGGAAACCGGTAAGGAATACAAGTCGTCGGCAGACGTTGCAAAGAGCCTGAGATACGGAAAGGTCTTGTTCATGACTGATCAGGATTTGGACGGCAGTCATATCAAGGGCCTCGGTATAAACTTGTTCCAATCTGAGTGGCCAAGTCTCGCGCAAATTCCTGGTTTCATCGGTTTCATGAATACTCCCATCTTGAAAGCCAAGAAGGGCGCTCAGGAGCTGGTCTTCTATAATGAAGGCGAGTATGAGGCTTGGAAGGAGGATAATGAAAACGGCAAAGGCTGGAAGGTTAAGTATTACAAAGGTTTGGGAACCAGCACCGGAAAAGAATTCCGTGAATATTTTGAGAAGAAGAAGATTGTCGGTTTTGCTCATAGTGGCAAGCCTTGTGACGACGCAATTGACATGGTCTTCAATAAAAAGCGCGCAGATGACAGAAAAGATTGGTTGGAAGAATATGACCGCGAAAGCTATCTTGACACCAATCAGGAATCTGTTGGTTATGATGAGTTTATCAATAAGGAGCTCATTCACTTCTCCAAGTATGATTGTGACAGAAGCATTCCCAACTTGATGGATGGTCTTAAGATATCGTTACGAAAGATTCTGTTTGCTGCATTCAAGAAGAATTTGACTTCTGAGATTAAGGTGGCACAGTTCTCAGGATACGTTTCCGAGCACTCTGGTTACCATCATGGTGAGGCTTCATTGAATGGAGCAATTGTGAATATGGCACAAAACTTTGTTGGAAGTAACAATATCAACTTGTTCACTCCAAATGGACAATTTGGCACTCGTTTGCAAGGAGGAAAGGATAGCGCTTCGGAAAGATATATCTTTACTCAGTTGTCTAAGATTACGAGGACCTTGTTTCCTGAGATGGATGACAAGATTCTTAAGTATTTGAATGACGACGGATTTCCAGTTGAACCAATCTTCTATGCTCCGATTATTCCTATGGTTCTGGTGAACGGTTCCAAGGGAATTGGCACAGGTTTCAGCACTGAGATTCTGTGTTACAATCCATTGGAGATTATTGGATACTTGAAGAATAAGCTTTCCAGCACTTCAAACTCGCATTTTGATTTCATGCCTTATTACGAAGGATTCACTGGGTCCATTTCAAAGATTTCAGATGGCAAGTTCCTCGTGAAGGGCAAGTATGAGACTCTTGGTGCAGATAAGATTCGTATTACTGAGTTGCCAGTTGGAACGTGGACTGATGATTTCAAGGAATATATTGAAACTCTAACAGATACTGTTGATAAAGCAGGAAAAAAGATTACTCCAATTGTCAAGGATTACGATGATATGAGTAAGGACACAACAGTTGATTTTGTCATTACTCTGCAAAAAGGAAAGCTTGCTGAACTGGAAGCAATCAAGTTGGATAATGGATGCAATGGTCTTGAGAAGCAGTTCAAATTGTTTAATACCATTTCTACTAGCAATATGCATTTGTTTGACTCAGAAGATAAGCTTAAGAAGTATGCAAATGTGCGCGATATTATTGACGATTATTATGGAACTCGGCTTCAAATGTTTCAAACTAGAAAAGATTATATGATTGATGCTTTAACACGTGAATTGGTTTTGCTTTCTAATAAGAGCAAGTATATCAAGGAGAACTTGGACGGAACTATTGATTTGCGTAGGAAGAAGCGTGAAGAAGTTAGTAATTTGCTCAAGGAAAAGGGCTACGACGTAATTGATGAAGACGAAGATTTCAAGTATTTGGTGAAGCTTCCAATGGATAGTGTGACGGAGGAGAATGTTGGAAAGTTATTGAAGGAACATGGCGATAAGGTTGCGGAGCTAGAACTCGTAAAGTCAAGAACGATTGAGCAGATGTGGTCTGGTGAACTGGATACGCTGTCAGTGGAATACGCAAAGTATAGGGAGGAACGCGAACGTAGTATATCTGGAACTGTCAAGAAATCTGGTACAAAGGTAGTAAAGAAGACCAAGCTGGTTGTTGCAAATTAAAATAAAATAAAATAAAATAAAATAAAATAAAATAAAATAAAATAAAATAAAATAAAAATTTGTTTATTATTTTGTTTTATCTATTATTACTTCTTTTGCAATATTACGAATTATTTTTTCACGTTTTTTTTCATCATTTTCCATAGTAGAACCACCCATGGCTTCCAATAAAATATTCTGATACTCCATATGTTTTTTGGTATCTGTATCTTCTGCGGTTGGATTTTCTTCTCTCCACTGAGGTAATTGTTTAATATTTTTGTGTTCAACCTCTTTTATGGCGCGTTTAATTTTTATATTTTCATTATTTTCCTTTTCCCAAGCATCTTTGTCTTTTATATACAATGTTTCTCTCTTCAAGTCGCTGCAGTGAATGGGTCTTTTACAAACGTCAATGTCTTTCAAATTTCTTAAGAAGATTTTTGTAATACCTTCCACGTAGCCAACTCTACCAATCATATCTAGAACACTTAGTTGCAGTTTGATTTGCTCAACAAAATCAGTTAGATTAAGCGCGTCTTTGCATGTCTCATTCAAGAATAATTGTAAATTAAAATTATTTGTATTGTTGTTATTGGTTGTGTTATTAATAGTTTTTCCTTGTTCAGCTAACTCTATCAGTTTTTTATTTTGTTCTACAAGCTGTTTATTTTGTTCAAAAATCAACTCTTTAAACTCTTGATTCTGTTTCACAATTTCAAGAATAATGTTGTATGACATGTCAATTGGGAGGGTGTTTGGAACAACTTCTTGAACATTACATATTTTTTTGTGTTTCCATATACCATTCCGCGAATTATATGTTTTCCCACAATCTCCGCAAGTTAAAAGGCAACTTTTGGCAACTTTTTTGTCACTAGTGTCACTTTTTTGCGCATTTTTGTGTTTATCAGTTAAATTGTGTTTATCAAAGCTGCTTTTTTTGCTTGTAAAATAGTCACAAAAATCACAATGAAATTTTTTAGCAACTTTTTTGCAACTTTCTGTCACCATTTGTTTCTATATAGCTAACAGAAAAAATGCCTAAATCTTTTTCCCAAAAAATACTTAAAAATTATCGTAACAAAATTTTGATGTTTAAAAAATATTTTTAGAGCATTATGCTCACAAGGGAGAAATTTTGACCCTTTTTTCATAAAATCTTTTGACTTTTGAAAATTGGACATTTATTTTTGTCCATTTTTGGATTTTGGAAACACTTTTGACCCTTTTTTATTCGAAATTTCCGCCAGGTTCTTTAAGTTCACTTTTTGGGAATATATATTATTTTCTTGGAATTTAAATATTGGAATCAAGACCATTTATAACCAGTTTCTTTCATAGTTGGAATCAAAATCTATTAACTATTGACCTTTGTCAAATGATTCCAAGAGAGAAAAAGTAATTCAAAATTATATTAAATTATTTTTTCTTTTTTCGCCTTTTTTAGCCTTTTTTCGCTTTCTAAAACCAAGGTTTTAATTCTAACTGTTTATCATTATTTTGGGACATAACTGGAGGATCTATTGGTTTATACATTGTGCTAGCATCCACCAAGTATTTATGATAACCAATCGCCTCTGAATACACTTGATGTATGCAATAATCTAAAACAATCTTATTCAATTGTTCTACCTGTTGTTGAACGTTTGTTGGCTGATTGGCAGCATGCTGTAAAAATGTACTGCGCATAATAATTTTTAGAGTATCCCCATCTTGGTCGCTGATGACATATTGACCATTTGACTTGTGGTAAACCCCGGCTCTAATACCATTTTGAATTATGCGAATATTGTTGTGAGAGAAAAAAGTATTTGACAAGTCTGTGTTATCCCATAAACCTTCAGTGGGATTCCTAAAAGTCGCGCATTGGTTTACTGGTATTTTGTCATACATCTGAAATAAATCTGTTGTTTTAGGGCCGTTAATATCCACTCTTCCATTTGATGGTCTACAGTTATTCATTATAATATTCTAATATAAGAAAATATTATATCCTATTATTTTATACAAATGAACTTTCAAACCACAGTTTTAATTATTGCCATAGTTGTTCTTATAATATGCATCATTCTTATTGGTATCGCTTTAGCAAAAACCAAAAGCACTCAACAATGGCCTCCTCTTGTTGGAGATTGCCCCGATTATTGGGTTGATATGTCTAATAATGGCGCTCAATGCGTTAACATTCAAAATTTAGGCACATGTAATTCTGGTGTTCCTTCTGGTCAACATTTACAAATGAATTTTACTGTTGCGCCTTACGTTGGACAAAATGCTGCTTGCTCAAAATATAAGTGGGCTAATGGTTGTGGAATAACATGGGATGGCATTACTTCTGGTGTCTCCAACCCTTGCGATGCTTCTGGAAACGCTACACAATAAATTATTATGTTAATTATATTTTATTTTAATTAATATAATGATATTTGACATCGTTTTAATTAAAAAATTGCCGATTGATATTGAAATACTTATTCAATCTTTCATACCTATTCAAGTTTTATGTTTTTTAAATAAGAAATATTATATAAAATACCACAAATACGTAAAAAATTGGATTTCAAAGAAATTTTATGAAAATTATTTGCGAGATATGGTAAGACGCGATAATGAGTTTGTATTTAATCTATTAATCAAAGAAAAATACAAAATATGGTTTCAAATAAAAAAATATAGATACAAAAATACAATTTATGGTAATTATATTTGCTTTATAGATAGTTTTTGTATTGAAAACCAATCTACAAACTGCAGAAACTCATTAAAAGAATTTATCAATAAAACTGGTTTGAGTAAAAATCAGCATAAAAAGAATACTTATACAAATATAATATGGACAAACTAAACTTGAATGAAATGTTGAATAGACAACCTGATGTTATTAAAATGAAAGAAACGCTCATGGATTTTGAACTCAATAAACATAACCATTTATTCAAGAAGGGCATTTATGTTTACGGTGAACCTGGAACCGGTAAAACTACTTTTGTCATGGATATATTAAAAGAAATGAATTATGACGTTGTTAGATACGATGCTGGTGATATAAGAAATAAAACTATTATTGATAATCTAACAAAACATAATATGTCTGATAAAAATATTATGAGCATGTTTCATAAAAAGATCAAAAAAATTGCAATTGTTATGGATGAAATTGATGGAATGAATAATGGCGATAAAGGTGGTATAAATACTCTCATCAAACTTATTCGCCCCAAAAAAACTAAAAAACAAAAGCTTGAAGAAGTAACTCTAAATCCAATTATATGCATCGGTAATTACCATATTGATAAAAAAATTAAAGAACTTATGAAAGTATGTAATTCTATAGAACTCAAAAAACCAACTTCTCCACAGATTACAAATATGATTAAAACATTGATGCCTACACTTGAAGACCCGTTGCAACAAAACATTTCTAACTTTATTCAACATGACCTAAGAAAATTGAAAACAATGTTTAATTTATATACAAGCAAACACGGCATTCTAAGTGATAATGTTATTAATAATATATTTCAAGTAAAATCTTATAATGACGATACCAAACAAATAACACAAAAACTAATTAATAGCAAATATCATATAAATGACCATTTATCAATTATGAATGAAACTGATAGAACAATTGTAGGTTTATTATGGCACGAAAATATTATTGATGTTTTAGGAAAAATGAAACCCAATGAATCAATCCCGGTTTACTTGAATTTGTTAAATAACATGTGCTTTGCTGATTATATTGACCGCATAACATTTCAAAAGCAAATATGGCAATTCAATGAAATGAGTTCTCTCATCAAAACATTTAAGAATAACAAATTGTATCATGATTCTTTTAAAAAGAAACCAAAGTACAAACCTTTAGAGATTAGATTTACAAAAGTATTAACAAAATATTCAACTGAATATAACAACTCTATTTTTATTCAGAATTTATGTCAACAACTCGGAATGGATAAAAAAGATTTGTTTGCGTTCTTTTTAGAATTGAAAAATAAATATCACGATAATGATATTACATTGTTGTTTGAAAATTATGAAATTAACAAATTGGATATAAATCGTATTTACAGATATCTGGAAAAATATACAAAAATTAACGCCGAAGATGGAGAAGAAGCCGCTGAGACTGAATTGTCTGATGGTGAATAATTCGGTTTTTTGTTTTTATTTTTAGTCGGTGTAATTTTACATGAGAAAAAGTGTAAAATTCCAATCTTTGAATAACCCACCTCCCAATATGTTTGGTTTAAACTCCAATGGATTTTCTATTGCTTTTAATTTATTTATCTCTGATTCGTCTTGACGTTTTAGGTAATTTAAAAGCGCTAATTGTGCAAACATTTTTTTGAAATTATAAATTTGTTCTGTATCTTCTTCATTAATTGCGTGAATATTTATAATTGTTCCATTATAACGATTGTATATTTCAGTAGTAGTTCTATTGATTAAATATCTTTGATCATATCCGCTAAATAAATCTGGGATTCTTTTATTATAGTTACGTTCATTTAACATTTTAGGTAAGCTTCTTGTCAAAAGATAAAAAATAAATAAGATAAACTTCATCGTATTTATTATTCATGAAAAAATTTTATATTGTTATTTTATCATTAGTGTATAACTATTTTTTTTGGCTATTTTTGGCTAGTTTTTTTGCATATTTTTTGTGTTAATTAATTATTGCTGCAACGCGACGACGTTCTACAATTTTTAACCCTTCATCAGCCATTGCACTTCGCTGCTTCGCTGCAAACTTTGCCTTGCATGTATTGTCCGTCACGCAGTACTGATGACGCTCGTATTGTTCAATAGAATCATAGAATAGAGTCACCGGTTCAATAAATTCTCCAGTGCAAACACGCACCTTGAAGTATAGGTCCTCATGCCTTGAACCGACGCGATGTCCGTAATACTTCTCGCCAGTTACTGCATTCCGAATTGTGGACCCGGTGTCACCAGACCCAAACAAGATGACTGGCTTCATTTTGTATGCGTTGGAATCGTAACGTTTGGTCTTGAAACAGAGCTTGTCATCTATCGTCTCTGTCATTACTTTATTAACCTTTTGTCTGTTTGACCTTGAATTGACAGAGATGTTGTCGTCATCAAAGTCATTATTGTAATTCTTGTAATCATAATTGCGGCTCATTGCTTCTGGAATTTACTGAGATACTTTAAACTTTGGGTTTAACTCTAAATCAATTTTTTTTCGGGAGTATAAAGAAAATCAAATTAAACTTACAGATTACCATTTTGTGTCATCTGTTTAATTGATTTTTGGATTATCTCATTTATTTTTTTTTCTAAATAAGTAACCTTTGTTGTTAGTTGTTGATTCTCTTGAATTAATGAATGTAATATTTGTGTTTGCTCTGATAATTTTTTTTCGTATGCAGAAGCTATTTCTATTGGTGTTGAATTTATTATAGTTCTTTGTTGTTGTTGCATAATTTTTTGATGATTTTCAATAGCTTCTGCACGTTTCTTTTTAAGCTCTTCTATTTGTCGTAGAACCTCCGGTTTATGTTCCGGTCTTCCTGGTTCATAACTAGCAAGCATTACATCAATTGAATTCATAAAAAACTCCTTAACATCTGGCTCCTTAACAAAATCGTCAACTGTTTTTTCTGAAAGATTGGTGTATGGATTTGGATTTTCCAACATTGTTTTCTTATCAAAAGAATTATGAACATGAGAGAAAACCAAGATAGATTTCATGGAATCCAGTTGAACAAACGGTATCGTATAATCTTTTAGAAACGATTTTTCCTCAGCAAGAGCTGCATTATCATCGTAACGCGTTTGTTTTAACAGTTCCTTGCGAAATGCAAAAGTTGCTGCAGTGGAGTGATTTGGTCCATATGGTCCAAACTTATACATCTTTTGAATGTGTTTAAAATAAATATACATTTCACTAGAACCTGCACAAAGAGCTTGAGGATTTTTTTGCAACACTTCTACTGCATGTGATACTCTATCTGGAGGATAATAGTCGTCATCATCCATATAAACAATTATATCTCCTTTTGCCTTTTCGTGCATTAAATTTCTTTTTTTACCTAGATTCATTTTGGTGTCGTATTTAAAATATCTAACTTGAGGAATGTCCTTGACAAGGTCTTCAATTTTATCAGTTCCATCGTCAATAATAATCCATTCCATTCTATCCTTTGGGTATGTCTGGTTTTCAAAACACTTTATAATTACACTATAAAATGGTCGTCTATTAAACGTGGGAGTGCATATACTAACAAACGGTAACACATTATTTTTATTCCCGTTTTTCTTATTTTTCATGATAAACCCTATTTAAATATAATATAAGAGGTTTTTATATTATATTATATTCAAAAGACAAATTTTTATTTTTTTCGCTTTTTTGAACCACCAAATAATTTCTCTATTTTTTCAAATAAACTGGGTTCTGCTTTTGCCTCTGCAGTTGGAATACACACCTTCTCGGTTTGAATATAATTACCTAGCCCAAATGTGGAATGGTCAATTCCCTTTGGAGTATAAGGTTGATAAATACTTGTAAAAAAGTATAATAATACACATGCAACGATAGATACAAATGCCGTGTATCCTCCAAACATTTTATTTGCGCTTATAATAATATTCAATGACATAAGAATCATGATTATGCTCATCTTGAATTTTAATACATTTTTAATGGTTTCAAACACTCCATAAGATTTACCGGTTTCCGCATTCTTTGATTTCATAAATAATGGAAAGCATATGCAAAATGTGGATATCAAGAATGACAAAATAGGTATGATAAGTCCCATTCCGATCAAAAAGAATGTTATAATAAACAAGAATATATAGAATATAGCCCAATACCATGTCAAAATACCCCACATATCTCCATCTTTCCAAATTGTTGAGTTGGGTGTTTCAGTTTTTTCACTAAATAATAGATGGATGTTATAAAACCATAAAAACATCAAATAGAATGTGTCTATTAACCCAGTAAGAATATATGTAAAAAATGAAAATAATGGCCCAAAAATAACAATTAAAGTTTCAGGGAGAAATGAATTTATGAAATTGCCAATAACGTTAATAATATTAAAATTACACGCAATAACCTCTTGCAAAGTGGTTCCAACATACATTTTATAAACATTGGTTTTAGGACCATTTATCATATCTTTTAATGTGCCTAGAGTCTTCTCAATTGTTTTAAAATTCTCCTCTAATGGAAATTTCAATTTAGTTGACCAAACACCTTTCTCCATTTTTACAACATTAATATCTACAGGTAATTCTTTTATAGGAGGCATAATATCAGTGTAAGGCGCATACGCTAAACACGTTGGAAGAATATTAGTTTGCGCGACTTTTCCTGTGTATAAAAACAACGAACCTATTAATACGATAACTCCCAAAGTGATTAGCTGATTAAAAACATTGAGAGAAAAAGATAACATCTCATTTTTTGGTTTTTCACTTATATTTTTTTTTTCATCTATAGCTGATGTATCTGACATAACTATAATAAAACGATATAATATTTTATTGATTAAATTGCTAAAAATGTTTTTATCTAACCAAAATATATAATGAGCAAAGTATATTTAATCATTTGGTCATTTATTCTTATATTTTTAACTATTTATATTTTTAACTGGGGAGACTATTTAATAAAAAATGGATATATTGTTGAGCAATTTACTTCATTAGGACCCATTATTGACAACGGTTCACCTTCAACAAATCATTCTGTTGATTTACCTTTAACAACAACAACAACTTGTCAAAATATGTGTGGTCCTAATAATAGATGCTCATTAACTGGAGAACAATGTAGTTCAGATATTGATTGTTTTGGTTGCAATCCACATACAATACAATTTGCACCTGAAAACAACCAATTAGCTGATTACCGCGGTCAAAACGATGCAGGAAAATTGACCACAGAGCAAACGCCTACTTATTCTGTTTTGACAACAGATATTGGCACTCATGCTAAATTGATTAATAAACCAGATACTCCTCCACCTGGTTATTTTAAAGGTGTAGATACTTGGAGAGAAACATTTGACGCGCAGAAAGAATTATTTGATAAACGTTATAGTCCTGCAGCGCAATCATTTATGCCAAATTATCCCAAAAGACCAACGTTAAGTGGAGAGTTTGTTGATGATGGACCGTTGGCTGCCAACGCGTTTCTTTAAGTAGGAAAAATAAATATATTATTGTATATTATGAAGTTTCTATACAATAATAAGGAAATAATTAACGGAACTAATTTAACACCATTCCAAGCTCGTTTGGAACCTACAGTAGAATACAACACAAATCCCAACAAATTTTATACACTAATCATGTATGACCCGGATGCAGTTGTTGGTAACTATTTGCATTGGGTTGTAATCAATATACCAGGCAACTCCATTTCAAATGGAAATCAGGTGTTTAATTATAAAGGCCCAGCTCCACCACCAGGAAGCGGAATCCATCGCTATATATTTTTGGTTTTTGAACAGGCTGGGATAATAAATGCCCCAAGTATTCCCGAGTCTAAACGCGCAATGTCGTTTGATACTTTGTATGGCTTGCTTAACACTGAATTGCATTTACATTCAACTGCATATTTTACTAGTGAAAACTACAATAGAGGTGGAAGAAAGCGAAAGCGAAACGATAAATCAAGCAAAACTAAAAAAAGAAAGGTGCGCCGAAAAAAAGGCACTATAAATCGTTGATTATATTCGCCTAGTTTTTTGTTTTCTTTTATACCTTCTTCGCTTTGTGCTTCTCTTTTTTCCTCCTGCAGCAACATCATTAAATCTGAATTTAGTCATTACACCAAAATGATCTGAAACAAATAATTCATAACCGGTGTTCAAATCATGTTCCGACTTATATCTTTCTAACGTTTCATTTATAGAATCACCTGGTTTAAAAACAAGCGCTAATTTATAATCCTTATTTATTTGTTCAGGGTCAAATGGAATATCTAACGATGTTTTATTTTCTTCATTTATTTTTAATGGCACATTATTTATAACATTGCTAGTTATAGGATATAAATTTTCATTAAAAAATATACCATCATAACGTAATGATTTATGCTCCAATTTTCCAAGAAATCTTAAAGTGTTAATTTCTGTATTCTCTGTTAATCCAGGTTCAGTTGGATGAAATGTCTTAAACGAATCTCTTAAATTCAATGCTTTTAAAAATGTTAATTCTGACCAATTTTCCGTATCATCTGGGGTTCTGTCATAATGAATAGAATTTAATTCAAAATTAAAATCTCCTAATACAATTACTGCCCTGTCATTTCCATATGAATCTATAAGAGATTTAATAAATATTAGTTGCTGACGTCTACATCTTGAATAATTCTCCCAATTATATTTCAAACCAGGAGAGAATTTTGAACCTGCTTGTAAATATACGTTAAAAATAACTAAATTTTTAAACTCTGTTACACCCAGTGAATTATAATAACTAGAGTTACCTTGAAGCATATAAGTTGTGTGTTTTATAGCAGGATACTTAGAAATAAGCATTGTAATTGCATCCGCTTTTCTCGTCATTAATTCATCAAAATTGTTTGAATCTGGATAAACATATTTATATTTTTCTCTCATTGAATCAGATTCTAAATACAAAAACTTCAAAAATTCTGGAGTCATCTCTTGAAAACACAAAAAATCTGGGTATTCACTTTCTAATAAAAATCTGCGAAAATATGCAGTTCTTAAACGCATTATATTTAAAATTGCTTTATTTTTTAAATCTGTTGGATTACTTTCATCTAATTCTTCTTCTGGTTTACCAAAATATAATCCAAGAGCATTTTGAGTTATAATTGAAAATTCGTTTTGAATTGTATTAGCTTCTCCTAATTTGGGATATTCTTGACTAATGTAATTTTTTTTCTGAATATAACACGATGTTGGTGAGAATTCTGGAACATAACTTTTAAACCGACCTGTAAATTCTTGTTTTAAAACATCTCGGCTAATTTCTTCTTTATTGGTTTCAGTTAAATCTTCGTTAGGAACTACTTTAAATCTTTCTACATTAAATGTGTTTACTTCTATTTTACTTTTTCTTGGATTAAATTGATAATCATAATTTGGATTATCGCAATCAACTTCATCTTCAACACATAATGCAAAGTTTATTTTGCTTTTATCACAAATTTTTTTTGGAGGATCGCAGACTTTTTTATAATTCCATTCAGAATTACTAATTTCACTTACACTTCCTCCTTTTTTTGTTCTTTTATTTTTTCTAGTTTTTCTTGTTTTTTTTTGTGTTTTTTTATATTTCATTTATATATATTATAAATAAAATAAAATATTTATTTCTTATCAATTACGACTTCCTTTGCAATATTGCGAATTATTTTATTGCACTTTTTATTATCATCCTCTGAGGTTGAACCTCCCATAGCTTCTAATAATATATTTTGATATTCCATGTGCTTCTTGGTTTCATAATCTTCAGACGCTGGATTTTCTTTTACCCAAATTGGTATTTGTTTGATGTTTTTGTTTTCAATGCCTTTTATGGCTTGTTTTATTTTAATATTTTCGCCGTTTTCCTTTTCCCAAGCGTCCTTGTCTTTCACGTATAAGGTTTCTCTCTTCAAGTCACTGCAATGAATTGGTCTTTTAAACACATCAAGTTCATGCAAGTTTCTCAAGAATATTTTACTCATTCCCTCCACATAACCAACACGACCAATCATATCCAAATCGGATAATTTTAGTTTGATTTGATTAACAAAGTCAACTAAATTAAGTGCATCTTTGCACTGTTCATTCAAAAAGAATTGCAAATTGAACTGATTATTATTTGTATTACTGTTATTAGTTGTATTATTTATAACAGTATTTTTCTCCTTTGCAAGTTCCATTATCTGTTTATTCTGCTCAATAATGAGGTCTTTGAATTCCTTGTTTTGTTTAAGTAGCTCAACAATTATTAAATTATTTGAGGGTTGTTCGGATTCTTCAAACACCGCGTTTTCACATTTTTTCTTATGTGACCATAATCCGTTTCTAGATTTATAAGTTTTTAAACATTTTTCGCACGTAAATTGGGATTTTTGGGACAAATCTGTCACCAAAACGTCACCACCCGTCACGAAAACCCTTTTTTTGTGTTTTATGGTGTTAATATGTTTACTGAAATCCTTTTTATTACACGTATTATAGTCACAATATTTGCATTCAAAATTAGGGGATTTTAAGGATAAATTTGTCACCATTCCGTCACTAATTTAGTGACAGAAAAAATCCCTAAATATTTTTCGCCAAAATATATATAAAAATTAGCGTAACAAATTTTTCCGACTTCAAAATATTTTTTAGACCATTATGCTCAGAACGGCGGAATTTTGACCCCTTTTTCATAAAATATCGGCGCTTTTGAAAATTGGACATTTATTTTTGTCCATTTTTTGATTTTGGAAACACTTTTGCCCCCTTTTTATTCGAAATTTCCGCCCTTACTGAGAATATAAAACCAAAATAATATATTCTTATTTTATTACCTATTTCAATGCGCCTATGTAAGCAAAATCCTTAAGCTTAATGCGTAACTGATTAATTAAGCTCATTTTGTTGTCTGTGACGAACTGACACGATAATATTACTCGGCGTTGATTTGCACACAGCTTGGATGCTCTGTGATATAAATAATTTCCTTCAAAACAAATACCATTTTTATTTAAATCCAGACTTACCACCTCATTTTTTTTATTTATGAATTCAAACTTAGTGCATGTAAGGTTGGTAGTAATTGGAATCAAAACAGTGAAAAACCTGCCATCATAATAATTGTAATCGTAGTGCCAGTTTATCCAGTCTCCTTCCTTTTCGTAAATCAATAAAACACAAGACGTTGGGAATGATAAATCGGTTGGATATACATTAAACCCAAGAAGGTCCGAAATCTTATTACGTAATTCAGTTTGATAAAATGTTATAATACTTTCAGAATTTTTAACTATTTGATTAGTTGGTATTGTAACACCGGATTTATTTGGAAGCGCGCAATTTGCAATATTTTCAGTAAAAGATGTTATTTCAACGCGTTTTTGAATATATTTATTTAGTAACATTGTTTGAATTTCATTCATCACATTATTTGACAACTGTATTGGAAATTCCTTGTAAAGACAGAATTTTTTATTGCATTCATATTTTTTTTCAAGCTGACAAGAACCGGAATTATATGCATACGTAATAATGAGAAAAAAAATAATAATTAATAATATTGAAAAGTATTTTAAATATTTAATGTAATTTTTGTTTTTCATATATATTATATAAATAAAAAAATTGAATAAAATAAATTACATTTTTTTGAATGAAACTATATTCTAACCCACATTTAAAATGACGTCAATTCGTGATTCATTGCAAAATTATTTTAACCAAAGCACAATGGTTCAATTGCCCTATTTAGAGGAAGTTAATTGTTTGAAAAGCATTATTATTCAGTTAAAACATAATGAGTACATTTCACCCGAATATATTAGAAATATGTTTGAAATAACATTCAAGTTTGGCATAATTGATAGAATTGAACAAATTGTAAAAACATGGAATACGTTTGAGTATCAATATATTTACATTGTTATTTTCAATACAGTGTTTATAGAGAATCCTACATTCATAAATTTTAATAATTGTTTAGTAAATTGGGGTTATTATGATTTATGTATTGTGTTTGATGCAAACACGTCAATTAACGTTAGAGTGTTTTATGATAACTTTATTGATAGTTGTTATAAAACTAGATTGGACGTGAACTTGTCTACGTCTACATTTCCAGTAGAAAATTTCCAATTATTGATAAATCAAACAATAGAATGCTTGAACAGCAATATGCGGGAAGATTATGATCAATTTCAATCAGTAGTTGAGTCAGATATAAATATGATAGAAGATAAAAACAATAAGCTTGCAAATGAGCTACGTAATGCTAATATTATTATTGAAGATTTGAAAGATCAAATAAAGTGGATGAATAAAATATTCTATGAAAAAGTAAAGAAAGTTGAGTCAGATTTGCGAAGCGATTTCAAAGAATTTGTTTTAGAAAATCAAACAAACACAATAAGAAGCCGAAATAGGAATAGGAATAGAAATAACTAAACGGTAAATTATGTTGCATACATAAGCCCACAATTACCACCCACAAAATTAACAACGTTATATCTTTCTTCAAAGGTATACAAATTAAAATTATAATCATAAATTCGCCATGTTGGTTTATTAATTCCAATTATATTACCAGTTTGTGGGTCGCAAATAGCTAATGATTGCGCGTATGGGTCCAATGTTGGAATAATTGTATTAAACTCCAACTCAATTGTAGTAAATCTGCTCATATTAATTGCTCCATATGGTTGAAGGTCTATTGGCGAGTTTGATATTCCATAACTATAAAAATAAATTCCTGAATAAGCCCATCCACCGGTTCTAACCCATTTTTCTATGTAGTTGTAAACTCCAACAGGTTGCAAATTTTCTCTATATGAACCATCTAACAATATTCCCATATCAATTAATATTCCGTTGATATTTGCTTCTTTAGAAGGTCCTGTAATAAACCATTTTGTTAATTGACCATTTGGATTCACTCCAGGTCCAATATCAACGATGCTTGTTGAACCATCTGGGTTTGTTCTAGTAATCTGATATGTCCCACTAGTCGGTGCTGGAACTATATCATATGGAGCATAATTATATGGCCAATTAGTATAATTTGTCCACTCATTGCGCAAATTAACATCACTTCTTTTGAATACAAATGTCATTCCAGAGACCATTCCAATTGAATCTAATTGCACTTTATTTGGACCAGTAACATTGTAAAATATCTGCTCTCTCACTTGTTTAAATAAATATTTTTGCTCTTGGAGTGCAAATAATCTAGATTCCTCATTGGAAAGAAAACAATATGTGCAATTCAAATGAACATCAGCGTTCCAAAGTGTTCTTTTATCTACATAGGAATTAAGACCAAGTTCAACATCAGGAGGAGTTTGCAAGAATCTATAAAACTGCATATACCATAAATTAAAATTAGGCGCCACATAAGGATAATTATTTGCACTATCATATACGTCACGGATGCGAAATAACTCTTGAATTGGCCTCAATGTTATATTAATGTGTAATTCATTATATTGTAACGAGATTAATGGAAAAGCCATTTGAGATTTAAATGTAAACCAGGAATTTAATGGAATGTATAATGTTCTTCCATTAATAGAAGGTGCAGCACCAGTTGCATTATAATAAGCATTTGGATATGAATTAACACGAGAACCTGCATTTGCTGGGTCATTCAATGATTCAATATTTCCAGTCATTTCATTAAATCCGAATACCTTTCGTCCGGGCATGTCGCGTTCAATCATTAGTTTAATATATTCCCCAGAAAACTCTTGCAAAGTTTGGTTGCCACATGTAATGGTAATACGAGATATCATCATTGCTCCGATTGAATCAATCCATTTAAATTCATATGGCACCCATTGTCCACTGTTATACAATTCTGATTCTTGGTCTGTATTTGGGGGCATTATAGGACTCCAAATATTTGGCAAGTCAACACTTAAATAACAATCCATTAAAAGGTCAGCATATCTGGGTATTTTAAATGTAAAATTTGATTCTTCTGCTAAACGAAGAGTTTTTGAACCTTCAAAATCAACGCGAAATTTTTGTAAACCGAAATTGGTATAGCGAGCGTATGTTGCTTTGAAAAATGTTTTTGAAGGGTTGCCGTTTAATATGATATTTTGTTGTCCTTCACTGACTAATTGCATTAATCCACCAGCCATCTTTTAGATATATTATATAAATAATTTATATTTAACTTTTTTGAATATTATTATATTTTAAAATTAGTATTATAATATAGTAGGACAATGGATACTAAGAATAAAATGATGAATATGATGGCAAATCTTAAGGAGAACTATGCGGCATACATGTTGTTAAGCATGATTATAATTGTCATTATTGCGGCATTGTTGTATTATTTTTATATGAGAAATTTATTGAATCGTGAGTGCAGTAATATGAGTAATTTGTTTTCTTCATTAAATGGTTCAATAAAATCATTAAATTCAAGTGACCCAAATTGCAATTACACTTTAAAAGATTATTATATTAAAACTGCATACAATTGCTGTAGTCCAGGCACTTTCAAGAATGATTATGTTTCAACATGCGCATTAAAAGACGTTTTAAAACAGGGCGTTCGTGGTTTGGATTTTGAAATATTCTCAATGGATGATCAACCAGTCGTTGCTACATCCACTGTTGATAATAATCATATTAAGGAAACTTATAATGTTGTGGCATTTTCAGACGTCATGAATATAGTTACAAATTATGCATTTGCTTCAAGTGGCGCACCAAATCCCCAAGACCCAATTATTTTTCACTTTAGATTTAAGAGTGCAAACCAGAAAATGTATCAGAATTTGGCTAATTTATTTAAAAGTTACGACTCATTCTTTTTGGGACCGGCTTCAAGCTTTGAAGAGAATGGTAAAAACTTTGGCAATAAAAAATTACTTGATTTATTAGGTGGAAAAATAGTTGTTATTGTTGATAAATCAAACAATTCTTTTATGGACACAGAAGATTTTTACGAATATGTTAACATGACAAGTAATTCTATATTTATGCGCGCATTACATTATTTTGATGTAAAAAATACACCTGATTTAATTGAATTGCAGGACTATAATAAGCAGAATATGAGTATTTCAATGCCAGATATTGGTTCTGATCCACCAAATCCAAGTGCTATTGTTTGTAGAGAAACAGGTTGCCAGTTGATTGGAATGATGTATCAGAAGAATGATGTTAATTTGCAAGAAAATAATGCATTCTTTGATAAATGTGGATACGCTTTTTGCTTGAAACCTGAGAAGTTAAGATACATCCCAGTTTATGTCCCGGAACCACCTCCTCAAAATCCTGCTTTGTCATTTGAAACGAGAAGTGTTAAGAGTGATTATTATGCGTTCAACATCTAATCAACCTTTGAGAAAGGTTGAGTCAAAGCAAATCAAATGAAATAAAAAAAATTATTGTGTTATGAAAAATAAAATAATACAATAATATAATATGCCCCACACAAAAAAGAATAAAAAACAAACAAAAAAATTAACAATTTGTAAAAGTCGATATGCATTGTGCACATCCGCACCTTGTAAAACTATAAAAAACAAGCCTGGAAAAACAAGATGTAAATGTAAAATTGAGAAGGGATATAACTTTGCTACCAAATCTTGCAGCAAATTAAAGGCACATAAAACAAAGAACGGCACTTGTCGTATTTATTCTACGTTTTCCATCAATGAGATTAATGACGGTAAAAGAATTACAGAATGCCCCAAGAAATATGAGTGGTCTGATTGTTTAAACCATAAATGCGTGGTTGATCCAAAGAATTCAAAAAAGGCTATTTGTGAATGCATTTTAAGAAAATCCAATAAAAGTTGGTATACTATGGGTGCAAATAATAACAAAAAATTCTGCGGTAAAAGCAAATGGTCAGGTGCTGACAAGACAGATTTTTACAAAACAATAAAATTCTGGAATGAATATTTTGCAAAGAAATCACATGTCAATGGAAAAATAATAGGAAATCCAAATAATATTATAAATAAATTACAGTAAACAAGATACATCATTTTTTTATTTTTTCTTTTAATAATATAAGACTATTTTATGAAAAACATATGTGATAAATCAATGAGCTTTCAAGAATGTGAATTAGCAATATTAAGAAGTGCTGTAGATAAAGCCGAAGAGCGTTCTGGAAGAGCTGTTGCAAATTCAGCAGAAGTAAAGAAGATAATTGACATTGTGGAGAATTTTATACGCAGAAAAAAAGTGATATGCTATGGAGGAACTGCAATAAATAATATTTTACCAAAGGCAGATCAATTTTATAACACAGAAGTGGAAATACCTGACTACGATTTTTTTTCATATAATGCCTTAAATGATAGCAAGGAATTAACTGATGAATACGTGAAAGCAGGATTTTTAGAAGTGGAGGCTAAATCTGGACAACACAAAGGGACATACAAAGTGTTTGTGAATTTTATACCAGTTGCAGATATTACATTTTTGCATAAGGAAATTTACAAGGCAGTAAAACAAGAAGCAATAAAAATAGACGGAATTTTATATGCACCTCCAAATTACTTGAGAATGTCAATGTATTTAGAACTTTCAAGGCCAGCGGGGGATGTTTCAAGATGGGAAAAAGTTTTAAAGCGTTTAACACTACTCAACAATAATTATCCATTGAAATCTGCACATTGTGATGAAATAGAACCTTTCCAGAGAGAAATGATAAACAAAGAAGATGAAGATAAAATATTTGAAATAACAAGAAACTCATTTATAAATCAAGGTGTTGTATTTTTTGGTGGATATGCCATTTCTCTCTACTTGCATTATATGCCAAAGCATTTACACAAACGTCTGGAAAAAATTCCGGATTTTGACGTTTTATCAGAAGACCCCAAGAAGACAGCTGAAATTTTGAAAGAGCGTTTAAAAGACGCAGGATATAAAGCTAAAATTGTAAAGCGCAAAGAAATAGGAGAGATAGTTGCACCACATTATCAAGTTTTAATCGGTTCAGATACAATTGCATTTATTTATAAACCAATTGCGTGCCACAGTTATAATATTATAACCATTGACAAACAGCCAGTAAAAATAGCAACAATTGATACCATGTTGAGTTTTTACTTAGCATTTTTATATTCAGAACGCAATTATTATGATACAGAGAGAATAGTGTGCATGGCGCAATTTCTCTTTGAAGTGCAACAGAAAAATAGATTACAACAGAAGGGGCTTTTGAGAAGATTCAGTATAAGCTGTTATGGACATCAGGAAACTGTGGAAGAGATGAGAGCCGAAAAGGCAGAAAAGTTTAAATACTTGAAAGAAAACAAAAAGAAACAAGACAAAGAATACGAAGAATGGTTTTTACGTTACAGGCCTGCAGATGAATTAGCTAAGAATCAATCAACTCCCAAAATAAAATCTAAAACAATTAAAAACACAAAAACATTGACTAAACGGGAAAAACTTATTAATAAATATAAAGTAAAATCTTCAAAAACCCAAAAGCGTGGACGCGGTGGATTGTTCTTATAAATTAGAAGGTTGAGTTATATTCTTTATATTTATCTAAAAAACTATTGATTCTATCTATAAGTTTAGCGTCTTCAGATGAAAACTCATATATTTTTTTATTTCCAGTTTCATCAATAACTTCAGTTGGAAAGTTAGCTAGATGAATAGTTTTTTTAATTCTAATTTCTTGAATTTCTTTATTAAAATTGAATATTTCTTTGTTGATTTCATTTATAAGTACATCTATATCTTCTTGGTCTTCTGAACTAGAATAATTTGTGCAGCACAATAGTAGTTTTTTAAATATGTCGTAGGCATCTTCGTGTATTTTAAAAACATTTTCATAGAAATCATCGCTTATATAATTAAATGACATGCTAGAAGAGCCAGAAATACTTGAACCATCTTCATCTATATTTCTGCTTGTAAGATTGTCTTCTATTTTTTGAGAGCTAAAATTCTTATTTTGAATTATTAAGTCAGTAATATTTAAAGTATCATTTAAAGCTGGTTCTAATTGAGATAGTTTATTTGAAATCATTGTTCTATTATATGTTTACTATATTTTAATTTGATTTATAATAATTTAATATTTGTATCTCCTACTACCAATTTGTTGTATCGGTCTTTTAAAAATAAGTATTTGCATATAGTTGTATTCAGCACGTATCTTTCAATTAGGATAAGATTTTCTTCTAAATATTTTTTAATATTGGCTTTTATTTCTAGCAAACGTTTCAATTCTTCATCTATGTTAGGAGACGTAATAATTTTAGCGTCTTTTTTATATTGTAGGTTAAGTATCCCCGTAATAATATACTTGTATATTTCAATGTTGAATTTTATAAACATAAGTTTTTTCTGAATTTCTGCAACTCTATAAGTCATCATTTTGTTTACAAAAGATTTATCTTCTACATAATTCATTTTACATATAGTGTTGCATACGTCTTTGCTATTGTCAATTAAGCGTGGTTTTATTGTTTGATTATTATACATTTTAACAGGATCGTAATCTTCGTCATCACTATTTTCATCGTATTTATTTAGATTTAAATTTTGTTGTTCGCAACATAATAAAAGTTCATTGTATTTTTCAGCTAAATATTTTTCGTCAAACCTTTTTGATTCTCGCATTTTTTCATCAGCATTTTCATTTTTGTCAAATTTTTCATTATATGCTTTTAATAGCTGTTTTGTTATATCTGATAAAGACATAGTTATATGTATGTTAATAATATTTTATTTTTTTAAAATATTATTTGTTTATAATCTCTATTATAATTTTTCAAATTTTTAAGTTTATTGTTTATTTGGCTTGCTTCTGTTCTCTCTTTTTATAATTTTCCATAAACAAATCTCTATTTTCGTAGTATTGCGTTAACAATGGACCAGTTTCTTTATTATAAGTTGATTTAACAATGTTCATTGCGTAATAAAAAGATTGCATTGGTATATTTAAGTTTACTAATTTATTTTTAATGTCTTTATTTAATACTGTTTTTGCAGCAGCTGTATATAATTCAACTTCATTGGATTCACTTGCGCTGGTTTGAGAAGGGTCTTTATATGGAACTGTAGCTCCGATTTGTGAATTTGACCAGACTTCACTTATTTGTTTAGCTCTTTCAGCAATTTCATACAAAATAGCAACATTTGCACCTCCCGGTTCAGTAAAATTTTGACATTCAATGTATCTTATATCTGTTAATATAGTAAACAAAGCTTGTGATATCATATATAATATAACATCTTCATCTTTAACATTAGGATTCTGCGTGAGCCAGTTAATTGTATTTGCCACAGTTATGATAGCAACTGCCACCAGCGCGCCAGTTAGCCCACCCGCCATGGCTCCTGTAATAATAGCGGTAATTACGCCTGTAACATTGTTCCATAAAATTCCCCCCTTTTTTGAACGAATTCCAAGAAGGGTGCTAGCCAATTGACCAAAATTACCGTTCCAAAAGCCATCGTCTAATTGTATTGGTTGCCATTTAAGTTTTAAATTTTTAGGTTCTTTGAATAATAAATCATCGTCAGTTATTTTATTGTCGGCATTATTTGTTAATGTTCCAATTGATTGAATGTTATTAAATATTAGTGGAAGCAATTGATTTTTTGATTTTATTTCTTGTATAATTTCATTTGCTTTTTGTTTAGGAGTTTTTTTCTTGCCTGTAAACCAATCTTCCCAACCAAAATCGACAGAATTCCATATATCGCTTATAACTCCATGTTTTCTCTGTTTTACTAATTCTTCGTATCTAAATACAGTTTTTACAAAAACAGTTTTTCCGGCAATTGGTCCAAGTTCTCCGGCAGCTAATGCAGAGCTATCAATTTTTTGTTCGTTTTTAACACACCATTCAATAAATTTTTCCAAGTCTTCAGACATTTTTGCTCCACCAATATATTTGGTTCGGTTTCGCAAAGTCTGCGTTCGCATTTTATGAACGATTTTTTTACTTTTAAATGAACGCGCTTTAGACTCTGAGTGTTTTTTGTGCTTTCTAAAAGAAGAAGATAAGTGGGTGTGTTGTCTTCTATTTTTTAACGTTTTTCCTTTACCACCACCACTCATGTCGTCTTCTTCGGCCAAATCTCCGGATAGTGTGTCAAAATATATTTCAGCAATATTATAAAATCTGACAAAAAGACTTTGTCTTTTTCCCAACTCTTCCTCTGCTTTTCTTGTCGCAGCTTTCTCAGCAACTTCAAGACCCTGTTTCTGCGCTTCTTCTTCGCCTCTCAAGATTGCATCATTTGCGACTTTAACTGCAGAACTCTCTTCTGTGCGTTTTATTTTTTGTTCTGCTACTTTTGTTTCTTTTTCTTGAATGGAAGGTGGGTTTTTATTTTTGGCCAACTCCGCAAGATTTTTCTCATCTAGTATATTGTTCTCTTGAGAAGGCATAATTGGATCAGACTTTCCCAAAAATCTTCCCATATTGTTATTTGCAAGATTATAATTGTCATTTATTAGTTGAATTGATATATTAGACAAATTTACTATAAGTGGTTCAAAACTTAACAATGTTAATAAATATCCATATAAATAAGCATCAATTATTTCTTTGTCCCATGTTATATTTGTTATATTTTCTTTGCTTTTTGTATCTAACAAGTCTAACTTTAAATTATGCATTCTAATTGTATCATTAATATATAATTGAGTCAATCTAGTTTCCAATGAGTTTGGAGTCCAAATTTTTTTCAATTCTTCAACATCTGTTGTAGTTACTTTAATATCTGAAAAAACGTCTTTAAAAAGAACCTCAAATAAATCTTCAGAAATATCTATGAATTTTGAATCAAACTCAGATGGACACAAAACTATGTTATTGTAAATATGAAAGTTTGTTACAAACTTTTTGTATTGAGCGACGGTGACCCTAAATGTGCCATAATCATCGTCTTTATTAATTTTATAATAATAAATTGAAACTGATTCTCCATTAATAATAGAATAACTTTTAAATTCAAGGTCGTCTATTTTAGAGATTGCTTCGTTTATTTTTCCTTCATAATTTATCATTGTTAAATAATTATTAATTGTTTTTCTGATTGTCTCTTTTTCAGGTAAAGGTTCTCTATTCATTTCATCCTTAATTGTTTGTAGTTTTATATATTTTGCATATGTTTCAGCTTTGTCAATTTTCAGGGCTTCATACTCGCTTTCTTTTTCAGTTACTTGATTTTGATTGCATTGAGAATTGGAACGCGCATCATTCAACATATCTTTAAAATTGTCCTTAATTGTTATAGCACCTTTGCAAACATCATCTTTAAGTTCATTTTTTAATGACAGTTCTGCTTGTATTAGGTCGTTGTATTCGCTAAATGCATTATTTAACAAATCGTCTATATTTTGTAAAGAAAACAATGATCCCGCAATAAGGTTGGGGTCAATGGGAGGAATAAACTCCGATTTAAATTCTGTTAAAACCTTGTTCAAAAGCAAAAAATTATAAAAATCAAGATTGTGTTCGTTAATTGAAGAAAACTTATTATTTAAATTTATATACCAATCATTAATAAACCCAGGGCCACTCATTATTTTTATAGCACTATCTGATAATCTTACAACTCCAGATTCTTCATTGAAAAAAACACCATCTTTAATATTTTGGAGTTCAACGTCTGTAAAATTTAATTTTGCGCCACCGCCTTGCACCACTCCAGTAGTAGTTTTAAGTTCTTTTAAAACTGCGTCTTTTTTATTTTTTACTTCAGCTTTTACCTCTTTATTTTTTCTTTCTACTACTTCTCTCTGTTGATTAATTTTTCCTACAGATTCATCATTTATGAGTTTTAATTTTTCATCCCGTTCCTGTCTGCGTTTTTCTTCCGACGTTTTTTGCTTTTCTTCAGGCAGTTCTTTGATTCCTTGCGAGTATTCTTGAGAAATTCCAGTATCTATTTCTCCAGTTGGGCCTCTAACATCTTTTCCAATTTTTTCCGACATTTCAATATTCTTTTTAATTTCGCCAAATTTGTTATAAATTGGTTGAAATACGCAGTTAATTAAATCTCTATATACTGGCAACAAGGTTTGTTTGTTTGAGTAATTTTTATTTTGTTTAAACGTAAAATCAAATGCAATAATCATATCTATGTCTCCCTTTTTAATGCTTGTGTCTTCTTTTGCCAATTCTGCTTGCGAGGTTCCTAATATGTTTGTAAAATAATTGTCAGCACCAGTTACATTTCTTCTCCAGTCGTCAAAAGAAAACCCAACAGTAGCAGGATGACCTTTAATGTATATATCTTTAATAGAATAATGTTGCACTATTGAATCAGCATTTTTATATAATAAACATTTTGAATTATAGTAATAATAACCATTATATTTAATTCTAACAAAATCAGGAGGATTTAATTGTATTACATTTTTAGGGAGTTGGTTACTTACAAAAGCCTGCAATATATCAATGGATAATTGTGCAATTTTAACCAAATTTACCACTTTTTTCCCTTTTGCTGCTCCAGGAGTTTGAATTTCATGAGAAATTCTCAAACCAGTTAAAGATGATACGTATTTATCGTGTTCAAAATCACCCAAAAGTTTTGGTGAATAAAATAAACTCTGATTTACTGCAAGCTCTCCAGCATTTGTCGCGGCAGCTTTAATTAAACGATTTAAATCAGAATTAGAAAATTTCGCATTTTCAAGTTGAAATATAATACCGTCAATCAAACCACCAACTTTATTATTTAAAAAATAATCTATTTCATATTCTGAATAAGGATAGTTTCTGTGTTTTTCAACAATAGGTTTAGATTCGCATTCCAATTCGCAAGATAGATTAGATGATTCATCCTTCTTTTTTCCTTTGGAATCGCAATAACTAAAGTTTGATTTATCAGATTCTAAATCTATAAACTTATTCATTTCAATGTTAAAAAGTTCTTTCAAATCGTATTGATTTGGAATATTAATTAGCAATTGCGTGTCAAAACGTCTTAGAATAGCGGTATCTAAATTCCATGGATAGTTTGTGGCGGCCACAACTGCAACATTTGGAAATGATTTAATACCGTCCATCATTTGCAATAATGTATTTACTGAATTAACTGCAAGACCAGTTGTATCTTTATCTCTATCCGGTGCAATGGCATCCATTTCATCCATAAAGATGATTGAAATGTATTTTTTCTTTCCTGGACAGTCAGATTGATACGTGCATGCAGCGTCGCTTGCGCATCTAAATGCTTCCTCAATGCGTTTTTCAGTTTCACCAACATATTTGCCTTTTAGATCACCCGGGGATGGAGCAAAGAATAGAACACCTACACTATCATCTTTTTTTTGAAGTTCATTAACAGCCGCTTTAACTAAATAAGTTTTACCTGTTCCTGGAGGACCATAAATTAAAATACCCTTGGAGGTTTTTGGATACAAATTAGGGTAAATAAGAGGATAAACGAGAGAAGAGTCAATAATTTTTTTCTCTTTTTGAAGTCCAGCAACGTCGTTATAAAATAAACAATCACTTCCACCCTTTTTAAATACTAATGGTTTTATTTTAGTGCAAATTTTATCCCAATCTTTTTCATTGTCATCCTTATCGCTTGATTTGCTTGAACCAACTTTTTGTTGAAGACTTTGAACAACTTGCAACAATGAATTCATGATAGTGTTTACGTTTAATTTTAACTCACCTTGATCTTCTGGTAATTTTCTTAAAATGGTATTTAATAAAACTGCAGCACAAGAATAACTAACAAGAGCTCCTACACTTTCACCGCTAGAATAATAAAATTTTCCATTGTTATACAAAACATTTGCTTCAACAACTTCTGGTCTAATGTTAGAATCTGTTGCTGCATAATTATTCAGTTTATCAAAAATTTTACTGTTACATGATAGTTTATTTGTATCAGCATTTGTACCAGTTTTAGTAACTTTTTCTGATGACATTTATAATTATTATATAATATTAGTATATTTTTTATTTATGTAATAGTTTTCTAAATTATTGTTATATATTTTAAGCAGTTCAAGTTTAAAATAAAAAATATACTAATATTATATAATAATTATAAATGTCATCATTTCAAAAAGTAAATCAAGCTGCACCGATAATATATGCAGATAGAGATGCACAAGGTATAAATAAATATAATTTTAGTGACTATTACAAATACAAAGAAAACTTAGCAAATGCTTACAAAGAATCTGAAAATATAATAGAAAAGTATAATACAAAAAAAGAAATATACGATATTAAAGTTCTTAAATACGAAAAAACAATTACAATGGAAGACGTGTTAGAAGACAATAAAATAATATTATTGAATAGTAATTTAACGTCAGGGCTTGCGAGCGTGGGGGCTGGGGCTGATGATAGAAAAAAGAATATTTCTCAGTTACAAAAGGATATTTTGAAATCCATAAAAGAGCCAGCTACTTTTAATCCATATAAGGAAAAACAACAAATGGCTAACCGGTTTGCAGTATTACACAAAAACATTGAAATATACAAGGAAAGATATCTTAAAAAGCAAATGGAAAAACAAGAGGGAACTTATTTGCAGATGCTGTATAAAGTAACAAGTAGCCCAGTTTTTGTTTATCTAACACCAGTTTTAATTGGCGTAGGATTCAATATTTTGGTAGTTTCTTCAATAGGTTCACCATTAACTTGGATTTCTATTTTACAATTAATTGTTTCAAAGATTGGTATAACAGCAGCAACAACAGCAGCAACAACAACAGCAGCAACAACAGCAGCAACAGCAACAACAGCAGCAACAACAGCAGCAACAGCAGCAACAACAGCAGCAACTGCAGCAACAACAGCAGCAACAACAGCAGCAACAGCAGCAGCAACAACAGCAGCAACAACAGCAGCAACAGCAGCAACAACAGCAGCAGCAGAAGCGTCACTAACTGGAACAGGTGTAATAAATTGGGTTTTTTTGGGAGAGAAAATGTTTTCTTACATTGGTGGTGCAAATTTATATTTTCACGGATTTTTGGATTTATTTCATTATGCAGGATTTTTTTCTATTTCTGATGTAGGAAATCTTACAAAATTATATAATGATATGCTTGCTTATTCTAAAACCGCTGAAGGTGTTACAGATACAAACACTATTAATAAAATGTTAATTGACATATTTAGTGGTACTTCAACTACAGAATTGGAAGAAGCTGATGCATATCATAAGTTTTTTAAGTATATTTATGACAGAATAAAAGAGAAAGATATATTGAACCCCAACAAGACAGATATAATAAATACAACATGGCTTGAATTTGCAACGTCTTATGCACAAAGTCCAAATGGTCAATTTATTTTGTCTTCATTATCGTTAGCCTCAAATGTATTTACTTATATAAATACCACAAATGAACTTCTAGCAAGATATGAAGATATTGACAAAATGATTATATTTGAAACAGCTTTTAAACTTGGAACAAATTCAAGAACATTTCACGAATTAACTAGATTCCTTAGTACGTCAACAATTCAAGGAGCCAGTATTTTTTTTAATTGGATTTCTTTGCCAGGAAATAATATAAGCAACAATGTTTTTACAAGTTTTGTTGGAGACATTTGGTCAAGCGAATATAATCCTTTGTTAAAGATGTGGGAAAGTGAATATAATCCTCTTCCACTAATACCAAAATATGTTCCAGAGTTTTTTACAATGTCTATAGACGGAATATATAAATTTGCAATAACTGCTGGACCAAATGCATATTTTGCTGGATTAAAAAAGGAAGCGGAAGCTAAGAAAAAACCAATTCAAAAAACCGAAAAAGAAAAAATACTTGAAATAGAACAACAAATTATAAAAATTGCAGATTATAAAAAACAAGCTTATACAAATGAAGAAATTGCTGAATTAATTGACCCAGACCCAGTAGATAAAAGACCTAATAATTATAGGTTGTCAATTATTCGGTACACTATTGAATATAAAAATAAATTTAAAAAATTCCTGAAGAATCCAAAATTGGCAATGAAAAATGTGACGTTTTTTACTAACGGATATATGATTTTTAATGTTCTTTATCAAAATATGCATTTTGCAACATTCTCCTCTGCAGTTATAGTTCTTGAAAACTGGGTTTTACACAATTATCATAGAGTTAATTTGAATGAACTATTCCCTCTTAATTGGGCTAAATTATTAATAGATGTGCCAAATGGCACATTGCCTGATTTAATAGATTTTTATATTAAAATGTATTATGGGACAAGTGAAGCAGTTAGTCAAAAATTAGAAACATACAAAATGCAGCTTGTATCAGATATTGTACATGATATTCAATTATTTCACACGGATGTTCAAAATATGTTTTTTGACAGTGAAATAGGAATATCACTTTCAAAGTATTTTAAAAAAATTAATGACATGTGGATAACAAAAGCTGCAAAAATTAGCGTAAAAATAATGTATTTTGTAGCGGCAGTGCCATTGTTGAATGTTGGTGTAAGTAACATTATAACTCCAACTATAGATGTATTCAAACTAGATTATTCATCAATATTAAACGACGATGAAAAACTGCGTCTTTTTTCAACGTTTTTGAATAATAGGTTTTCAAATATTTTTAAATCATTAAAAAAATGGGATTTTTTAAAGGTTTTAATGGAAATACAGGATTTTTCAGACATAAATAAAATTTTATTAACAACAGTTAATCCTTATTTAACAACGGAAGGATTTTATGAGTTTTACGGCAAACAAAATGAGGAGAATTTAAAGGGTAACTTTATTGTTTTTGACTTCAATAAAAATGTTGAAACTGACGTTGACTTAAATGCAAGTGGTTTTATAATTTTAAATGTTGCAAAGGTGCCATCAAAAGAAGAAGGTGGCACAACCGATGTAGAATTTGCATTATTTAATCCACAAGAATTGTTTGATTATTTAATAAACAATCCAGCAAAAACAACTGCTGATTCTGTAATCAAAAAATATGATCCAAATGACCCAAATTCTAAAGACATAAATATATATGATTTATTTTATGCTTATTATGAACAAGATTTTAAAAATAAACAAAAAGAGGACCCAAAAAAATATACATCATTTGATATATATTTAAAGGAGTTATATTATTCGCATTATAGAAGTATTCATGAATTGCCAGACACTTTAATTCCCGCAACAAGCGAAGGCGATGGAATAATGAAAGTGTTGGAAAAATTAAAAGACCCAACAGAAGTTGTGGGGGATGTAATAACAACGGTAGGTCAAGGAATAGAAGACGTTGGTAAAGTAGTCGTAGATGCAGGAAATGAAATAAAAGAGAGAAAAATAAAAAAAGAATCTAAAGAAGAATCTAAAGAAAAACCAAAATTTACTAATGAAAATATAATTGAATTGGGTATTTTGGGAAAGGTGTTAGAAATAGAGGAAAACAGAAAAAATAACGCAGCAATAATAAAAGCTACGTCAGGTGGATTAAAGTTACCAAAGTATTTAAAATGGGAATATTGGTTTCCAAAAAATGCAGGCACAAATGGAAATCAACAAACAACTAATCCTCAACAAATCGTTCCATACGTAGGCTTGGATATGAAAAATCCAGAGGAAATTTCATTAATAAAGGAATTTTTAGATGGTAAAAATAATGATTTTATTATTGAAAAACAGAAAAAGATAAACCAAAAAGTTATGATTCCTGCACATGGTGAGTTTGAAATTGCATTGCCCAACAGCTATGGGTTTACGTTTCAAAAAGTTAAAGCAATAGATTTTTTTAATATTACGACGATATTGGAATATGTTTTAACTGTAAATGAGTATAAACCTCCAAGCGAAGTATTGGCCGAGTTGCATTTATATGCAATAGAAGACCCGTATATATTTAATAGACTAGGTGCTATAAATATTAGATACAATGGAGAATTTGCAAAAGTCGCCGACAGAATTTTAGATCTTTCAAAAACAGTGAAAGATGATTTTTTTAATTGGAAAAAGGTTCTACCATTAAGATTTTTAAATTTTAATTATGAGGAATTTAAATCAATGTGTAAATCATTATTTAAAAAAGAAAATATAAAAGAAACTATTTTTCCAAAAGGAAGTGAAGATATAATGTTTGAACTATTTAAAAAAGCGTTAAACTTTTCAAAAATATGTTACTCAAATGATGGAAATATAACATTTGTAGATAGTTTTGGTTTTAATATTAACACAAATGAAAAAGTTGTAACTTGTAACAATGAAATAGAATACAATTTTGCTGAAAAATCTTCTGAAATAAAGCAACAAATATTAAATGATATTTTAATGCGACCAGATATAATTCAGTATTTGCACGAACATCATTACGAACTAACTCAAAATTATAGAGACGAACAAATGGAAATGGAATTAGAATATAATAGAAAACAAACAACATATGAAGAAAAATTAGTAACTTCTCCTTTGGTGTCACCAGAAGAAATTAAAAAAGAGGAAATAATAAATGATTTTATTGAATCAAATAAAAAGGCAATAGATGAGGTTCATGATAATATGATTAAGTTTATTATTAAAATAATAGATGAGACGGTTGACCCATCTAAAATTGATTCTGAAATAAAAAAATTAAATGAATATAAACTTTACTTAGAACAAGAGCTTGAAATAAAGATAAAAGGTAATTTTAAGGACATATATGCAATGTCCGAAGACACACCGGAAAAAATTAGTAAAGAAATTGAAAAAGTTAAAATAGAAATAGAGAAATTTATTAAAATAAAAAAAAAAGCGACAGAAATAACTAAAGATGACCTTGATATTTTGGGTAGTGAAATAACAGAATTAGAAAATAAACTAGAACCGTTAAATAATGAAGTAGAAATATTAGGAATTACCGTTAAAAAACTAAAGGATGAGTTGATAGAATTAAATACACCAATTGAAAATGTAGAAAAATTAATAGCTCAGGCAATCCAAACGCAAGATAATTTGAACTCACAAATAAAAGAAAATAAATCATTGGCTGAGAAGAATGGTTATACATTTGTTAAAGAAACTGGTAAATGGGTTTTAAAAAATGGAGCTGAAGAAAATAAGGCTGGTGAAGCAGCTATTGATGAAATTTTGAATGCAGAAAATGAATTAAAAGAAAATGGGGAAACTTTAAATGCGCGCAAAAAAGAATTGGAGGATTTAAAGAATGAAAAATTTCAATCTATTGAATTAAAGAAGAAGGAATTAGACGATAAAAATGTTGAATTATCTTATAAAAATAATGTAATAAAAAAAATACTTGAAGAACTTGCTGCAAAACAAGATGATTTTTTTAAGAAGAGTAATGAATACTACAAAATTGCTCTGTTGCAAAGTTTTGGAGAATCCTTAAAAAAATTGGATAGAAATATGCACATGGATAATGGCGTGAAACGTGCTGTTTACAATTATTTTGATCTCAATAATAAAGTTGACCTTGACTATGGTTTATTAGAAGATGCCGAAAAGAGCGAGTTGAGTGAGATTGATAGTGTTTGTAACCCAAATGGAGATAAATCGGCGGATGAACAAAGAAAAGATGTTATTGAGCTATATAAAAAAACAAAATTTTCAGACAATTTTTTAATAAAATATAGTAAATTATTAACGCCACAAGACATTAATATTCAAGTAAATTTTGGAGATAGTGAATATAGGAAACTAAATTTACCTCCCAAAAAAGAAGATGTATATCTTTCATCATTAAAAGAGAAATTTGATAAAATTAAAGAAAAAAATATACTTATAGAGCACAATGTAAATAACTTTGAATCAGGTTCAGCTGAAATAAAATGTTACGATTCTGATGTAAGTTTAATGAAAGAATATATAAAATTAAAATACGAAATATTTAAACGAATTAAAGTAAAAATTGCAAACAATTATTATGATTACATTAATAACAATGTTAAAATTTATGAAGGATTTATCAAATCAAGAACTGATGGTTTTGTCAGCGAATTAAATGATCTTATTAAAGAAGCAAAAGCTAGAAAACAAATTAGAAATCCTATTCCAGGTCCAGAGATTTTGTTAGGAGACGGAAAAACATACAAAGATTATACCAACTCTCCTGAACAAACGTCAGAAAACTCTAAAGTTCGTGCGACATCATCGGATAACGTACCTATTTCAAACCAAACTAAGGAAGTAAAAGGAGAAGGAGAAGGAAAAGGAGAAAATTTAGTAACAAATCCTGAACAAGCAAATGCGCGACGAGAACAACTGGCAAATGATGTTAAAAACCTAGAAAAACGTGAAGAAAAAATAGCTGCAGATGAAAAACTAAATGAAGAGGAGAAACAATCTGAAGCTGAAACAGAACAAAATAGGCTTAAAAATGCTTATTTATTCGGAGGCAATGACGACTTCGTAGGAAAAATGTTTAACATGTTTAAAGGTTTTGCTGAAAAAAATAAAATAAAAACAACAGGTGGAAAAACATATGGCGATATGACAAAACTGGAGACCGAAGACACTTCAAATCCGTTTGAAGATAATTTAAAATGGTGTAAAGAACGAGCGACTTATTGGTATATGTCCGGAAACGAAATTAAAGTTAATTCAGCTGGAGAATCAGCTGGTCTTAAAGCAGAAGATTTTTACAGGTGTATGCAAAAAAGTTATTTCAAGAGCGTTGCAGATTTTATATGCAATTCAATGATAAAAGCAACAGAGGTTACAGGAGATGCAATTTCAGCCGCTCACACATTGTTTTGCACTGTTCTAGAATCTTTGTATTGGTTAATTTGCACTTGGCCAGCAAATCCATTGGCCTATGTATGTCCAGTTTTATGGGGAATTAAAACAGCATTTTGTAATCAAGGTGCAAAGGCTTTATTAGTTTCAATGTTCACATGTTTTCCAATGTGGGTAAACTATTTTGTTTCAGTTGCATTGAATGATGTTCCGGACAAACCTTATTTTGGAGTTACAATTTTGCGCCTAGTTTTTCTTCATGTCGGTGATACAGTAAACAAATACTATAACAATTCATTAATTGGCTCAGGAAAAAAAGTAATATGTGATATGGCTTTAAGAAGAGTTGGTATAAATGGTATAGACCAATTGCATGCCAATTTAAGAAATAAAATTAAAGATGGGTTGTGTCCAATTGATCCTAACACAAAGGAAAGACCAAATTATTGCGCTAACTTTGAAGAGTCTAATTTTTTTATGTATATAAACATTGGATTACTTGATAAAAGAAGCGGTAAGAATGAAAACGACCCAACACGCGTAGCCGAAGTTTTGGCGGAAATGATGTCAAACATAAATGATAAGCAAAGAGAAAATATAGATAAATTAGGAAAAATAGTGTTTAATAATGATTGCAGTGTTTATTCAAATTATAATATAGTGGATGCATTAATAGCTCAAATGCTGAATCCAACAAACGTTACGCTATTAATGAATGTTATTTTTTGCAATTTATTTGGAATACCTCCACCAACAACAAGCGACTTGTGGTCAGTTTCTTGGTGGGCATCATTTTTATATAAAATGATTTTTCTTTTATTTTCAGACAAATTTTCATCGCAAATTTTGACGCCTATGTTTCAATATATATTGGAAAGACCAAAATTAACAGACTATTTGCTAACACAAATATTTGGAAATTCTTCATACGAACCAAACCAGTACAATAGTCAAAATGGAAATGAAGTAAATATAAATGTTGGGCGTGATGTAATAAATAAAGCAGTTGATGATTTATATAGTAAAGCAACAGTAAATGGTAAAATAGACGTTGATAAATTAAAAAAAGTTGTTGAAATAGAAATTACTGGTGTATTTTATTCATTTTTTAAATCATTTTTTTCAAATATATACGAGTTTTTTAAGAAATCTCAAGACCAACAAATTCCACCATTTGAATTTGAAGCCCTTAAAGATTTTAATAATCAATGTATAAAAAATAAATGTTCTAGCGGTGATTCAACTGTAGATGCACCAATAAATTTTAAAGAACACATGAAGGAATATTTAAGACGCGCAATTTGTGAAATAATGCAAAACCCAAAACTTGGAGAGTTGATTATAAAAAAACCAGAGGATAAATTCTTATTTTTTGATAAAATTTATCAACCGGATAAAGACCCGATAAAGATTTTTTGCAATAACGATGGTTCAGAATTCTACAAAATTTATGATGGGACTACAGATAAGAATACAAAATTTAAAGAATACTTAATAGGTCTAGATGGAAAGTCAGGGTTATTAAAACGATTAAAAGATGCAAAATATGATGATTATTTGCTATCTACCTTTTCTCTACTTCAATTAGATAATAGCACGAAGGATAGAGTTCAAACAGATTATGTTAAAAAATACTTTGTTGGTTTAAGTAAGATGATAAACACTTACATAAAATTTAGACCTCCCTCATTAAAAGAAGCAAAACTCCAAGAATTCTTAAAAAAACAAATAGATGATAATAAAGGCAATGGTGTATATACTAAAGGAATTTATCAATATCTAGAAAAACATGTTTTTAATCAAGAGAATATAGATACAAAAAAACTAGATATTCAGCGTTATATGAATGAAATATTAATTTATCCCTGTGATAATAAAAAACGCCTTGTAGAAATTCCAATTAAAATAAAACAAAACCAAATAGTAGACGGAAAAGAAGTGGAAGTGGAAGAAGACGATATTGAATATGACTGCGTTGATGAAGTTTCAGATAAATATAATGAAGAACAAGATAAAATGGAGAAAACAGTTTTGGAAGGACTTGCAAAGGAGAAGAAAAGTAATCAAATTGAAATAATAAAAAATATATTTCCATTATTAAAAACAAAAATAAGTGAATATGGTGCACAATCATCAAAAAAAACTCCTGCTGAAAATAAGATTATAATAGATGAACAAAATGAAATGCTTGATAAAATAAGGGAATTGGAGAATATATTAAAATTAGATGAAATACAAGATTTAACTTCTGATTATCAAATTAAAAATTTGCAACGTAAAATAATAGAGGAAATAAATGAAATTTATAATAAAGTATCTCCAAAAAGAACTGCAGCAATTGAAGATAATTTAAGAAGATTAGATATAAATGCTTTTGTTGAACAAGTAAAAAATATTAATAAAGAAAAACTTGAAAGAAAAGAAAAAGAAAAAGAAAAAGATGAAGAACTGTTGCAGGAAGAGAAAATTGCTAATGATTATCCAGTTCAAAAACTAATGAGTATGATATTAGAAGAAAACATTTCTTATGATCCTGAAGAGAGAAATAAATTAGATGAGATAATTCAATTGCAAAATAATTTATATTTGGAAGATGACAAAACTGATATAAAAAGCAAAACCAAAAACATAGTGGATAAACTAAAAAAATTTATAAATGATTTATTAGAAAATAAAAAAATCACAATAGAAATGCAAACCAAAATGATGGATTTGGTAAATAAAATAACTGATAAAAATATATTATCAAAAAAAGTTTCTCAAAAAGAAGGTGAATCACTTTGGAAATTTTACACTCCTGAAGATGTTCCTGATTTTTCTGAAGAGAAAGCGAGAGAAATCTACATTGAAAATTTATTAAGGAATTATGAAACAATGTTTAAAACACAAAAAGGAGAAATAAATTACGATTATTTAATTTACGTATACTTAAAAAACTTTATTCCAAATAACGTGTTTGATTACTATGATCATAAAATGAAATTGATTCGTTTATTGAAAGAGTTTAATAATAATCCTAAATATGCATTCACACCAGATGACATTAATACAATTGTTCCATTTGAAGACAAATTGGAGCCAGGATATAATATTTTAAAAACAAAATTGTTTAATTTATTTAAATCAGACAAAGAATTCAGAGAAAAATTACTAAGCAATCTATTAATTCAACAAGATAGCTTGACAGTTGGTCCTCGTTATCTAAAACCAGATAGATATCCACGAGTAGAAATAACAAGCGTGGAAACTGAACATACAGAAGAAAGAATACAAGTTAAAAATGTAGCAAAACCAATTGATTTATTTATTGAACCATATAAAGAAGAATTTGAACACATAGGAGAAAGCGAAATAAAAAATGATAAGTTTGATAATCAGCTAACTATAATTAAAAAAGCAAACGAATTATTAGATGTTTTAAAATATGGGTTGGAAAGGGGAGAGAATGGAACACAAAATAAATTAGATGGTGTTGGTGGATTTGCAATAGTTCCAACAAATGATGGCAATTTTTCATTGATACCAATGAATAAAAAGAAAGACATTTCTAAGTTTCATTATTACATGTATAAACAACAAAAACTAGTAAAAAATGAAAAGGATATTGATTTTGAATCATTGGAATCAAAATATGACACTTATGAAAATTTTTTATTAGGAAAAAAAAGTTCAGAAACAATGATAACTTGGTATGATTGGTTTGCTGGTAAATCGCCTGATATTAGCGATTTGCGTATAACAATGGGGGAATATGAAAATGGATTTCCTCCAATAATAACTGATTTTAATTCAAATCTAGAAAGTTATTTAAAGGTAGCAAATTTTTCTTCTGAAACGTTGTTAAAAAATTATAAAAAAGTTGAAATAACAGATGCAACAGGTGAGAAAAAATGTTTGTGGTTATTAAAAATTGATGTAGAACACTTATCAAACTCTTTTGAAAATTTTAATGTAACTGAATACGCAAAGAAAATACTTAAAATGTGTGATGAAAAATCTAAAATAATAGAAGATGTTAAAAAGGATAGTGGTAAATTAGCTATTAAAACTTTTACAACAAGTTTATTTGGTTCTAGAATTGAAATGACACGTTCATTTGATGGAGAATATCTTAATGATGTAGTAAAATATATTGAATCAAAAGGTATGAAATTTACCTATTTTGAAGATTTAAAAATAACAGGCATAGATGACGATGACGCTCCTGGTAAAAAAGTTAGTTTTGCGTATTTAAAAGATAAATATAAAGATATTCTTACCGAAGAAGATTTGAATCAATTTATAATAAATCTAATTCCAATGTCAATGTTATATGGTAGAAATGGTTATGATGCTGGTGGTGGTTTGCAATTAGTTGTTAACATTTCCAATGATGCATCTAAACCAGTTGAAGTAAATGATGAAATGCGTGATGCAAATAAATTTTTAAATTCAGCACCTATGATTGCACCTTAAAAGCAATAATAATCAATAACAATAATATACAATTCCTTTATTATTTTTGATACTATTTTAAAAATAATATGCTCGCATAGTTCGTTCGGTATGTATTGTTTCAAATAGAATGCGATATATACTATATAAAAAATAGTGCGTTCTATGAACCACTTTAAAATGCGATTATGAAACGTCTGATATAAAGTCCACTGGTTTACATAGCTGCATATCTGAGTGCTATTTTGTTTAATATAAAAAAGATGGATGTCCAAAAGACCCGATAATATGCGATGAAAATTGTTTTTTTCGTTTTTAATAGACACCATATAGTGGATTTTATCTGAGCTAAACAGGTCCAAATAAAGCGTTTTCTTATTTGATTCAGTGGGAAAAATATATGGATTGAATCCGTCGCAATATCGTTTTTTATAAACCATTTTTCCATCTACAATAAAAGGGACAAAACAGGACTTGTAAATAGTGTCAATTAGTTCATCTATACTCTTATATTTGTTTTTAATGATTTTTTTTCCTTTTTTAATGTCATAATAAGTAATATATAAGGAGTTGTATAGTTTTAAATTAAATTCATTTCCGCATGATATTAAAATGCGCTCTTTGATTTTCTCCAGACAAGATTTAAACGCATTAAAGTGGCGAGTTTCTTTAAATTGTTTTAGAAATATATTATATAAATCCGACATCAAATCCATTGCATCTATTTTATATAAGATAGCGCAAATAGAGCCAATGCTGCAACAAGAAATTTTATGCACGGTGACATATTTTTGTTTTTCCATTTCTCTCAAGAAATATAGAGCACCTATTAGATAACTACCATTAAACATTCCTCCGTCTAGAATGAGATTGATATTTTCTGGTTCTGATTTTTTGGGTAAATTTGTAATCAAATTTTGAACGTAGTTTTCAATGATGTGCATTTTAATTGTTATGATTCTTATAAAAGTTCTATAACAATTATTTTAATTTATAACGAGAACCCAGGACCCTAAAATTTTTCATTCTTCATTAGTCTTCTAATAAATGCGCCAGGGTCGTCCTTATTCATTATATAACAGTTAATAAGCTCAGCGGGTGAATAAAAATAGTCTGCAATCTTCTTTAGATGTTTCTCATTAATACATTCTGAATAATACCTTTCATACATTTTCTTTATTATTTCGTGAGAGGCATTATCTAATTTAATTGTTATATCAATGCGACCAGGACGTATTAATGCGGGGTCCAACTTATCATAATGATTGCTGCTAATTCCTAGGATTCTTCCCGGGGTCTCTTTAAGACCATCCCATAGATTCAGAATATCATCTAATGTAATAGGATCATCCTCAAGTGGTTTTGTTACCGCACTTAAAAGCTTATTTTGTTCTTCATTTACTTCAACAAATGTTTGAATTACATCAGCAACATTTACTGAAGACGTCTGGGACAATGATGTTAAATTCAACTTTTTTCCAATATTTGTTCCACTCTTATCATTGATATCTTCTCTCTTCCACACAATATTGCCTAAGCAATCAATATCCTCAATAATGATAATCTTTTTATCAAAACCCACGCTATGCACCTTATTGTTTGAATTGTATCTATCTTCAAAAAAGAAATCATCTAATTGCCTCTTAGTTTTAATAAGCTTCAATGAGAGAATTACTATGTGACGTCCAGTCATATTTGCTAAACATTTGAAAAAAGAAGTTTTTCCGGTTCCTGGAGGACCATGTAATCCTATTCCAAGTGAATATGGTATACCCGTTTCATAATACCATTCCTTGTTTTCAAGAAAGAAGTTAATTTTTCTTAAAACTTGTTTTTGGTTTTCAAAGAACATATTTTTAAAAGTGCGGGTGCTGTCAAAAGGATATTCACTCCAACATTCATACTTGTAATCCTCATATTTAGTTTTAATTAGAGTATAAATAAACTTTTTACTATTGCGACTTTCTTCAATTTTTTTTATATATTTATCTTTCAATTTATTAACGTAATTCTTAATTCCACATGTATTCGTTTCATATGAATAAAGCGTCAACGTAATTTTATCCGTTTTAGTTGTTTTCTTATCTTTTTCACTGCCACCAGAATCTTCAGTATAAAAATCAGCAATTGCATATATATTGAGTTCGGCATTATATAAAAAAGCCTTTTTTTGAGATACAATATACATATCATTGTCTTCATCATGAACGTCGTTTTTATCGCGATATTTATCAAATGTTGTATATAGTTCTTTTAATTCGCGAATTGTTTCATTCTCGTCCATAGTGTCCAAAATATCTGCCCAAAGAGCCTTAAATGCGTCTGTAAAACAAGATGATACCACTGGATAAAGATTATAAGCGCCAACACTAGAACACCTTTTGCCTTCATAAGTGATTGAATATTTTTTATAAAACAAGCTTTTAATTGAGTCGTAAATGTCTATATTCCATGTTCTGTTAAAAGAATTATTTTCGTATAAAACTTTCAAGAGGTAACTTATAGCAACAAATCCTATTGTTGAAAAAATGGCGTCAACAAGTGGATTTCCAGTTTTCATGCGTTGAATGAGAGAAATTTTTATGGAATCATTAAATGTGGTTTGCATTATATCACTTAAATCAAACCCTGGTGGCATTAATCTCGGAAATATATTAAATAGTTAAAATACGTTTAATATATTTTCAATCAGAATTCTTTTTATTCTTCATTGTTTTGTTGTTCTTTGTTGTTCTTTGTTGTTCTTTGTTGTTTTTTTAGCTGTTGTATGTTTTTGAGTTTTGTCTGACAAACGTGGATGTTGATAAAAAAAATTAAAACCGACTGAAGTGTGTTGTTATTTTTGTTAATATGTAATACAATAAACCAAACAATGCACTTGTGAAGCAAAAACCATATAAATTTAAATTTCCATCCTTTGAAAATAATGCGGGAAAAAACTTATACAAGTAGCGTCTAAAAATTGGCAACTGAAACAGAAAATACAATACAGAAATTAAAAGAGGAATTTGAATATCTTCGTATATTTGATCCAAACTATCGCTATATTGGGCTTTTCTATTATAATTCTTAATAATATCTTCATTTTCTTCATATTCAGTAATATAATCACTGTTTGATTGAGGGGGTATGTAATTAGGTTGAACTTGGGGGTCTTGCATGATTCCTTCTATATTGCGAGGAATATCTCTAGATGGCAATTGAGTTGCACCACTAGAACTAGCCTGTTGCAATCCACTGACTATTTGATTAATTGTTGTTTGGTCTAAAGTAACTCCGGCTCCGGTAGTAGATTGAACTGGTGTGGAAGATATTTTTTCATTAGCAGTTAAACTAATATTTCCTCCTATACTTCCTCCGCCAGTTGGGTCGGTTGGTAAATCCATTATACTTGTTGTGTCTGACATATAATTATTATAAGAATGATTTGATATAATAATTACGCAAAATCAACTTTTAAGAAAAGGTTGCGCAAAAAGCAAACCTTTAAAAAGTTGCAAGAATTAGTGGTTTTTTAATAATTTTTCAAAAGTATTTATTACATTGAGACCTTTCTCTTTTGAACGTCGCATTTTGTTGTTACAGGAGTGAATTTATAACACTTGTCTTGATGTTTGTAAATCTTGTCTTCTATTTCATACATAGGAGGTGCTTTAAATACTATGCAGTTTTTACCTTTGCAAACAGTTCTAAATAATGTGGCTAGACCAAATCCTAATAAAGCCGACATTATATATTTACCGCTTTGCGTGTGAAGAAACCTTGTGAGGTGCATATATATAATGCTTTATATTTTAAAATTTCACTAAGTTTGCACTGGAACAGTTTTTATTTGCGAAGCGTCCGCCGGGCACTTTACTTCGGTTGCGTTATATGTAAAACAATTATCAGCATTGTCCTTGTATTGAACTTTGCCAATATTCTCTGGAGTTGGATAAACATATACTGTTTTTAAATCCGGACCCCAGATATAGACAAAGAATAAGCCAATTGCTAAACTAATGATGAAAGTTGTAATGTCAATGAATTTTGTAATCATGTTTTATAAATACTGTTTATATTATTTTTTATTTACCAGCAGTAACTATGTATTTTTCCTTTGTATTTGGGTTCATTGCAATTAGGTCACCCTTTACCAGTTCAATCTTAAGCCCTAATCTATGGGCTTCTGTTGCGGCCATTGTACCGTCTGGTAGAAGTTTTGGATGAATTGTTATTTTTGGCAAAGGTTTGTCTTCGTCTGAATCTTCGTCCTCTGAGTTGTTGTCATCGTCAGAATCTTCATCTTCAGATTCGGATTCAGATTCAGGAATCTGCTCTTTTAATGCAAATTTTGGTTGCTCTTTTAATTTTGTAAAGTCGGGTTCTTTTTCTCTTATATCAGGAATGGCAGAAGTTATTGCTTTTGTATTACGAATTGTCTTCCTTTGAGAGAACTTTTCAAGTCCCGTCTTCATTGATATTATTTTTTGACCATGTTCACTAATATCCCATTCATGATCTTCAATGGATATTGGTATTTGAATTAGATGATATGTATTATCATCCTCATTATATTCAACTCCATTATAAGAATAAGTATTCTTTAAAATTTCATTGACTCTAGGTTGCATTGTTGTATTATATAACTCAACCGCATCAATAATAAATTGGGTGTTTTGAGTTTTTTTATACTGTTGTATCATTGCATTAAAGTTGTCTAAATTGTTGTAAAATTCCAGTTTAAGTTTTTTAAGTTCTTCCTTTTTCTCAACATTATCCACTATGTTAAGATATTGTTCTAAAGTAAATTCGTATATTTTAGTAGCATCCGCGACGTCTTCTTTAATTTTATCAAATCTTGCAACAGCGGTAGTTGCTGTAATATAGCCAAATAGCAAATCATTCTTGTCTAAAATGATAAGACGTTTGTAATTGTCTATTTTTTCTTCGTCATGGCGAATATCTTCAGTAATATCAAGCACAATACCTAAATTTATTTTTATATCTAAAGGGCATGGAGTTTTTCTATCACCACATAATGCAACATATTGTCGTTCGTTATTATTAGTCTTAGTTGAGAATATAGAGCCAACTGGCCTCTTGCAATTGATACATTTGTGTTTTATTTTAGCATATTCATTTCGTTTCTCTCTCCAACTTAATCCTGGTAAATTTGATATCTGGATTTTCTCCTTTTTTATATTAGCTTCATATGCTGCTTTAAGTTTGAAATACGTATTTAATCCGTTAATAAACTTTTTCTTTTCTTCCATTTTCTCCTCATTTTTGTAACTCATTCTATATAGATTATATTTATATTTTTATATATTTATTTTTATTAGAAATAATATCATATTCCGTTTCCCAATGAGGAAGACCAGTGATTAATTCTTGATGAGCGCGTTGCTTTGATTCTTGAAAATTTTGTATCTTAGATAAAATATATTGTTGCTTTTGTCTATTTCTTATTTCTTTTTCAACAGGCGTCAATTTACCTTTGTATTTGAAAAGCAATATTATGCCTAAAATGACAAAAAAAACTATTCCAAATGATATATTTATTAATAAATTGTTGTAATTATTCTTAAAAATTCTACATTGCTTTAATGTTTCGCTTAAAAAGTATTTGACTCCGGGTTCTATCAAAGTGGGTTTAGTAAAATTGTCAAAGTTCATAATTATTCCTTATAATTTACTTTTATAATATCAAAATAAATTATACATAATATCTATATGGACGCTTCTTATCTTTCATTATTGATATTTATCTCAATTACACTTTTATATTATCTTGTTTTCAAACCAAAATTAAATTCAGCTGTATTTGACGATAAAAGTGGTCTAGAATACTCTGCATATAGCAGCAAAAATAATGTTTTTTTAACTTGTTATTTTATTCTGGTTATTATTACTCAAATAATTATGAATTCAAGTGTTCTTGTTAGCACTTGTGGGGGTAGTATTACTCAAAATATTGGTGCAGCATTTTTATTGACTATTATACCATGGTTCTTTATTTTTGGAATTGTTATTGTAGCTTTAATGATATTCCCTGGCTTTAAATCAGCGTTTTCAAATGTAATTGGATATTTTGCTGTAGCAGGAACTGCGAATAATGTTTTAACCGAATTGTTAGTTAACGTAGATTTAAATCAAGCTATAGATGATTCAACAAAAGGAAATGTAGAGAAAAACAAGAGTCTTAAAGACGCTGCAGAAGCAATCATAAAGTTATGTGGAAATATGTCAATATTAATAAATCAAATTGTTCCTGGTAACTTTACAGAATACTGGTCAATGCTAGTTCCATTAATGAAAGACAAATACCAGGCTGGAGCACCAGAGTTGAAGCAGCAATTATTAGATGCAGTTGTAATGAGAGATAATATTGGTGAGGCGATGTGGTATATTTACACTGCAATATTATTAATATCTGTTACGCAATACAATATAATGAAACGTGGATGTGTAGGCGATTTGGCGACAATGCAGGCAGGTCACGACAAATATTTAGAACAAGAAGCTGCAATTAAAGCCAAAACAGAAAAGGCTGAATCAACTGTATACACTTATTAATAACCTTTCAAAAAGGTTGTACCAAATTTGTGTAGAGAATAAATAATAAATATTGAATAATAAATAAAATGTTAATAAAATATGTTATTTATTTTGGCACCTCCTTTCAAAAAGGTGGTGGTTTAAAATAATGTTTGCCTTGACAAGTAATACAATACAAACAAGTAAGAGAGAATTCCTAAAATAATTGCTAAAAGCCAAATAGGAAGGATTGTTTTGTTGCGATAACCAATGCCAAATTCGCGAATACTTCCGTCATCTCTATATAAGAAACTGGGTTTTCCAATTTGAATTGTTATGAATATGACTAAAAATAATAAAACACTAACAAGAGTGGGATTTTTTGCAATATAGGAACGATACATTAATATATAATAATATATAATTTGTATATTATTATTCTTCTAAAACTAGTATTCATCCTACTTAAATATATATATATTTTGTCTAATCGTGTTCCTCCCAATCATCTTCGCCTTGTTCGGCACCAAAATAGTCTTCACCAGCATCATCTCCATTAAACCAACCAATGTCATTTTCTTCTCTCTCAATATCGGCGACTGCATCTGCGTTTTCCACATAATCTTCTAAATATTGGTCTATGTTTTCATCAACAACATTCTTATTTTTTCTCAAGGACTTTTCAATATCAGCAATCTTTTCCATATATTCTCTTTCATCGTCATAAGTCTCCTTCACGTATGTAGTTAGACCTTTTTGAAGACCCTTGCTCCACGCACCCAATTTATTAATTTTTAAAATAGTATCAGCATCACGCTCTTCGTCAGTCATTGCTTTTAATCTATCTGTGAACGTATCTTTCTCTCTTTCTTTGGATTTGAAGACTACTTCCATTACCTTATCGTAGGTTAGGTCTACAATGTCCTTGTGGTTAGACATAATGGTTAAAAATGAGGATAACATTTTGGCAGTTCTAGTGCGCATGTCTTTGATATTTCCAAGCAATACCGTTGCGACCGGTTTGGCAGACAAATGCAGAGAAGTTTCCTCCAAGTCCTCAACGGTAAATACATCAGACTCTTCTTCACCTATTTCTCTCACCAACATGTTTTGGTCTTCTGATAACTTCTTAAATTCAAGCAACACTTGCAAAAAATAGTTCTCAAAAAGCATGTCACATGTTCTTTTATCAAACACCGAATAAGTTTTTGAACCTTTGTAATAAATATCGCACATATAAGGAGTGCTTAAAGAAATCTGTAACAAATTCTTGGTTGTTTTGGGAATAGTAGTGAGAATCTTGGATAAAACCTTGTCTCCGTAAAATGGCCTCAAACTTTTGTAGTACTCGTTTATAATTGTGCGTATATCATTTGCGTGATTCTTTGATAAACCCCAATAATTTGGTATCTGAATTGAATTTTGATAATCAACCTTGTTTTTGATAATGTCGGGGAATATGTTTAAAAAGTTATGAATGTAGTTTTTAATGAATTCAATGGAATTATATGTGGCTTCATCAGAAATAGAATTTTTCATAGACTCTTCTGAACTCGCACCCCACTCCATTAAAGTGTTAAGAAATACTTTTATATCGTTGTTTACCTTCTTTGTTAATCCAGCATTTTTACTAATAAATTCAACCACTTCTGATTTCATTTCCTTGTTTACGCGACCAAGATAATTTTTCAACTTTCGCATTTCTTCAGTATCATCAGTTACAGCAATATCAAATGTATCAAGTGCTTCGTCCAAATTTTGCACCAATGATGCAGGAACAACGGTTTCGTCACCCTTTGAGATTTCCTCAAGAATATTGCGAAGCTGTTGAACTTGAGTTATAACAGGCGTGTCTACATTAATATTAACAATATTCTTTCTATTAACATATTGCAGTAGACGTGTGAGAGAACTGGTATTGTAGTTTTTTCCTTCTTGTTTTAATTTTCTAATTTTTTCGCTAATAGAAACAATATTTGAAAAATGTTCAGGTTTTCCACCGCAAATTGCATCTAGTTCCTGACTAATTGGAACAATAGAGTTAAATTTGCAAAATATAATAAATGCGCGGTAAATAGTCTCGTCATTATATTGGTCACTCAAAGGAGCGTAAAAGTTCTTAGAATTATCTTTACAAAAAAACATAGGCGCTTTTGCAACAGCATTGATGTCTTCAATAATATAAGATAAATCGCGAACAATGTTATTATAAACTACAATTTCTGGTTCTTCATCTGCAAAATATTTAATTGTGCTAATATTTCCTTTTTCACTACAACAAGCATTTTCCAAAAAAGGTTCATTAGATGCATTTTTAAGAAGAGCATTGCGTTTTGTTACAACTTTTTGAATTTGTTCTTGGATTGCAAGAGAGAAAAATATAATCTTTGACTGTATAACCAAAATTTTCTCTCTTTGACAAGTTGCACCACTCTTGAAATCTTGTAAACATTGTCTTTTAAACTCTTCGGAAATGTTTGTAATAGGTCTCAATTTGAATGGAACCAATGGAGGTAAAAACTGAATCCATTTTCCTAGTTCGTGGTCTGTTGGAATAGTCCCATCATTTGGATTAGCTAACATATATTCTAACTTTTCTTTGCATTTTTGCATTACATCCACGTTTGAAAGATAATAATTGTCTATAAAAGATTTAATTTTATCCGCAACAGTAGTTTCTTTAAGTCCCATTAATGCAGACCATGGTTGAGCAGTAGCATTTCTTATTTTATAAGCAATGCATGATAAGTATTTTAAACTAGATAAATCGCCTGAACCTTCAAAAGGGTATCCAGTGAAAGAACGAACACACCCAGGGAAGGTTTTTCTTGTTTTAATTGATGGAATAGACGTCTGAACGCCAAATAGAAATGCGCCAAGAATCAAATATAAGATGGTGCTGTTATAAATGGCAATATAAGAAGGTAGTTTTTTACCCTTTTTAGCCTCTTCTTCTACGCGTAATTTATGGTCCGCTTCGGAAATAAGTGCACCAGCAGAAATGGTGTCAGATGCAATTTTAATCATAAAATCCTTTTGGTCATCTATATTAATTCCCATATTTTCAGCTAATGCTGAAATCACGTTAGACATCATTTTTGTTTCAGGTGTAGTGTATTTCTTTATGACTGGCTTTAAAGACGAACTCAAGATTGCATCACCTGCATCTTGTTCCATAACCTCCCGCGTTTTTACTTTGTAACCCTCTTCATAACCTTCATCAACGTCCAAATCGCGACGACAAATAATATAACCGCTGTGCTCATCAACCCAAGAATCTCCATCGTCACTCAATTTACCGCTTTCCTTAATAATTTCATCCATTCTTCTAATATAATTGTCATTATCCTCAATATAACACGAAGCCAATGAATATAAAAAGTTGGGCAGCAATTTAACGTTTGTTTTAACACAATATCTCCAATATTTCCAATGTTCATCTCCTTTTGCGGAGTCTGCTTCATTTGGTTCTCTCGTAAAGCGAATTGAAAATTTTACTATATCATTTTGCCTTTTACTCATGTTTGACTGCCCCAAAATCAGGTCTCTCAACTTGATGTAAGGTGATACTAAAATGTCTGCATCAATATCAACTGCTTCAGCACCAATTTTATATTGTTGTGCATTATATTTATAAGTTTGTGTGTGGTGTATTTCATGTAACTTATCTATAATGCTCAAATTATAGTCTAAATTTTGATTTAATAATTCCTTTAATTTATCCTTGGAAAGCTCATATTTTTTATCAAACTGACTTACAATTTCTTTCAATGCATTTTCAGTAATATGTTTCTTATTTAAATCTTGCGTTTCACAAAGCGTCTTATATTTTTTATCAACTTCAATACAATCATTTTGAAACTCACATAACAAATTTTTATTGGATGTTACTGTTTTCTCATCAATTGTATTGTCAGTTACCCATCTGTTATTACTTCGTTTAAAATAAACAATTTTATCTTGGGCGTTGTCATAAACCATGGCAAAATCACCGTCAACTACACGTTTCATTCCATTAATCAATGTTTCAGCAAGTCGTGGCGCATCATTGGTAGAAATCTTATTTTTACTAATTAATTTTTGAACTAAGAACTCATAAAATTCTTCAGGAGCCATTGCAATTTGCTCTTTTTGATAATCATCTAACATGCCATACATGGTATCATCAAACTTTTTATCAAAATAAGTTATTTTATTATTATCTGCTGCAACTTCTTCAAAAGTTTTATATTGTTTTGCAATTACAATACTTATGCATTTGTTATCCTTTTCTTCATTTTTAATCTCCATATCTAATTCATCTTTATCCTTTTCAATATTCTCAATAATAGAACTAATATTTTCTGGTAACATTGTACCAATGTTAGCAAGCGCTAGAGCATTATCAAAAACATTAGAAAAATCAATGGTTTTCATTCTCCAAAGAAGTTCTGAATTTGATAACTTCAATTGAGTTTGTTCATAATCATATGAATCAATAAACACTTCTTTATTTATCTTTCTATCAGTTATTAATGAGAGAATATAATTAGAAGATGGTCGGTATCCTGTGTTTGCCAGGCGTTTTTTTAATAATGAAAAACTTTTCTCTCGTTCTTTAAAGTTTTTGTTATATTCTGAAATTTTATCTTGTAAGAATGATTCAATATCCTTGTATTGCATAAATGTTAAATCGTCTGTATAAATTAAGAATGGTTCCAAATATCCGACAACATCATGCAATGATAATTTGCCATTAATGTATTTCTTCATTAAATTGAATAAAACGCGCGTTTTGGGAACTATTTTTTGAAGGAACTCTTTGTAAATTTCATAATTTGTTAGACCGTCCATTTTTTCATTTTTGACTAAGACGTAATTTTTGATATTATTCACAAACTTTTTCTCCGAAAAATCAAGGTCTGTTTCAAAATCATCTACGTTCACTCTATTTACGCGTGCATCATCATTCAATAGTTGCCAATAATTAATAAATGTGTTGTTCAAATTAGATTTATCAAGAATGTTTGTTTCCGGCAAGTTAACGTGAGAGAAACGGATAACTGGCTCTGGAAGAGTTAAAATTGATTTTAGTTCTAGAACGTCAGGTTGGGTTATATTAACACGATGTGATATCATTTTACTGCTAGTTATTTGTGTTGCATCTAATCTATTAACTCCCAAGTTATAACGTTGAATGACAAATTTTTTTGTTTTAATTATATCATTCTCTGCAATAGATGAGTAAAAATCGCCCAAATTATCAATAATTGCATTTACATCATTTACGATATGTATATCACTTATAATATCAAAGGTTGCTTCTGCGTCGGTTTGCTGAAATGGTGTCAAATAAGGATTAATCTCGGATATTAAATTGAAGTATTTATTTTGGTCTGATGGTGTATCATTGGATTTATATCTGTCAAAAATTGTTTTCATTTCATCAATGTCTTGGTCTATTGTTAAAGGTATAATGTCGGGGCTTTCAGAAGCGTCTTCTTTTGAGCTAATATTATAGACTTTTTTAATATTTTTAGCAACTGGAAGAAGCCAAAACAACATATTTTTGAATGTAGTCAAATTTTTAACCAATGGCTTCCATGAAACTGTTTTTGTAATTGGACCAATAACATTACCATATTCATCTAATTTAGAAAACTCTGAACGCAATTGTTTGAATCTTTCAATCATAGTGTGAATATTATTTAATACAGCTCCGGTTCTTTGAACATTGGGTATATTAGACAACAATTCATTTAATAAATCATCAGTTTGAGAATATATATTGAAACGTTGCTGAGCCTGGTCAACTTCAACATATTGAGTGATGGCTTCTAATTCTTCACCAATTTTAATTTCATCAGCTCTGACAATAAACTCACGAACAGTGTCTTTTATGTCATTAACAGGCAAATTATAAACTGTGTTCGCATTTTCTCTCTTGTCATCTTCAGCAAGAGATACAATTGAATCATCTAAAGACTCATCGCTTTCAGGCATTCCCAAGTTTTGTCCGACCATTTCTTTCTCTTTTTCTTTAATAACAATTTGTTCGGGTTTCTCTCTTATTTCAATAGTTTCAATTGGTAAATCAAGCGGAATTCCTTTGTAACCAAAGTTAATATATAAAATATCATTATCAGGATATGTCTTGATTTCAATCATATCTTCTTCTAGGTTGGTAATTTGACCTGTAATTACTACAGGAGTGTCGCCTCCAAAATAAATATTAATCCATGTATTAGGAAGAAGGTTATTTTGTCTTGCATATCCAAGTTTATCATTGCGGTCAATTAAAGCTATGGATGTTATTGAACCGTCACCGAGCGTTCCATCTTCATTTATCTTCAACTTGGTTGTAGTTAAATCATTTACGTTTATCAAATTAATTTGGTTCTTATCAATGTAATCAATAACAAAGGTGTTGTTATTTAATATTTGGTTTGAAGGAGCTTGAAGTCTTATAACATCAGATAATTGAAGGTTAACTGTTTGAGACTCAGGAGCTTCTTCAACACCTTGGGATTCTATGGGTGATGACATTATTCCTATATTTATTATAGAAATTTTTATGATTGTGATAACCGAAATGAAAAAGGAAAAAAAGCCAACTATGCCAAAAAATAAAAAATATTGGTTTAAAGAGAATATGCAATAAAATGTATTAAATAATGACTCATAGCATTCGTCAACCAGTTTATTCCTTAAATGAAATAGTTGGGTTTTCAGATATGTTACTAAATGAAACTGTTGGAGAAGACTTTCAAAACAAGATACGTGTTAAAATGGCAGAATATACTAGTAAAAGCAATAATAAATACAAGGTAATTAGATATGACAAGGAAATGTTAGCATCTGATATTATTCTTAGCACCGGATTATTGCGGTCAGTTATAATAAATAATAAAAACAAAGTTGTTAGTTTTGCACCACCTAAATCTATATCTTATGATTTATTTAAAAATAAATATTCGGATAAGTCCGAGAACATTGTTGCAGAGGAATTTGTTGAAGGCACAATGATTAATGTTTTTTGGGATGAAACCTCAGGATTATCTGGTTCTTGGGAAATTGCCACACGTAATACGGTTGGTGCAGACGTTAGTTTTTTCAAATGCAAGGAAAAAACTCCAACTTTCAGAGATATGTTTTTGGAGGCAGCAAAAAAAAATAATTTGGATTTGAACATGTTAAACCCAATATATTGTTATAGTTTTGTTTTACAACATCCAGAAAATCGCATTGTTGTCCCTTTTAAGACCCCACAATTGTATTTGGTGGAGATTTATGAAATAGTGCAAACTGAAGGTGGAATAGTGAACGTTTTTTCTCTTGATTTAAATATTGTTAAAGAGGTTGGTTATTGGAACAACACAAGCTTAAAGTTTGCACAGGTTTATGAGTTTACAAAATACGACGATTTAAAGGATAAATTTGCAAGCATGAACACGTCGTATGAAGTTCTTGGCGTTGTTATTAAGAATAAAGCCACTGGTGAGCGTTGCAAGATAAGAAATCCTGTGTATGAATATGTGAGGCATTTGCGAGGAAATCAACCAAAGACTCAGTATCAGTATTTGGAATTGAGGAAGGAAGGAAAAGTCGGAGATTTTTTGAAATTTTATCCAGAGAACAGGAAGGAATTTTCCTATTTCCGAGATAGGTTGCATGATTTTACAAATGCATTGTATCAAAATTACATTAGTTGTTACATAAAAAAAGAGCGACCTTTGAAGGAATTTCCTGACCATTTTAGAACACACATGTTCCACATTCACAAGATTTATACCGATGAATTGAAGCCAAAGAATGAGTATGTTAATAATACAGTTGTAATAAACTATGTAAATAGACTTCATCCCTCTTTGCAAATGTATTCCATGAACTCGTGTTTGATAAAACGTCGCGTAGATTTTATCAAGGTTGATTCTACTATGGATTAATTTGGATCATTTAAACGTCCAAGTTTTTTTCAGAAAAAAAATTGAAAAATTTTTCAGAACTTTAGTAACCCTAATACAAACCCAAACCCAGTCATAACAATGACGACGATAACTAGGTTCCCTCCGGAGCCTAATGGATACCTGCACATTGGTCACTGCAAATCTTTATTGATAAATTACGGTGAAGGGAATTTGTGTCATTTAAGATTAGATGACACAAATCCATCAACTGAACGCGAACTATTTGTAAGCGAAATAATGCGCGATATGACTTGGCTTGGGTATGACCCGGGCGTTGTTACGTATACGTCAGACTATTTTGATAAATTGTTTGATTTTGCTTGCATTTTGATTAAAAATGGATATGCTTATGTTGACTTTTCCGCACCAGACGTAATTAAAGAGGAAAGACGTTCTGGAATTGAAAATGTTTACAGAAACATGTATCCGGACATTCATTTGGCGGAGTTTGAAAACATGAAGAACAAAAAATACGCTTCTGGTGAAGCAGTTCTTCGTTTAAAAATAGACATGTCCAATAATAATTATACATTAAGAGACCCAATTGCATACAGAATAAATTATTCTCCGCATTTCAAAACTGGGGAGACTTGGTGCATATACCCATCGTATGATTATAGCCATGGCATTGTTGACGCTCTTGAAAACGTAACAACGTCATATTGCACAGAGGAGTTCTACATTCGGCGCGATTTATATTATTGGAGCGTAACAACTTTAAACAGCTTGGGTTTTAGTTTGCCTGCTGCAAATGTGCACGAGTTTGGGAAACTCACAGTTGAGAACAACACTCTGTCTAAAAGAAATATTAAAAAATTAATTGATGATGGTGAGGTGTCAGGTTATGACGACCCCTCTTTACTTACTGTGAGAGGCATGCGCAATCGCGGATATACGCCAGAAATAATCAAAGCTATTGCAAAATGTTCTGGGCTTGGTAAGGTCAAAACAGTCGTGTCTATGAAACTTGTGCATCATTTGTTGATTGCTCATTACAACCCAACCGCGATTAGATGTTTTGCGGTTATAAACCCCATCAAATGCGTTATTACAAATCTAGAGGAAGAAAAAGTTTGCAATCATCCACACATTCCGAATAGTCCTGAACATTATCATACCACGACAATAAGCAGAGAAGTCTACATAGAAAATGACGATTTCAAATTGGAACATGACGATGACTACTATCGTTTATCTCCAAAAAACAAAATGGTCAGACTTAAGTTCTATGATATTGTGAAATACGAAGGCTGCGCGGACAATGTTGTGCATGTATCTGCGTGCAATTTAAAAAAGGACAAATCCGTTAAAGCGACAATTCATTGGCTTTCTGTGAATCATGCTGTTCCAGCAAAATTTATATTTATTGACACAGAAAATCCACTTGTAAAAACTATTCATGATGGGTTTGTTGAAAGCTATACATTGGAATGTGGTGATGACGTTGTATTTGAATTTGAAAGAATTGGTTATTTTAAGCTATTACATAAAGATGAAAATAATGTTCCGCACTATTTGTGTATTGTATATTTGAAATAATTAGAAAACAAAAAACTTTGTAAATATTGTAACTAGTGTATTTTTTGTTTTATAAAGGGTCTAAAATGACATAAAGCTTTAAAAATATAAAATGAATAATAAAGATGTATTTTTATTCATTTTATAGACGAATTAAAAGTAATATTCCAATTGTTAATTTGCTTTTGTCGTCTTCAACCTTGACGTTACAGTTGAATGCAATTTATTTATAAAAACAAGAAGGAAACAAGAAGGAAATAAGAAGGAAACTAAAAAAAAAGAACTATTTATAAACTAACTGTTCAAATTTTCTAAAATTTGTCCTTAATCGCAGCGTAAACAGTAATAGCATCTGCAATACACTCCTTCAAGTTTTGCTTAATTGCTTGTTTTTCAAGCTCTTCCTTATAAGCGATGCGAATAATACTATCCGCGTCATGAGGGTGCATTTTCTTGAACCCACAAAACGAAAGAGATTTCGTTCCCTCATAGAATTTGGAATACAAGAAATACTCCAGCACCTTCCCAATTGTGTAATCCTCATTTTCAAGTATAACGTCATAACAATTTTTCATGGTTGATTGAGAAGGATTAATCTTCAAATCATCGGTTTCAATTATGGTGTCAATTGCTTCCAATTTTTCAACTAGAATATCGCAAGCCTTGCGAATAATTTCTTGGTTTGTAAATACACCAATTGTTTGAATTGTAAAATCAAAGCTGTCACGCTTAACAACCCGTTGTCCATCCAACAAACGCCAGTTAGTGGTCTCAAATACAATTTCTTCCTTGGTCATGCCCTTGTCTTTCCACTCTTGGGCCTTCTTTGCAAGAATTTCCTCAATATGAACATCGTCTTGAGTAAATCCATATGTGCAAGTAGAAACCGCGTTGAACATTCCGTCATTTTTAGCAGTTGCAATTGAGAACTCGCAAGTAAAATGCAATTTTTCGCCTTGGATTTCATCGGAAATTTTAGGACGTAGTCTAGCAAAATCAATGTAATAACCAGTCAATGAATTTGGTGGAAATATACTCTTTTGATCTTTATCTTTTAAATATTCATTTGTAGTCAAATTTTTAATCTTAAAGTGTTCAGTTGTTACAAACATAATGGTATCTGTAAGATTTTCTACATTTACCTCAACAAGGTAATTTTGAAGTGGCATTTTCAAATCAGAAATATGAATTGGAATACAACTTAATCTCTGTTTAAGAATCTCATTATTTAAGCGAGTTGTATTTGTAATAATCGTACATTTATTTTGTTCATTTGGACTAGTTTTGAAAACAACTGTTGGGATGTCAGACAAAATTGTCCTGCGAAGCCCGTTCGCTAAACTTACATTCACATCTCTCAACGTAAATGACAAGGTATCACCGTCTTCTTCTAACTTTTCAATGCGTGGGTTCATTCTATATTATACTAAATAAATACTATTTAATATATTTAATCAATTTTTTTAAAAATGAGTTAAAATAATAATCCAATAAGCTTAATATAGATTAATGAGTTCAATTCTCTATTATAGTAATTTTTGCGAGCATTCTAAAAAGCTTTTGCAGACTCTTTCTAAAACTCAGGCAAGCAAAGATATTCATTTTATATGTATTGACAAAAGAACCAAGGGTCCTGATAATAAAATTTATTTAGTTTTAGAAAGTGGTCAAAAAATTGTTATGCCTGAAAATGTAACAAAGGTTCCTGCTTTATTACTATTGAATAATAATTATCAAGTTCTTTATGGCGATAACATTTATAATCATTTAAAACCGGCACAAGAAGTTATTACTCGCCAAGCAACAAGTAATAATATGGAACCAATGGCGTTTTCTTTAGGAGGAGGTTGTGTTGCATCCGACCAATATAGTTTTTTAGACATGGATTCAGAAGAATTAAATACAAAAGGAAATGGTGGAATGAGGCAAATGCATAATTACGTTCCGTTGAATTATAGTGATACAATAAGCACGCCAACTGATGAGCACGATTATAAACAAAGTAGAAGTGCTGGTGGACAGGAAATGACAATTGAAAAGTTGCAACAAATGAGAGAACAAGAAATTGCCGGATTGACTGCAAAGAAATAATAAATAATATAGGTTAATAACTTAAAAAAATAATAAAATAACAAATATAATGGCTACGCAATCAGCAACATTATTAACCGCTTTTAATGATCATTTTATGGAATTTGTTAATGATATTATAAACGTTTTTCCAGATGATATTGATTTAGCAACTGCAAAAAACTCTTTTATTTTGATTAGAAAGGCCAATCCTAAAATGATTATAAAGATTTGGCAACAGTTTGTTGTAGAGAATTATAGTGATGCAATTGACAAGGATGATATTAGTTTTTTTATTAATAAGGACTATTCAGCAGATTTATCAAAAGCGGAAAATTCGGATAAAATAATGGAGGCCATCAATAGATTGAGAACACCTGTTAAAATGATGAAACAAGAAGACCAGAAAAAGGTAATGAAATATATTCAAAATTTAAAGAAGATTTCAACATTGTATCATACTATGGCATAAATCAACCTTAAAAAGTTGTTCAAAATATTAAATTCTATTTAGTTTGATTTAAAAAAATAAATTTATATCAAACATATAAATAATGTCCGAAACAGAAGAGCGCACGATTCCAGAAGAGTTTACCAAGATTATTAAAGACTTTATTTCTGATATTCTTATTACATTCCCGGAATATCTTCCAATAATTGATAAATGGTGGAAGCCTCAAGACTTCTCTCATGTAGAGGATATTGAGGCTCGCAATAAAGCAGTTTGTTTAGACGCTCAACAAAAAATGCAAAGTTTATTTGACCATTGTGTGCGAGTTTTCCCCGAACGTTTCTTTGATATTTTATATCAAAAGACGGAAATTTTTGATGATGATTCTCAAGTAAATACTGAGTTTTTGCCTGGAATTAGTTTTAAATACTTATGGAAATGTGACATTAGTGACAAGACTCGTGAAACAATTTGGAAGTATTTGCAAATGGTATTAATCTGTATAATTGGAAGCGTTAAGGATAAATCGGCGCTTGGAGACACCTCACAATTATTTGATGCAATTAATGAGGATGAATTTAAGATTAAATTGGAAGAGACTCTTGGAAATATGCAAAACATTTTTGAGAATATGTCACAGGAAGAAGGAACTGCAGCCGGTGAATCAAGTTCTGAATTTAATATGCCTTCTGCTGATGACATTCAAGGCCATTTACATAGTATGATGGGGGGAAAGTTGGGAGATCTTGCTAGAGAAATTGCTGAAGAAACGTCGCAAAATTTAAATATGGATATGGAAGGTGTTACCGATGTAAAAGACATATTCCAAAAACTTTTTAGTAATCCAGGAAAGTTAATGGGTTTAGTTAAAAACGTTAGCGATAAACTTGATTCAAGAATGAAGTCAGGAGAGATTAGCCAGAATGAGCTAATGACTGAAGCAAGTGAGATGTTAAATAAAATGAAGAATATGCCTGGAATGGGAAATATTCAAGAAATGCTAGGTAAGATGGGAATGGGAGGAAGAGGAATGGGAAGAGATGGCGGGTCTGGTGGAATGGATATGGGCGATTTAGCTGCGATGGCTGGTATGGCTGGATTAGGAAGAAATACAAAAATTAATACTAACGCGATGAAGCAACAAGCAGATAGACTTTCAAAACAGGAGGCTTTTAGGAATAGAATTAAGAAAAAAATGGAAGCCAAAAATCTCGCTCATTTGGCAGCTGCTTCTGCCTCGGTAAATACACTTCAAGAACAACAAGCTACGCAAATAACAGATGAAGAATTAATTGCAATGTTTGGTTCAGAGGGTAAGACTGAACGAACTCCACGAGTATCCAAACCAAAACCAAATGATTCTAATGTTAAAAATAAAAAGAAAAAAAAAAATAAGACTTAAGAAAATTTAACGCTTGTTAGTAATATTTTTTTTTGTTAAAACTTTACCAAATAACATGTATAATACAACAAATAAAGCTACAAACCCTTCAACAATATTTTGAACCATGTTCATTTGAATAAAGTAATTGTCACTTCCATTTTTGTCAAGTGTTTCAATATAATAAAAACGAATGGCTGTTAAAAGGTGGCTAATAAAAAATAAAAATAATAATACTGCAAAGCAATAATTAGTTTCTGAAATAGATATTATTACTGAAAATAAAAATAAATATAGAACTCCTTTTAATATTGGACCTAAACCTTTAAAGTCTGGTCTCCCGTTATTGTCTTCAAAAATTCCAGAATAATATTTCAATTTTCTACCTTCTTTATTTACAATATCTGGCATGTTCATTTGTATATAATATATTAATATTATATATAAAATTAATAAAACACTATGCAGTTATTTCTTGAATAAAACGTATAAAACAGCAATTAATGATAAAACTCCACCGATTATATTATCGTTAACTATTGTTTTTAAAAACTCATCATCTTCACCGTATTCTGTTAACGTGTCTATGTAATAAAAACGAACACCGTTTAATATGCATCCAATAAAATAAATAAAAGCTACTAAAGCTACATACTTATAGTTTTTTGATACAGAATAATATAATGCGTATGATATAAAAATATACTTAGAAATTAATGGAAAAATTCCAAAATCTGGATTTCCTCTGGCAGTGGCAAATGGTCCTGTGTAAAATTTTCCTATTGACATCTTGTATTTTTTTATTTTTTCCCAGTCTTTAATTGTTTCGCCTTGAACTGTGGGAATTTTATTTATTTTTTTTGTTAAATTCATATATATAATGTAAATAATATAATTATTAACTAAATAAATAATTGTTGCAATGAAATTCAAAAATAAAATTAAGTAGTTCTATATATATAATACAATGACTTCAACATTTTGGATCAATGAACCATCAATTCTATTTAATAAAGACTATATTCTTCAATTATGGCCTTCTTCAAAAATGTCTTATGAAGAAAAATTGAACACAATTAGCAGACTTGTTATTATACTATCAATTTTAGGATTTTTATTAACTATGAATAAAAGTATTCTATTAATCGGAGTTTTAACATTGATTGTAATTTTTGCAATGTATAAAATTCGCAAACAAAAAGTTACCAAGGATATGTTGGATGGTTCAAAGGAAGGATTTAGTGGAATTGATGTCAAAAATCAGCAAGAAACTATTATCAATCCTGATACTTTAAAAAATTATTTAAAATCAGAATTTATGCCCGTTAATAAGAAGAATCCTCTTGGCAATGTCTTGTTAACTGAGATTATGGACAATCCCACTAGAAAACCTGCTCCTCCATCTTTTAATACAGAGGTTTATGAGGATATTAACGTTTCAACTAAAAAAATGGTTCAGAGCTTGAATCCTGGCATAAAAAATACAAACAAACAATTATATGGAGATTTAGGAGAACAATTTGAATTTGACCAATCTCAGTGGTCTTTTTATTCTACACCTAACACAAAAATTCCAAATGATCAAGGAGCATTTGCTGATTATTTATATGGTGACATGCCCAGCTGCAGAGATGGAAACGCTTTTGCATGTGTTCAAGATAATATTAGATACAATTTGTATTAATTACCTTTAGAAAAAGCAATCAAGCAAAATAATAAAAATAAAAATTAATTTATAATACTTTTGTTTAGTAAAAAAATAAATGTATTATATATAAATGGCGTTTGTTACTAATTATACCTTTGATAACATGAGTAGAATTGGAAATGATACTTGCTTCCAAGACCAGGAGACAATTCAAAATATAAGTGCATGCAACTACACTTTGCAGAATTATTTTGCCAACGACTGCACTATGAAAAAGCCAATTGCTTTAGCCACGTCTCAGCCATGTGTTTTTTACAATGGAACTAGTCCAGTTGGTTCTGGTGGATGCGTTGTTGATAATAGTTCTAAGTTATTGATTGGCAGTATCCAAACTCACCCCAAATGTAAGATTGACTTGTTCCAGCGCCCCTTTGCCACTGTCCCATTTTTAGGACGTGGGTCAGTTTGCCCTATTTTAGAGTCTCAAATTCAACAAGGTGAGCTTCTAACTAACAAGCGAAGCGTGAATAAGCTAGCGGAAAAGAGCTATATTAAATATCAAAATACTCCTTTAATTCCTAGCGTTCAAGACCGCATCACGAACCCTGCTTATTGTGTTGAGGGGGTTGCATCTGAAGGATGGATTCGCGGCGGAGTTCCATCTCGCGAATTGACAAGAGACCGTGATTATTATGCAGCTCACACACAAAATCAATATGTTTAACAGCCTTTCATAACTTGTTAAGTTTAGCCTTAAATGTTTTCCAAACTAACCATTATTTTATTTATAATATATTTAAAAAACAACATAAAACACAACTACTTATTATTATATGTACAATTCACATTTTGTTTGCACATATAGTTTTTATGACAATCTTCTTAGAAACACTTATCATAAAGATGAAAAATATGACGTGGAAGACGTAGAAGAATTTGAAGAGTTGTCCGAGTTAATATATAAAACAGAATTATTAAGAGCATTGGAATTTACTGTAGATCAAGTTGAAAGCTCTTGTGACAATGTATTTTTTAACAATGAAAAATTGTTTGAACTTTATAATATTTTAAAAATAGATGTTGGATTTATGGAATGTATAGAAAAAATTAAGCTGAAATATTGTTGCGAAGATTATGAATCTGGATTTGTCACTTTATTTTCATATGATTATTTTTTTTTGACTCATAAATGCATTTGTAACATTTTAAATGAAGGAATAACTCGCAGTGATAATATAAATCAACTTAAAGATGCAATTAAACAAAGTTAGATTATTTTTCTATAAGGATTATATATAACATGGCATCAACACGAAACCTAAATACACCTGGAAATTATAATTTAGAGCAAAGACAATACAAACAATCCGAGGTTTATACACTTTATCCTAACTCGCAATATGGTGCGGCTTATGACACAAAGTTTCCTGGCAATGGTGTAAACCCAGCTCAAATACCATGGAATCAATTGTCATACAATGCACCTGATATTGAGTCATTTTTATTTGGCATAAACTCTACAAATTTAGTAAACCCAGCTGGACCTTTATATCCTGAATTAAAAACATTAGAAACTGCTAATTTTTTCAAGAAGGACGCAGTTTTAATGCCAGAACCTTTAGCAATAGAGAAAAATCAAAGACCTTTTCCTTGCCCAAACTAAAAGTTAAAAAAGTTACTTTGTTTTTGTATTAATATTATTTTTAAAATATGTGGGTTTTTTATATGAGTAACATAAATTCAAATAATATTAATAGCACGAATATAACCACTACTAACTTGCAAGTGCAAAATATAAATGGAATACCAATTGTTAGTATTATCGGAGGTTATTATCCATGCAATTCTTGCGATGGAACTGTTTGTGACCCCGATATAGGTTGTGGAACTTGTAATTCATGTGAATCATTTGTGCCTGACCCATGTGATTGTTATATTTCTAAAAGTGGTGGAACAGGACCTACAGGTCCAACAGGACCTCAAAGCACAGTTACTGGGCCTAGTGGTTATACAGGACCTCAAAGCACAGTTACTGGGCCTACTGGTTATACAGGACCTCAAAGCACAGTTACCGGACCTACAGGTTATACAGGACCTCAAAGCACCGTTACAGGTCCAACAGGACCTCAAAGCACAGTTACCGGACCTACAGGTTTTACAGGTCCAACTGGTCCAACAGGACCTCAAAGCACAATTACAGGACCTACAGGTTATACAGGACCTCAAAGCACTGTTACAGGTCCAACTGGTCCAACAGGACCTCAAAGCACAGTTACTGGGCCTACTGGTTATACAGGACCTCAAAGCACAGTTACAGGTCCTACAGGTTATACAGGACCTCAAAGCACAGTTACAGGTCCAACCGGTCCAACAGGACCTCAAAGCACAGTTACCGGGCCTACAGGTCCAACAGGACCTCAAAGCACAGTTACCGGGCCTACAGGTTATACAGGACCTCAAAGCTCAGTGACAGGGCCTACTGGACCAACAGGTTATACAGGACCTCAAAGCACAGTAACTGGACCTACAGGTCAAACAGGACCTACTGGTCCTGCAAATGCTTCTACTGTTACTATTACAGATACAAATAGTGGTTCTGTTTATTACCCTACTTTTGTATCAGCAGCAGGAACAGGACAAACGTTACTAGCAGATATATCAACCACCTCTTTGTCTTATAATCCAAGCACAGGTAGATTGACTACTGAAAATATGTATATAGGAACAGCAACAGATCCTGCAATAATAACAAATACTGAAATAAATAGGTTCTCAACTAGTTCTAGTAGCACAAGTTACCTAATACGTTCTCAGGGAGCAACCGGAACGGCTTTTATTGAGATTCGCTCTGGTAATGCAGATGCTTCACCACAAATTTATCAATCTGTATATAACACTATCAATGGGTTACCAAGGACAGAATATATTTTGCAAGATACTTTTTTTGATATTTATACTAAACATACAAACCCTGACTATGATTTAATTGCTGGTGTGCAGAGTTTTAAAAATCCTACGTTTAATCTTGGATATCCAGTTAGTATGTTGTACAGTTTTGACTCGGGATTATTTAGTACTAGTTATACAGGTGTTAGAGTCAACACCGGTTATATAGATATGTTTAATTCGTCAACTACGACGGGTAGTGCCAATATAGCACAATTTTATCCTGGAACTATTAACTTTTTTGGTAACGTTAGATTTGTTGGGAGTTACGGTATAACCCTACAATCTAATGATGATCCCTCACCAAATGGAACACTTACATTAACTTATCCAAGTAGCGCACATAAAACGTGGATTACATGGCCTTCAATTGCAGGAAAAACAGTTGTATTACCTACTAGTGTTGGTGCGACTTCTGGAATATGGTATAGTATTTGTAATAAATCTACTACCCAAACAGTATTAGTTAAAGAAGGTAGCACTGGTGGAACAACAATTTATACTATTCCAGTTGGTCCTACAGGTGGTATTGGGCCTACAGGTGGTATAGGGTCTTACGTAAAGTTTGTTACGAATAGTTCGAATTATTATAGGGCTATATAATTTCTGAATCGTCTCTGCTCACGGTTTCCTTTTCTTATCTTTTGATTAAAATCCAAAAAACTATTAAAATGACAAGGAAATTAAAAGGAACCAGCAAAAACAATAAGGACAATCTAAGGTTTATAAACTTTATACTAACTCGCAATATATTATTGCTTACTATACAAAGTTCTCTGGAAATGTTATCAATTCTGTTCAGGTACCTGGAATCAATTTTCAAGCAATGAACTTTAATTAAAAACATTTGTAACTTCTAATTTTTTCAAGGAGCACTCAGTTTTAATGACAGAACCTTTAGCAATAAAGAAAAACCAAAGACTTTTTCCCTGTTCAAAGTAAAAGTTAAAAAAATTTAGCTTGTTTTTGTTTTTGTATTAATATTATTTTTAAAATATGTGTGTTTTTTATATGAGTAACATAAATTCAAATAATATTAATAGCACGAATATAACCACTACTAACTTGCAAGTGCAAAATATAAATGGAATACCAATTGTCAACATTATTGGAGGTTATTATCCATGCAATTCTTGCGATGGAACTGTTTGTGACCCCGATATAGGTTGTGGAACTTGTAATTCATGTGAATCATTTGTGCCTGACCCATGTGATTGTTATATTTCTACAAGTGGTGGAACAGGACCTACAGGTCCAACAGGACCTCAAAGCACGGTAACCGGGCCTACTGGTCCAACAGGACCTCAAAGCACAGTTACTGGGCCTACTGGTTATACAGGACCTCAAAGCACAGTTACTGGGCCTACTGGTTATACAGGACCTCAAAGTACCGTTACAGGTCCAACCGGTTATACCGGACCTACAGGTTTTACAGGTCCAACAGGTTATACAGGACCTCAAAGCACAATTACAGGTCCAACTGGTCAAACAGGACCAACTGGCGCAACAGGACCAACTGGCGCAACAGGACCAACTGGCTCAACAGGCGCAACAGGCGCAACGGGACCAACTGGCTCAACAGGCGCAACAGGCGCAAGAGGCGCAACAGGCGCAACTGGCTCAACCGGCTCTACAGGAATAACTGGCTCAACAGGACCAACTGGTGCAACAGGTCCAACGGGACCTCAAAGCACAGTTACAGGTCCAACTGGTCCAACCGGTTATACCGGACCTACTGGTCAAACAGGACCTACAGGTTATACAGGACCTACCGGTCCAACAGGCATTATTGGTAAAACAGGACCTACTGGTCCAACTAATGCTTCTACTGTTAATATTACAGATACAAATACTGCTGCTACTTATTACCCTACTTTTGTATCAGCAGCAGGAACAGGACAAACGTTACGAGCTGATATATCCACCAATCCTTTGTCTTATATTCCAAGTACAGGAACATTGACTACTGATAATATGTATATAGGAACAGCAACAGATCCTGCTATGATATCAAATACTAAAATACAAAAGACAAGTACTGGGAATACAAAATACACAATATCAGCTAGTGGAACAACCGGAACGGCTTATATGGAGATTCGTTCTGGTACAGGTAGTGGAAATCCTGGAGTAGGACCCAGAATATACCAAATAGCACAAAAAACTAGCGATTTTACACAAAGGTCTTCTTCCACTATACAAGATACTTTTTTTGATATTAATACTCATTATCCTGATCCTTCTCTTAGCACTAATATTTATGCGGGTGTACAGGGTTTTCAAAGTTCTATTTTTCCTAGTACATTAGTAGGCACTACGTTGTACAATTATAGTGCCACAGGTTCTAGTGGTAATACCGGTACTAGTTATACAGGTGTTAGAGCCTTATATAACTATATAGAAATGTTTAGTAGTTCTTCAACTCCGACGGGCACTGTAAATATAGCACGATTTAATGCTTCAACTATTGATCTTTACGGTAATATTAGATTTGTTGGGAATTACGGTATATATGAAAAATCTATTATAGATACTACACCTAATGCAAATGTTCAATTAATTAATCCTACTAACTTATTTTCAACATTTATTACATGGCCTTCAGTTGCAGGAAAAATAGTTGTATTACCTAATGTATTATATTATGGGGGGTATTGGTATGGTATTTGTAATAAATCTACTACCCAAACAGTATTAGTTAAAGAAGGTGGCACTGGTGGAACAACAATTTATACTATTCCAGTTGGTCCTACAGGTGGCACTGGGCCTACGGGTGGTATAGGGTCTTACGTAAAGTTTGTTAGTAATGGAGTTAGATACTTTAGTGGTTGATAATTTCTGAATCGTCGCGGTCTTCGGTTTCTTTTTCATATCTTTTGATTAAACTCCAAAAAATTATTAATATGACAACGAAATTAAAAGGCACCAGCAAAAACAATAAGGACAATCTAAGGTTTATAAACTTTATACTAACTCGCAATATATTATTGCTTACTATACAAATTTCTCTGGAAGTTTTATTAATTCTGTTCAGGTACCTGGAATCAATTTTCAATCAATGAACTTTAATTAAAAACATTTGTAACTTCTAATTTTTTCAAGGAGCACGCAGTTTTAATGACAGAACCTTTAGCGATAGAGAAAAACCAAAGACCTTTTCCTTGCCCAAACTAAAAGTTAAAAAAGTTACTTTGTTTTTGTATTAATATTATTTTTAAAATATGTGTGTTTTTTATATGAGTAACATAAATTCAAATAACATTAATAGCACGAATATAACTACGACTAATTTGCAAGTGCAAAATATAAATGGAATACCAATTGTCAACATTATTGGAGGTTATTATCCATGCAATTCTTGTGATGGAACTGTTTGTGACCCCGATATAGGTTGTGGAACTTGTAATTCATGTGAATCATTTGTGCCTGACCCATGTGATTGTTATATTTCTACAAGTAGTGGAACAGGACCTACAGGTCCAACAGGACCTCAAAGCACAGTTACTGGGCCTAGTGGTTATACAGGACCTCAAAGCACAGTTACTGGGCCTACTGGTTATACAGGACCTCAAAGCACATTTACCGGGCCTACAGGTTATACAGGACCTCAAAGCAGCGTTAGAGGTCCAACAGGACCTCAAAGTCCAGTTACCGGACCTACAGGTTTTACAGGACCTACAGGTTATACAGGACCTCAAAGCACGGTAACCGGGCCTACAGGTTATACAGGACCTCAAAGCACAGTTACCGGGCCTACAGGTTATACAGGACCTCAAAGCACGGTAACCGGGCCTACAGGTCAAACAGGACCTCAAAGCACAGTTACCGGGCCTACAGGTTATACAGGACCTCAAAGCACAGTTACAGGTCCAACCGGTCCAACAGGACCAACAGGTTACACAGGTCCAACAGGTCCAACGGGACCTCAAAGCACAGTTACCGGACCAACAGGTTACACAGGACCTCAAAGCACAGTTACCGGGCCTACTGGACCAACAGGTTATACAGGACCTCAAAGCACAGTAACTGGACCTACTGGTCAAATAGGTCCAACTGGTCCTGCAAACACAAATGCTTCTACTGTTACTATTACAGATACAAATACTGCTTCTGTTTATTACCCTACTTTTGTATCAGCAGCAGGAACAGGTCAAACGTTACGAGCAGATATATCAACCACCCCTTTGTCTTATAATCCAAGCACAGGTAGATTGACTAGTGAAAATATGTATATAGGATTAACCGGAGCCATTAATAAACCTGCATATTTCAGCAATAATTCTATACAAGTCTTCTCAACTGATGCAAATCAGGAATCATATACAATAGATACTCAATGTGTGACTTTTCCGTATCTAACCGAAGCAAGAATTGATATTAAATCAGGTAATGCATTCGCTCCACCCAAAGTATTTCAAAAAGCAAACCTCAATACGGATCCAACACAAGAATCATTTTTTGGTATGCAAGATACTAGTTTTAATATGTGCATGCAATATCCAGATCCTTCAAACAATTTAGAAATATTTGCTGGTGTACAAGGTTTAACAATTCCTACTTATCAATTGGGATACCCATTTTCTGCGTTGTACAACTCCTTTATTGACAATAATGATACCGGTATTCCTAATTTTACAGTTCTTAGAGCTAATTTAAACAATATTGATATGTCTACTGGATATGATACTCAGGCGGGTAATACAAATATAGCACAATTCTTTCCTGGACAAATTGATCTTTACGGTCTTGTTAATTTTTACAATTTTTCCGGTGTATCTGAAAACTCTATCATAGATCCCTCAGCAAATGGAACACTTACAATAACTTATCCCACTTATGCATTTAAAACCGTAATTATTGCAGGACCAACAGGAAAAACAGTTGTATTGCCTACTAGTATTGGCGCAACTTCTGGAATATGGTATGGTCTTTGTAATAAATCTACTACTAGCACAGTAACAGTTAAAGAAGTAGGTCCATCTGGAACAACAATTTATACTATTCCAGCTGGTCCTACAGGTGGAACTGGGCCTACGGGTGGTATAGGGTCATTCGTGAAGGTGGTTACGAATGGTTCAAATTATTATAGGGCTGGATAATTTTTGAATCGTCTTAGCTTAAAATGTGCAAAAGTTGTTAAAAGACTCGGACCCTATATAAACCAAAATTATAACGCCAAATTTGTAAAAATAAAAAAGAACTTTATTTAATTTAAATTTAATTTAAAATGGGATGAAACACATACAATCTTATATTCCTATAATATACTTTATTGACTGCATTACGTTGTAGCAATAACGGTCATGAGGGTTGTGTAAAACAAGATTTTGTGCCGGTGAAAATCCTCTTAAATAAGTTTTTAAGATGGGTTGCGAATAATATCCATTTCGTAAACTTCTGATTTGTTTTTCAGGAACGTGTTTTGGATTTTCTGCAATTGGTTCTGTATGCGTGTTTGGCTGAAAAGGTTGTTGCACCGGAACCATTTTTACAGGAATGGTTGTAATGGGGTCAATAATAACTCTGCGAATATTTTTTGTAATATTAGCGTATCTTCTGCACGCATTACACGTTATGTTTGTATTACATTCCGAAGGCATTTTTGTCGTGGTTTGGTTATATTCAATATTAAATTTTGATTGAGTTAATGTTCCACGTGTTTTCCCGAAACAATCACACATAAAAACCGCAATAAATATAATAGATAGTAAACTTGCAGTTACAAACATTGTATTGATTGTGCATTATTTTTTTTTTAAAAAAGTTTTCAATTTTTTTTTTACTTGCACTTTATATTTAGCTTGTTCTAATTTTATTCCACTTTAAATGTAAAAACGTAATAAAATTGTATTTAGTATTCAGGTGTATGCTTCTTGAATAAACAACCTTGAGAAGTCATACCCTTTACGGCATTTGTTACAATATTAGGGTTTTGGTTCGCACACGTTGACATCCAAATCTTTATAATACAGAAATTTTTCTTTGGTGAAATGGTAATTCCGGTTACATTGGCAACAAATGATGACTGTGTACTAATCGTTTCTCCAACAAGAACATAACTAAGTTCCTTCCAAACCTCGTAAACACTCTTGTTTGAAATCTTATAAGAGAAACAACCGCCTGCACGATTCTTTGGATCTTCCCAGATTGGCTTTATGCCTTCCTTCATAAGGAACAACATACAGTTCTTCACCAAAACGTCTGGTAGCGTTTCGGCAAGAGCAATAGCTTCCTCAACACTTCCGAGTGTGTAAATCTTTTTATAACTGCCAATACTCCAATCGGTGTCATGAGGCAAGTGTGCCCACATGGTCCATTTGTTTAATAGTGCATGATATTCGCTACTATCTGTATATGTTGCCATTGTAGTTTGCGGAGTTACCATTATAATTGTAACTATCAATTTTTTTTTATATTGTTTTTGCTTATTCATTCAATTATCATTGATTATCTGGCAATTCATAAGAAAATTCTACTTTACTATCTGAATCTGTATTTGTATTTGTATTTGTGGCTTTATTGATAAAATCTAAAACGGTCATATTTGACGTATCAATGTAAATAAATGGTGAAACAGTGTAATCATTTTCATTAAATTCTATCTCATCTTTTTCATTAAACGTTTTCATATTCACGTTGTTATCAATAACATCTAATTCATATATTCCAGTAATTTCATCGCAATTAACATTATGTTGTTCCTTTAATAGATATGAAATTAAAAGAAGATTAATCTTATTTCCAACAACGTAATAATTCTCATAGTCATTTGATAGCTTTATTTTATACTTTGTGCCATTAAATTTTACAGTTAATGACATAAATGAAAACTTACATAATTTATAATCAAAATTTAACGGAAACTTTGGCAATCCAAAAAATAATACCTTATTCAACTTTGGTGATGTTTCTGTTAATCCTTCATAATCAGAAAATATAATAAAGTCGTACAATAAAAACTGATGAAGTGAAACATACTGTTTATTTGTTGATAGCATAACTTTATTAAACTTTATAATATCAATCTCAGATTTTTTATTAAACTTTTCAATTAATGATTTTATTGGTTTAAACGATGGATGGAAATACAATTTCTTAACACGCATTTCAATGTTTGTGTAAAAAAGAATTGTATAGAATGATATATTTAAAAGAGTAGCTTGATATTGATTTGGAAAACAGTATGTCATGAATATATGAAACCCTGCTCCAAGAGTAAAAATATTAATTATAGTCATTAACTTTGGATAAATTATAAATAAATTTTTAAATAGTTTTTGATTTATATACTTTGGAAGCTTTCATATGCCGGAGATGTAGAAGAATATGGAAAAAAGTTTTTCTTAAACACTGTTGTAGGCCGAGACACAGTTTTGGTTTCAGGTTGTTTTGTAATATAAATACTACTAGTAGTTGTATTTAGTTGAGGCGCCGGTCCTATTGTAGTATTTAATCCAAATATATATAATAACATTGCTACCACAAATGTCATTAAAATAAATGGTATGAAAACAATAATCCAGGAAATAACTCCTAAACCACCGTCACATAAACCATTTAATAAAAGAGTAACAAGTATTGCAACAACAAATTTCATAAACGCAGTATTATAAAGCCCTTTAAAGGTATCAATTAGAATCTGCGCGAGAGAAAAAACTATATAAATTAATGCGGGAGGACATAATTTGAACATGGATAACTTATATTATATCAATAAAAAAATGGCTCACCATCCTTTAAATAACCAACTTGATTTCCAGGGTCACCATCTTTATCTACTGCATAAATTGGTCCATTTTCCTCATTAGTTGCAAAGTAGTTAACGTCTTCAATTTCAATTTCAAAAACTTCCTCTTCTTCCTCTTTATCCTCTTCAATTTCCTCATCTTCTTCTTCCTCTTCTACTTCATCCTCAGTATCCATCTCTTCTTCCTCTTGTTCAAATTCTTGTTTCTCTTGTTCAACTTCTTGTTTCTCCTCTTCATCCTCTTCATCTTCTTCATCCTCTTCTTCTTCATCTTCTTCATCTTGTTGTTCATCTTCCTCATTTTCTTCATCTTCTTGTTCTTCTTTAGATTCTACCGCAATTGATTTTGAGAAAATATTATTTGAAATAAAACACTTTGTGCACAATTCTTCAGAATTTTTATTGTGGCTGCATTCGCACTTACATAAATCAGTTTCTTCCTCATCGGCTTCGTTTTGGTATTCTTCCTCTTCCTCTTCCTCTTCCTCTTCCTCTTCCTCTTCCTCATCCTCTTCCTCTTCCTCTTCCTCTTCCTCTTCCTCTTCCTCTTCTTGGCTTTGATTCTCTTTAATCTTGTCCTCTTCACTATCACTGGTTTCTGTAACAGAAACACGAACGTTTTTTGACGTAACTTCATTTTGCAATAAAATCTTTTCAATTGTGCAATCATCGTCAACGCTTTGAGTGTCAGACACTTCTTCAATATTCAATGAAATATTTTCCTTAGAAATGTTTAGCCGAGTATTGTGTTTTTGCAAGATTTCAAGTTCTTTCTTATAATATTCCATCTCAGCACGACACTTTTCAAGTTCTCTAGTTAAATGCGAGTGTGTATAATCGTAAATTAAATCATGAATACCACGTTTAACAACAGAATTAACTTCATTTAAAATTGGTTGAATATCAATAAAAGTAGGCAAATGCGACATTACTCTTGGATATTTTATATTAGTAAATTTCGTTTAATATGATTTAGAAAATATTTAAACAATATGTATAACATGGACAATATTACAATTATATGCGAATCCGATGCTTATGAAAAAATCCAAATGATAATGCGACAAACAGATTATAATGAAGACATTGCAAGAGAGAAATTAATGGTAAACAACGATGACCCAATAAAAGTAATTAAAGAATACATGGGAATTGTTGAAAAACCTAAACCTGTGCCAAAATCTGTTAATCAAGAAATATATAAACAACTAAGACGTAGATTAGATGATTCTATTCGCAATTTTAATATTAAACAAGATGCTAAATTAAAGGATGAAATCGCAATGAATAACAACAGAAAAATTGACTAATCTATTTTCTGGATAAATGAATTTTTCCAGAAAAAGTATATGGATAAAAGTAATCATGTATACCTTAATAAATAATAAATTAAATTTATTATTTAATTAATTTGAAGCTAATCCAAAGCGTTCATTAACAATATTATTTTTTGTCTGTTGCTTCTTCTGGAGTCTCTTTTTCAACTGATAATTATTTGATGGTATAATCTTATTATTAATAATAAAATCATCATTATCTTCATGAAACTCTGGTAGAATTCTAGTAAGAGGTTTATCAACAATTAAAAATAAACGCTCTGATTTGAGTAACGAGCGATATTCTTGTATTGTTAAATTTCCATAATAACGTTCCAACATATAATGTGGATTAGGAGCAGGTTTAATATTCTTTGAGTAATGATATATTTTTGAATAAATATGATTAATCAAATAATAACGTTCAAACTTTGTTGAGCTATCAATATTTTCTTCCATTAAATGAGCAGTAGCACATTCAGGGCTGCAAAAACAACCATAAACATGGTAAGTGTCTTTAATAAAATGTTTTGGAATATAAATAGGCGGATTGTCAAAATCATAAGAGCACCAGAAACAAGCAGACTTCTTGTCAGAAATATTGTTAATATGCAAGTTGTGTTCAAGTGTTTTGAGCTTTCTCCATATCTCCTTTGTTTCGCAGCAATCATTGTCTTGAATATCATTATAATTCATATTCTTTATATTAGAAATAGAAGTAGAACCAATAATTTCAGGTGGTGTTATAATTGTATTATCATCTTCTGGTTTGTTTATAATTTCATAAAAACAATCATTTTTGGGCCCTCCAAATGTAAACGACTCTATATTTGAAGACGTAAAGTTAGAGTTATAATCTCCAGACATTTGCAAATCTTTTGTTGAGCACTTTAAATGCAAAATAACGTTTGGTTTAGTTTCTTTCTGTTCTGTAACTGTCAAATTTTGTTGTATTATTTTTCCCCCCTTTGGCTTTCTTCCTCTTTTTTTTCCAGGTGATTTAACGACAACATTTTCGCCTTCATTCAATTCATTTGGTTCAAGAACTTCATTTCCGTCTTCCTCCAACTTTTCACTATTAAAATCAATAGATATTTGCAATTGAATGTTTGAATCTGAAGAAAAAACAACCTTATTTTCAGAATCTTTTTCCTTTGCTGCATGAATCGCGTCGTTTTTAACCTTCTCCTGACTAGCTAATATTTCTTTTTTAGTTCTCCTTCCCCTCTTAGGTTTTATCGCTTCCTCTGAAACTTTACTCATTTTATACTATACCTATTCTATTACTACTAATTTAAATGGTTTTAATAAATATTTAAAGTTATATTTTTATTATTGACAATTATTTTTATCATAACAATTTCGGCATACAGGAATATAGCTGTCTGAACCTACTAGAGTCTGCTGGGTTTCCTTTGTCAAACGAAGCGAGAATATTCCAGGTTCTCCGTTCTTACAAATAGAGCATAATGACTTTAATTTTGTATAATCATTGCATATTGGAATAAGGTCTAACATTTGCCCAAATTTTTTTCTCTCAAAATCGCCATCCAACCCAGCAATATAAACTTTTTTCTTTTCATTTATCATGTCCAAAACACAATCATACAAATCATCAAAGAATTGGCCTTCATTAATTAAGATAACTTTCGCGGTTCGTAGTTTCAAATGTTTGCTTGATTCCTCATCAAAATCATCATCTACGCTTCTATTGTCCCATACATCTTTTATTAGTTGAGTTTGAATGCAAGGGATCATTTTTTTATCGTGCGTAGAAAGCATTGATTCGTGATATCTTTTATCTGAACAATGATTTATAACCGCGACAGGAATATTACAAAATGAACACTGCTTGTAAATTTCTAGTAGCTTGGATGTTTTTCCAGAATACATTGGACCCATAAATAATTCTAGATAGCCTGATGTTGCCATTTCTATTTTTTGTTTGTCCATAATATTGGTTAGAATTATTAATTTCAATTTTATTCGTTATATTTTTCTTATATGATTTTCTTTTTGATTGTCTTTTTGATTGTCTTTTTGATTGTCTTTTTGATTGTCTTTTTGATTGTCTTTTTGATTGTCTTTTTGATTGTCTTTTTGATTGTCTTTTTGATTGTCT